ACATATTTTTAATCTCTATCAGAGGATAAATATATTTATCCGCCGATAGGATATGGGTCATCAGTTGTTTTGTAGCCATTTGGCTACAAAACCTCGGATAGACCTTAACACATCTAAAATATAAATAATTATTTTCTTCGTTTTGTTTTACATCACAAGGGAACCCACAATTTAACGAATGTGTTTTCTCTTTGATACATTTCTTCTACGTTTTGTTTTTTTGGCTCTTTTTCTGCGAGTTCCACCTCGTTTTTCTTCTAAAACTAAACGTTGTGTTTCATTTTTAGGTGTAAGATTGTGTTTTTTTATTACACCAAGTGAAAGACTTTTTAGAGTTGGTGGAATGATTGCTTTTGGGAATTTGACTTCAAGTTTATAAATATTTATATTCATCGCTTTTTCTACGTAGAGTTCTGTTACATTTGGGTCTTTGTTTGGGTCTTCATTACGTTTTTTGCCTATTTTATGACCTTCATCAACATCAACTTCATTTTCTTCATTATCACGCCAATCATCATTTTCTTCATTATCGTGCAAATCATCTAGGGTTTCCTTGACCGCGTCTAAAGCATTTTCATAAGTAGTAAAAGCATTAGGTATGAATAATTCACCATTCATAATAACTACATACACGAACTCTTTATTATCTGCCATATCTATATATATAGATATAGATATTTTTTTTTGCTCTATAAAATGGGCGTTTTAAATGAGAAAAGGTGTAAAACAACAAGTTAACCAACTTAAAAATACATTAACTCAATCCGCAAAAGATGAACCAGTATCATACTTACAAAAATAATAAGTATGATAACTAATGCTATTCTCAAGCATAAAAAACCGCCCCCTAATATATAATGATGGAAGAATATAGACTCGATAATTTATCCCCAGAATGGGGAATCATGTTAACTCTACAAAACGCGATCAATATACGTATAGGCACGCAAGCATGGAAAAAATATATCAATGCCGCATTCTGGAATTATATATCCACCCCCATTAATTTTACGATCACCCTTTTCACAGCATTATCTGCTGGTGAAACTGGCACAAATAGTTCGTTCCTAACACAAAGGCAATTGTTTTATATTTTATCCATTTCCTTTGTTCTCTCCGTAATAAACACCTTTTTCAAATTAAAAGACAAGGCAATAATGAATTACGACGCATTGAAGCAATATGAAATATTCGGTTCTGAATTCGAAAAAATCTACTATACAAATGTGGAAACAAGCGACGATTTGCGGAAGAAATATGAAGCATATGTAAGTTTACAGGAAGACATTAACAAATATAATACAAGTGGTGGTATTGACAATGTGAATTATTTAACCGAAGTCATCTATTTATGCATGAAACCATGTTTCGAAGATAGGATGAAACGAATCCCCTATCGTGACCGGTTTTGGGTGTTGGATGGTGTTCCTATGGATAGATATCCAAACAGTTTTCCAATTGATATTGAGAACCTATTTCGCCATGATTTTAGTACAGATGCATCGTTTCAAACAAACCCCCATCAACCTATAAGAAAAGGTGGTTTAGATCGTGATGATGCGGATTTAAGAGGTAATAAGCTTACGAAAAGTCCAGGGGCGGCATTAAAACGTGTTGCTCGCGATCCAGAAATGGATGACCACGATGATAATGTTACGGTGCGCAGTACTTCGCCACTTCCATCCACTGAACCTGGGTCTAGACCTAGACGATATAGAAGTAAATCCCCTCCACGTCGATCACCACCTCGGTATCCACCTCCGTATCCACCATCTCCATCCCCACCTCCGTCTCCTTCACCCAAATTACCTAGAACTAGAAGATCACGTTCTATCACGCCACCGATTCCTCCGAAAAACACATTTATATCAATCACGGAGCCTCCGCGAGAAAGAATCGACATTTCAAATCCTGGCAATAGGCCGTCTACAGAAATCATTAAGATATTTCGACGAAATTTACGTAGAAATGTTCCGGAAAATTCGGATCTATACAAATATGTATCAAAAGACATTGTCATTGATTATCTAAGTAAAAATCCAGGATATAATGGAGAACTTATCAATTGCTTAGAAACGTATGGATTATACATAAGCGCATTTCGAAGTTTTTATGCACACAACGATTTGTCATATTCTGCATTATATAACATACTTATTGAACTTATGTTAGGGTTTGGCCTCGATCATATTGAAGCAAATAAACATTTATTTGAAATCGTCTCTGTAAATTTAGCTACAGCGGTTTACAAATTTGGCATGGAAACTATTTATTATGATAAAGCAGATTCTGAAACCTCTACTCCCAAAATGATAAGAGAATTAACAGAAAAATATAAATCAATGGATATTTTCAATTATTTTACCGAAGAAGAACTATATAATGATTTTCAAACGATAAAACATGATGAAAGTTATGACAAAAATCCCCTATTATTATTTAGATACAATATTAAAGATGACCTTAATAATGCAGATTGTACAACCCAAAAAAATCATTATAAAATACTTAGTGACGCTATGAAGAATAAGCAAATAAACTATAAATACGTGGCCATGTATTTTATTTTGCATTTTGGATTAAATTACTTCGATGCAATTTTAATTTTATATAATTTATTTAAGTATCAAGGCCATATAGAAATACAAATGATAAATATTAGTATATTAATCGATAGTATTAGTATCAATCGATATTTTACAAAAGAAGAGCTTGAAAATAAAAATAGAACCAACACAAATTTGGTAACAGCATTTTTGGAAAAAAAACTCAATACCGAACCGAAAGAAAGGGATTATGTAAAATATGAAAACATGGATTCGTTTTTAGATGTAAATGTTTGGTATGAAGAAGGACTGCAAAGAGGAATGTGTGAAGAATTATTAGAGTTCATTAAAGAGAACAATGTGGACAAAAAATATACAAATCGCGATTTAATTATAGATTTGAGTAAATATTTACCCCATTATTTTGTTTTGTTTTTACTAATAAAGGAAAATAGATAGAGATAGAAGTATCTTATTTATTCAAGAAAAATTCGAGTTGTTTCGAGGAATGATTATTCATAGAGATAAGAATAACACCAATAATGATAGCAAAAATGCCCAAAAGTCCATACAAATTCAATCGCTCATTCAATAATAAATAAGCAATAATAAGAGTAAACGCTGGTGAAGAATAGACAAGAGCTGATATAATAGATGACTCGTGATTTTTTAGTATGTAATAGTAAATTACATTTGCCATAAAAATGGTAAATATGGGAAGACCGACTAAAATGCCGATATCTCTGGATGTTAGTTTTTGTATATCAGTTGCAACATCTCTATATTTATAGATAGAAAGAATGATAGTAAGAGAACAATACACAATGCTCGACGAAAGCATAATCGTTATAGAATTGTATTTATTCAGTAAATGTTTATGAATAATAGGTTGTATTCCCCATAAAAATGAAATGAAAATAGCAAGAATAATATAAATATCCATATTTATATCATCCGAAAATAAAATAACGTCTGTATTCATTGCACCATGAGGGGATTGAACCCTCGATCTTATCCGTGTAAAGGATATGTGATAACCACTACACCAATGGAGCATATTGTCTCCGAGTTACCTGGATCGAACAGGTTACATTATGATATCTATACTACTACTATAGTTATATAGTCATACGCTCTACTAACTGAGCTAAACACGGAGACAATATATATACTCTGTATTTTTCTATATTGTTTTACACTTTTTTCAATTATTGTGCGTTTTCAAACCGCAAACATAACATATATACACGGTTAAAGGATGTAAAGGGTACTACTTATATCATATAGAAAAAAATGGATTATGTTTATGTATTAATTTATGGAAGTGAATGGGAAGATATAGTTATATTATTATCAAAGGAAGATGCTATAAATGAATCAATCGCCCACCCAAATGCTAGAGTTGAAATTTTTAGTAAAAATAACAATTTGGGATACACACCTAGTTATAATTATTACAAAAATGGAGAACTCATTCAAAATTCGTAATGTGTGTAAAAAAACATAAAAAAATAACCTATAAATCTATCATATCCTATATACGAAATGATAGATTTGCATAGCGATACTGTAACAAAACCCACACAACAAATGCGCGAAGCCATGTCGCTAGCAGAAGTTGGCGACGATGTTTCAGAAGAAGATCCCACAGTAAAGATTCTAGAGCAGCGTATTGCAAATATGTTTCAAAAAGAGTCGGCACTTTTTTTCCCATCAGGGACGATGAGCAATTTAATCTCTATCGGTGGATAAATATATTTATCCACCGAAAGGATATAGGCTATTCACCGATTTGTAGCCAATTGGCTACAAAACCGCGGATAGACCTTAACAGCAATAATGGCATGGTGTCCGAATCGTGGTAGTGAAATGATTGTAGGCGACAATAGCCATATGTTTTTATTTGAACAAGCCGGAGCAGCACAATTTGGCGGAGTTTCAATACGCACAGTACCAAATCTATCAGATGGAACCATGGATATTTCTAGTATTCGCAATGCCATTCGCGATGATGATATACATGAACCAACCACCACATTAATAAGTGTTGAAAATACGCACAATGCATGTGGCGGCAAAGTTCTTCCGATTCAATTTCTAGAGGATTTACATCGAGTTGCCAAAACAACCAAAATACCGATTCATATGGATGGTGCACGTATATGGAATGCCCTCACAGAATACAAAACACATCCGTATGAAATAGCAAAATATGTAGATTCATTGTCAGTTTGTTTATCCAAGGGACTCGGATGCCCTATTGGTTCTCTTCTTATTGGGTCCAAAGACTTTATCCAAAAAGCAAGGCGCATTCGCAAAGGCCTTGGTGGCGGAATGCGACAAGTCGGAATAATTGCCGCCGCCGGCATAGTGGCACTCGATGACTTTGAAAATAATATATTGGAAAAAGACCATATTCGAACCCAGCGTATAGCAAATGCAGTCGAAACGATTCCAGCGTTTAAACTAATGACGCAGACAACCCATACAAATATACTTTTTTTACACCTTTTCTCATTTAAAACGCCCATTTTATATAATCAATTTTTTATTAAAATTATATAAAAATATTTTGTAATTACACATTAAATGAATGTTGAAGAATTAATTAATAAAAATAAATTATTAGAAGAAGAGAATAAAGAGTTAAAAGAAAAACTTAAAAAATATACTGCTCCTGCTAGACATAAAACATATTATGAAAATCATAAACAAGAACTATTAGCAAAAAATAAAGAATATAAGGTGCCTCTTGAAAAGAAAAAAGAATATGCTAGAACTGCGTATTTGAATAAAAAAGAAAAACTTAAAAAAAAAACAGAACAAAATGAAAAATCTATGGAAGCAAATATTTAGGATGTTTTATATAATTATGCGGATTATTATATAAAAATAAAATATTTAGTAAATATATAGAATGGTGAAAAAGAAAAAACCAAAAGGCATATTCCAAGAATTTAGGAATAATGAAAAATCTGCTTATAAAACTTTCAAAATACCACTCAAAACCATACTTATTCATCGTGATACTATACAACCAGTTATAAACAATTTAGTTTTTGAAATGAATGATTTAGTTATTCATACATATCAATTTATTCGGTTATATATTTTAGACAAATATACCAAAAATCAACCATTACCAAACATAGATGAAACATTTATTTTGTATTGTGTAAAAACATTAGGTTCAAGAGATAATAGAGGCAAGAAAGGAAAAGATACAGAACTTTTAGAAATTTTAGAACAATTCTACAAAACCGAATACCAACCATTACTTAATCACGAAAAAACCAATTTGAAAAATACTACGTTTTTATTACCTTATTTAGCAACACAAATACACACATCGCTTCATAACAATTTTCAAGAACATTTTATTCAGCATTTCTTACGATTTATAAATAAAACAACACATGAAATTACCGAAGATAAAGCAACTTTATTCCAATTCAAAAAGCAATTATTAGAATTGAATGAAACAGATGAAATATTTTCTAACTGGAAACTTACTCATTTATCTCATATATTGCCTAGTGAAATTAAAAAGTCAATTCATTACGATATTAAGGTGAGACCATTTGAGTATTTGAATGGAATGTTATATATGAATTCAGTATTAGAAAACCAAGAAAATAAATTATTTCAACCATTACCATTACGAAACAATATCATTCCAAAACATATTATTATTGATACAGCAAGTTTGATAAATTTATTTTGTCCTGAAAAAGATAGTAAAGGTAATAAAGTGAAGAAGGGTGAATTATTAAGTAATATAAAAGATAATCAGAATGAAGTATGGTCTAATTTTTTAGACCTGAAAAATAAAATATTCAAAAATAAACATTATCAATTTCATAACCAAATACAAACTGACGGAATTAGTTGTTGTTTGTTATTTATCAGAAAAGATTTGAAAGATAAAAAATGGGGTTCAAGAGTGCCTGTTTTACAAGAACAAGATTTTTACAATATAGAAGATTTATCCATAGAACAATTAGATACTTTGAAAGGTAGAAATATTGTAGGTTGCGATCCTGGTAAGCGTTCATTAGTATATATGATGGATAAAAATGGAAACAAACTACAATATACAGCACCACAAAGAAAACGAGAAAGTAAATCAAAAACAAATCAACGAATTTTATTAGAGGAAAGAAATAAAAATGGCATTATAGAAAAAGAAACTCATTTATCATTTCAAAATAGCAAATCAGTTGATTATAATAAATTCAAAATATATTTAGTAGAAAAGAATAAATTGAATATAGAAACAACTGAATTTTATAGGAGAGAAACATGGAGAAAAATGAAGTTTAGACAATATAGTTATGGTAAGAAATCCATAGATACATTTTTGAATAAAATCAAAGAAACATTTGGAGAAAATATCCTGATTGGTTATGGAAATTGGAGTAGGAGTAGTCAAATGAAGTTTTTTATGCCTACCATGAATAAAGGATTAAGGAAACTAATTCATAAAAAATATGATACAATAACTATAAATGAATGTAATACAAGTAAAAAATGTTGCGATTGTAATAATGATTTAGAATATTACAAAGATAAAGAAGGGAAGAAAGTATTTAGATTATTGGTTTGTTCTAACTGCGTGAGTTGCGAAAACAAAAAAATCGTATTTAGAACAAGAGATGCTAATTCCTCAATAAACATAATGAAATTAACAAGTTGTTGGATAAAAAAACAAGAACGACCTTTATGTTTTCAAATTTCGTCTTTCACATCTTCAATTAAAAACAAGGAAGATGAAAAAGTAAGACCATCGTAGGTGAAATTCCTACTATTGATTTTACATTTTTTCTTATTTTTTTGCCTAATAAAATGGGCGTTTTAAATGAGAAAAGGTGTAAAGACCGTAAATAGACCAGCTCATGAAATTTATCTAGACATGAAGGCCCATGGAATACTTGTTAGTGTTTGGGGGGCAAATTTAATTTGACTTGTTATTCATCGAGATATAGACGACGCAATGATAGATCGAACCATTATTGTATTGCGAATTATGTAGATACTTTATATACTTATAGTTATTTTTTTGTTTTATTGTTTTTTGTTTTTCGTTTTCTAGAAATATTTTTCTTTATTTTTTTGCCGACATTTTTATGTGATGCAGTCAACCGACGACGAAACATTCTTACATCTCTTTTTGATATTTTATTATTAGAAGTAAATACCGAACATGACAAATCAATAAATATAATATTTTCTGCTCCCATTCCAGATAATAGGTCAATTAAATCGAATAAAGTTATATATTTATATTCATCACCTAATAATTCAAACACGTCAGAATTAGAAAGATTATAAATAATTATTTTATTAAACCCCTTATTAGCGATTATATTATCATCTATATCCAATTGACTTAATTCATCCGGTGTGAATTTTAAGAATAATTTATTCGTAATAACATCTCCTGTTTCAAACCTGTTTATAGTAAACATAGTGTCTTTATTTTGTAAAAAATTCTCCTGATCATCTGATATATTATTATGTCTTCCTTTTTTGGAATGCTCCTTTTCTATACCCTTGACATTTTCAGCATTTTCTTTTATAAATTTGGTTTTCAAGTCAGATACAAAATCTATCATCTTTTTCTTATAGCCTTCAAATAGTCGCTCTGATTGCATAGGTTCTCTTAACCATTTGTTGGTTTCTACTGCCGTTCTCGTTATGTCGCTTAAGTTATTATAATTTTCAAAAGTGGATATATTTGGAACACCAGGCGATACAGCATTTAATTTGATAATAAATTTATTTTCTACGTTTTTTGTTTGAGGATTACCAGAATTATCCAATGGTATTTCTCCATGTAAATTTATTCCAACAATAAAGGTTTTGTCCATTTATTTATGGTTAGATAATTTTACACGTTTTTATTATTGTAAAAATGTCTACCTAGCTATAAATAGCAGCAACGGTTCTACCGCCATTAATTCGCGCATCTGCGGAATGCTGATAATTCGATGTAGCAAAACACCTTACTAAAAACCGGTCATTTCCATCATATTTTGGGAAAAAGGGAGAACGCCCATGAACCGCCATGCGGTTATCAATAAATATAATTTCACCTGGTTTTAAATTATGTCGTATTCGGTGTTGGTAATAAATATCTACTATTCTTTTAATCATTTGATTTGCGGCATCATTTACGCCATACATCAAATCTTGATCGAACACCAATTGGTGTTTCGCAGTTCCATCATCCATCACAATCGTCTCTATTATGGGCATAGGTCCGCGTACATCGCCTTCGATAAATCTACGCCAGTATACCAAAGTGGCTGTTTTAACAATTCGATTTCAGTCTCTGTTAAATTATCCAAAATCGACTGGATGGGTAAAATATAAGTAAACGCAGAATCGTCGCCACGCAAACATGCTAAACTCAAAAAATGTGGGCGTAATCGCGAAAATGCTTGTTCAGTATGAATTTCGAGTTCTGTATTGCTTCCTATACTCGTTTGATCATTGGCCATACTCTTAACTGGGACAACATCTTGGAATAATCGACCATAACCCTCTGCCAAGATTTCGGTAGTAGGGGTCGCCAACTTCAACGGCCTGGCTAGATCCACCGATAGAGATTAATCTTGGAACAGATGGTATGCCTTTATAAAAAAATAAAAAAATAAAAAAATAAAAATATTATGTTCTCATAATATATATGAAATATACACTATATATATTATTCTTTTTTCTACTAATAGGTTCTCTAATATTGAGTTATTTTTATGTAAAAAGAGAAAATTATGAAAATAATAACAATAATAATTCAGAAATACCCCTCAATGTTTTTCTAACATGGAAAACAAAGGAGCTACCACCAAAAATGCAAAAATCGGTGGATAAATTAAAACGTGAAAACCCAGAATTTACTTACCATTTATTTGACGATAATGATTGTCATAATTTCATAAAAGAGAACTTTAATGAGGATGTAGCAAATGCATATGATTCTCTTATTCCAGGAGCATTCAAAGCTGATTTGTGGCGATATTGTGTTCTATATAAAAGAGGTGGAATCTATTTGGATATAAAATATCATACGGTAAATGGATTTAAATTAATCAACTTAACTGATAAGGAATATTTCATAAGAGATATTGAGGCAAGTGGCTCTGGTATATATAATGCATTTATGATTTGCAAACCAGGCAATCAAAAAATGTATAATTGTATTACCAAAATTATTGAGAACGTAAAAAATAAATATTATGGAAATGTCGTATTTGAACCGACTGGACCCCTGTTATTATTAAAAGAATTCAATGATGAAGAATTAAGAAATTTACCACCAATTGGATTATCAGAAGAAAAATGTCCTACAAAAACATGCATTTCCATGAATAATGTTCCCATCTTAGCCATTTATAAAGAATATAGAGAAGAACAGAAGGCATTTTTTTCCAAAGAAAAAACGAAATACTATTATGATTTGTGGAATGAGCGGAAAATATACAAAGAATAGATCTATATACACCTATTTATTGTAAAAAATGTAAAATATATATTTTTGATAAAACTGCATAGAAACAAAAGCCCAACAACAATAATAATATGTCACTCTTTTGTTCGACAAATTTACATACACAAAATGAATTATTAATGAAAAGTTTAATGGAGTTTTATAAAAATAAGGATAATATTCAGAAGATGATGCGTATTATCAATGGTGATTCAAAAATTTCATTAAGAATTGTAGATTGGTTTGTTACAAATTTTGCGAAGAAATACTATACAGTCTATGATATGGATGATGGTAAAGATACAATGCGGTTCAAAGTGCACAATGATTATAAATTAAAATTAAAGGCATATTCGAAACGTAGATTTGATGTTTTTTGCAGGTGGGAGCGAATTACTGTACCCTATGACAGTAACAACTACATTGAAACCACCATCGGACAATTGAACTTTTTTAAGTGGGCCATTGAGAATAAGATATTAGAATTTATTGAGGAAAATTATACACACATTGAGAATGATATGAATCATCGTAATAGCACGTCTAAGAAGCGAGGAACTATGGATTCTGAAAGTTCCACAGATAGTGTGGATACTGATTCTACCAATGGTTCAAATAATAACAGTAGTGGAAAAACACGAAAAAAAAGGGAGGAGTTATCTGTTTCTGCATGCAAATGTATTAAGAAAGAAACGGTGAATATTATTGTGAAATTTAACTAACTAACTAACTAACTAACTAACTAACCAAGTAGCATCTTCGCTCTCTTTTATTGCGAAAGATCCAAATATTTATGAATATCTTGAATCCACTCAGTTACAATGGATGGAGAGGTATAAATATCAATATTTCCGTCCAATTCCATTTTTTCCTTTTTCGAAACAACAACTTTCATCATGTCGTCATGGTATTTTCCGCAATTCTGCAAATATTCGATCGGAATATTGCTTTCTCCTGTTCGGCTACGCAATTTGATTCGCTCGTTGCAAATCTCATAATTCGTATTTACATAAATGATACCATGAATCGGAAATTCATTGGCGAATGTATCGAACCAGCGCTTATATATTTGATAATTTACATCTTCAATAAAACCTCCGTCAAACAACATTTTTGCAAAAACATATTTATCAGTATAAAGTGATCGTTCAGTAATAATGGTTGCATTTGGGTGTTCTTCGCAACATTTCTTTAATAATGCAAGACGTGAAATATAGGCCATCATTTGAAATGGGAATGAATACTTGGCCTGGTCTTGATAAAACTTTTGCAACATAGTCGTTCCCTCTGAATCTTTAATCGATTCCCATTCATCCACCGGTTCTTGTAAGAAGATAACATTTGGGTTATATTTATAATGATCCTTTAAATTTTCAAGCAAAGTGGACTTTCCAGAGCCGATATTTCCTTCGATGGTAAAAATGCGCGACATGATAATTGTATCGTTTATAATAATTATAATAAGGATTAGTATAATTATTTTTATAGCAATTCATGAAAATCAATTTTTTATTTTACTCACTTCCAAAATAACCACCTTTGCCGGTAGTTAAATCGGTTAATCTGGTAATAATATCGTTTTTATCCTTCATAATTTCCTTAATCAAATCCTTAATTGAAATCATTCCAATAAACTCATTATTCGATTCATCAATCACTAGTAGATGTCGAATATCTTTAACTAACATTTTATTCATGCATTGTTCAATGGTATCACCCTTTTTTGCGATAATTAAATTGGGCTTGTAAGTGCAAATCTCCTTAACTTTAACGGTTTTATCATCTTTACCCAACGCAGAAACTTTATTTATGTAATCACGCTCCGATAAAACACCAACAACATTATTCTCTTTATCGGTTACAGCAAGGCAACCAATATTAAACGCAGAAAACCTTTGTACTGCATTGTTTGCATTATTATCCTCACTAATCTTAAAATCGATCTTATGATAACATGAATTTTTAAATGCGGATAACGCGGATACTGTATTTTTGGAGGTTGTTGATAACAAACGGCGTGCAATCATTTTTATAATTATAACCCAATACTTTTTATATTGTTTTACACATTTTGTAAAATAATAATTTATTAAGGTCTATCCGCGGTTTTGTAGCCAATTGGCTTTTGCAAAGCTTAAAATCAGTGAATAGCCTATATCCTTTCGGTGGATAAATATATTTATCCACCGATAGAGATTAATTGTTTGATTTCCATGTGCCAATGTAGTCATGTTTTGCATATTTACCAAAATATTGACGTTTGGGATAATCTAATATATGTATTCTATCTGAATTATCGAAATTGAGATAAGCCAATGTTACAAAGTCTGGACCAGTCGTTTTATATACATACTCTTCTGATTTCGCAACATAGTGTTTAATGTAGTTGTTTACGTTATTGTGAATATTATCAATCAAATACTTGATAAATAAGTTCTTGGGTTTCGCTGCAAGGCCATATTGTCCCAAAAGGAAATATTGGCCTCTTGCACAAAAATTATTGAATCGAAATGCGGAACATGCCTGATCATTTATGTGCTCATCAATTGGAAATACAGAATCGTATTTCAATAAATCATCTAGAGGTTGAAGTGCCATAATATCTAAATCAAAATAAAATCCACCAAAGTGATAGATCGCTATGTATCTAAAAAAATCCACCTTTTGAATGTTTAATGGCAATCGATTATAAGTATCATAATAATCAGGATATTCTTTTTTTAAGAAGTCATCGATTTCCAAATCTTTAAAAAAGAGATATTCGTACGTGGGATTCATTTTTTTTAATGAATCCGAATATTTTTTAAACATAGAAGGGTTTTTATTTGTCCATGTTTTCCAAATTTGAATGATACGCTTAGGTATCATGTCAGGTTTATCACCAGAAATATTGTCTAAATCATCTCCAATGTTATTGTTAATATCAGGATTATTTATATTCGTTTTAAAATTTTCAAATAATTGTTTTTGATTTATTACTAAAAATACGAGACAGACAATCAGAATAAATATGATTAATAAATTACGTAATTCCATTTATAATATAAACATATTTTTATTTTTTTGAGTTTTTTTATGTTTTCTTCCATATTTGCAATATTGACGTTGAGAGAACCCATGCGGTTTCCTGCAATTTATGCTATTTTTATATTTCCTGGACCACTTCCCACCCACCGTTGTCTGCATACGTAGCGAATATCTGCGATGGCCATATTTCGATTTATTTTTTATTTTTTCTGGCATTTTATATAATTATCATATAAAAGATAAAATTGAATATTTTTATATACACAGAGTAAGTATAGATACAAAAATGAATTATTTTGAAAATTTAGTAAAAAAAATAGTTAATGAAGAAAGAAAGAAACCGAAACACGTAAATTGGAGGCGACCAATGGAATCTATCGCCTATACGCATTCTAGATTCGATTACGACCGTTCTATAGAAATAGTGGATAGACGTTTGTTCATAATACCTAAACACATTAGAATATTAGGTGATTTTGATTTTTATCGTGTGGGTGAAAGGTCGTTAATGTTTATTCCATCAAAAGAAGACAAAGACTGCCAAGATGAGTTCAAGGGTATGAGTTTAAGGCGATGTGAAATGGTTTATGATATTGCAACCCTGGGACAACCCTGAATTAGCATATTTGTCGAATCGGTTTATATTTGAGAATATCTAATATTTTTTTCGTAGTAGGAAATTCATCATTTCCATAGATATCTTGTAATAATAACCATTCAAAGAGTCCACCTACATAAATAAAGACATTTGAAAACCCAAGAGAAACGAGTTGTTTTGCCTTTTTTTCACAACCTGCATCATTGTTGTTTTTTCCATAAATAATAAATTTTTTGCTGGAATAATCGTAATTTTGTAATAGATGGTTTATGATTTCTTCTTCTTTATTAAACGGAAGGGTTCCAAAAATCAAACAATCTTGTTCCCCAATAGATAATGTGTTAATGATAATAAAATCGTCCACATGTTGGATTGCGTACTGTAGATCTTCAAAATTAATATGTTTGTGAGAAGTTTTAAAGAATCCTGCAATAATAGTATCCATTATAACATGGAATGTATATAGCTATAGTTGGTTCTCTTTTATTTTATTTTATTTCATTCAAATAAAACAAAAATCAGTTATTACAATAAGAGTAATAATAATATGTATAGGTAAGCAGCATTTTGAAAATACGTTCTCGATATGCATAAGACATCTCTAATTCACTCACGCGTTTCAATAGTCTATCAACAATACTGTTATCCAATCGAAATAGTAATAATCCACCATCGTATACGCCAACGTTTACGATTGAATATAACGTCATTCCGGTGCGTTCATTCGGAAAATAGTTGTAAAAAATACGCAATATTTCGTTTATTTTACCATGGGTTCTCATTTTTTCTATCATATTACGCAAATCTATATAGGAATCTTTCCATAATTCGATACGCGTTTCTATTTCAATAAATGAAAAAATCGCAATTTTTAATTCTGTTGGCAATAATGTAATATGTTCCAATATATCCATTTGCACATGTAGTGGTTGTAATATAATACTAGATATTATCTATTACAAAAAATTGAATCAAAGAGATTTTTCATAGAACATTCATAATATAAGGAAAATAGAATAATAATAACAATCATGGATTTGACGCAAAGCAAATTGTTACGTGAGGAATGGGAGAGCATTGAAACGCCAGTAAGTATTCAAGAAAAACAAATTTTGAAACTTATGATGGATGGCTTCAATAATGTGTCTATTTCTACCAATTATACACAATCCATGTTCTCTGTTATAAAAGTAGAAAAAACACCAGATATCGAATTCTATCTCTATCAAAAATATTTTGCAGAACCGATTACTAGTCATATTAGCAAATCGCCGATTCAGTTAAATTATTCATTGAGAGACGAAGGCGGAGCATTGAGACGATTAAAAAGTGCGGATGCTATACGACTTCAAAATATGGACAATAATGTACAGAGAAATAAAGAGACCATTTTTGAATTTGTTTTGATAGAGTTATGTGGCAATTTAATTAAAAATATTAATAAAAACAAGGAAAAAACCGGATATTATGTGTATACACTTTCACAATTAAAGAAAACGTCTATTACAAACATAAATATCTACGTAACGCAATTTGTGGATTATTTGATTGAAATTTCCGGTAAAAAAATAGATGCATGCGCCATTGTATCTCATGCGTATGAAATTATTGAGAAGAATCCCTACGTTTTTAAATACGAAGATATTAAACTATATCCTCATCAAAAACAATTGTATTCTATTTTCAATAAGACGGATGCAGAGTCAATTCAGCAACCGAAGCTAGTTCTATATACCGCACCCACTGGCACAGGTAAAACAATATCACCGATTGGTTTATTAGATGGGTATCGCGTTATATTTGTATGTGTTGCTCGTCATATTGGACTTGCACTCGCAAAGGCAGCAATTTCAATGGAAAAAAAGGTTGCATTTGCATTTGGTTGCGAAACCGCATCTGACATTCGCCTCCATTATTTCGCAGCGGTTAATTTTACGAAAAATAAGCGGTCAGGTGGAATTGGCAAGGTAGATAATAGCGAAGGATCAAAGGTAGAATTGATGATTTGCGACGTCCACTCATATATTACTGCAATGCATTATATGTTGGCATTTAATAGTGATCGCAATAAAATAATTACCTATTGGGATGAGCCAACGATTGCGATGGATTATGAAACGCATTTCCTTCACGAAACAATCCATCGTAATTGGTCAAAGAACTTGATTCCAAATATGGTATTGTCATGCGCCACATTGCCTAAAGAAGAAGAAATCCAATCGGTCATCGATGATTTCCGTGAGAAATTTGATAATGCGACTGTGCAAACAATTACTAGTTTTGACTGCAAAAAGTCGATTCCTATTCTAAACAAGGATGGATTTTGTGTATTGCCACATATGTTGTATCCAGATTTTCAAGATTTACAACAATGCGTAGAGTATTGCAATAATAATCGAACTTTGTTGCGATATTTTGATTTGCGTGAGATTTTGCGGTTTATTACGTATATCAATGAACATAATACCGTAGCACAAGATTATTTAGTTGAGAATTACTTTCATGGAGAAAGTATTGCGAATATCACAATGGATTCCATTAAGATCTATTATTTGATGCTGTTGAAAAATATTTCAAAAATGAGATGGGATATTATTCATAACTATATGGTGGGTAGTCAAAAACGTAAATTTCAACCCAATATTAAGAAAATGCAAAGTTTGGATTCATCTATAACGAAGACGTCAGCGACACAAGATGGTGGCAATAAATTGACACGAACAAATAGCGTTTCCATAACCACTTCTTTAAAGGCTAGTAACGTGCCTACTGCTACTGCTGTAAATAACGCTGCATCAGCAAATCCTGCAACAACAGGAATTTTAATTACAACCATCGATGCTTATACATTAACGGATGGACCCACTATCTTCTTAACAGAAGATGTAAAAAAGATTGGATTGTTTTATGTGCAACAATCAAACATATCGACTACAGTATTCCAACATATTTTACATAAAATTACAAGAAATAACGATGTTGTTAAGCGCATTGAGATTCTAGAAAGTCAACTTGCAGAAAAACAGGAGAAAACATTTGATGATACGAGTAAGGCACATAAGTCATCCAGTCTTATTTCAAACTCCAAGGCAGACCGTGGCACTGGTCTGAGTGGGGGCGGTGAATCGACACGTCTTACCAAAGAATCTGAAAAATTGTTGGGAGAAATTAATCAGTTGCGCAGTGAGATTATGAATGTTTCATTGGACCCTATGTATATTCCAAATAGTAAACCGCACCAAGAAATATGGGCGCCTGGTGGTGCTATTCACAAAGACGCATTTGTAGCATCGATTGATGAAGAGACTGCAAAACAAATTATGACGATTGATATTGAAAATAATTTGAAGGTTCTTTTGATGTTAGGAATTGGAATGTTCTTAGAAAAAGCAAATATAGCCTATATGGAATTGATGAAGAAGCTGGCAACAGAGCAACGTCTCTTCATTATTATCGCATCGAGTGATTATATTTATGGTACCAATTATAACTTTACGCACGGATTTATTGGTAAAGATCTGGTAAATATGACACAGAATAAGATTATGCAATGTTTAGGCCGTATTGGTCGTAATCGTATTCAACAAGAATACACAGCTAGATTTAGAGATGACAATATGATAAGGGTGCTTTTTCAAAATACTCATCCAGAAAACAATCGTGAAGCTGTAAATATGTGTGCATTATTTTCAACAGATGCAGAAGACCGCGCGTAGAAAATAAAGTCTATCTATTTGTTTCTATATATTATATAATTTTCTATTGTTATTATAAGAATAAAAATGTCAGATTATGTGGTTTGTATTCCATCATATAAGCGCGCGGATTTATGTAATGAAAAAACATTAAAAACGTTGCATCAACATAAAATACCCTCTAACAAAATTTTTGTCTATATTGTAAGCGACGATGAAAAAGAATATAAGGAAAAATTAGACCCTAAAACTTACAATAAAATCATTGTTGGCAAAAAAGGGCTAGTTCAGCAACGTCAATTTATCCAACACCAATTTCCAGAGGGAAAACATATTGTCTTTTTTGATGATGATATTGCAAGCATTGATTTAAAAATGTCGTCTTTATTCAAATCTCACTCGCTTGATTATTTTTTTAAATATGCATTTGACCAGTGCAAGAAAAATCAGGCATATATTTGGGGTGTCTATCCAGTATTTAACCCCTTTTTCCGCAAGTCGCGCAAAGAAATGACTATGAATCAAAGTTATATTGTGGGTGCCTTTTATGGAATCATTAACCGTCCAAATCTAAAAGCAATTGAACTTACACTTACTAAGGAAAATGGTCAAAAAGAGGATGTGGAGAGAACTATCAAGTATTTTAAACATGATGGTCTTGTGTTAAGATTCAATCGTGTTGGGTTTGAAACCAAATATTATGGTAAATCTGGAGGGTTGGGTACATTTGATGACCGTTTAAAACCAATGTTAGAGGCATCTCAGCGTTTGAAAAAGGAGTTTCCTGAACATGGTGAGATATCGACCAAGAAACATGGAATGACCGAGTTTCGATTGAAGAAATTGCCCTCTAGGTTTGAATCCGATTTAACTGGTAAACACACACGACGCGCAAAGAGTTCTACCAATCGTTCAAAAACATCGAAACGACGATAAATGATTTGAAAATTGATTCATTGTATAAACAATAGATCAATCAAATAATAACCAATATGAATATCAAGACGAGAATGATAAACACGGTAAAATCCATATTTAACTGCAAAATACAGACAAACAATACTAATAATAATAATACAATTGCATCCATAAATAAACGTATTGCTGAATTAGAAGCAGAAAGACAACAAATGGAGGACATTCAAACCAAGACAACAGAAGTTCGGAAAGAGAATATGTTAAGGGAGTTTGACAGATTGTATATTTGTGAAAGTGAATGTCAAGGGTTTTGGTCTGCAATCATGTATGAATACATAGAAGAAGAAGATGAAGACTATTATATGGATGAACCAATCTTTACCATTACAGGGGAGAACTGTTACAAATGTGGTGGTTATCTCGATGTATGTAACATTGATGACCTTGACACCAATGGATATGACAAACATGGTGCATATCGTAATTATCCTGATAATATACGTTGTAAATGTGGAAAATATATTCAATGGTTGTCTTGTCATGATGGACCACCTGATCCAAGAAGTTTTTGAAAAGATACACTATCCATTTTATATTTTAGCACCGTATTTGCGCAAAATTTGCTTTACTTTTGAATCGTAGCATGCAATTAGAGGGGTTCGTTTAAATTTATCTGGTTTATTTATATCAGCCCCTTTTTGTATAAGATATTCGATTATTTCCAATTTACTTTCCATACAGGAAATATACAAAGGGGTTTTCCCATCAATTGTTTGGGTATTTATAGATACACCACGATCTAATAATAAATCTAACAATTCTATATTTTCATATTCAGATGCAATATGTATGGCTGACCTTCCTTTATTATCTCTTCTATGTGGATATGCACCATTGTCTAAAAGCAATCTAACACAATCCGTATTATTAATACTACATGCAGATAATAACGGACATTCATTAAAACAATTTAATTTGTGTATATCGGAATTGTTTTGTAATAATAATTCTACTATTTTATAATTTCCATCTAAAGAGGCAATATGTAAGGGCGTATTTTTTAGTTCATCTGGTTTATTGATATCTACGCCTATATTAATAAGCGTTTTGACACAATCGATATGATTTAATGTAATAGCATAAATAAGGGGTGTTATATAAAATTCTGTTGTTTTATTAAACAATTTTACATTATTACCACTTCTAACAAATAAGCTATTCAAACTAAAAATATTATTATATTTAATTGCTTGAAATATGTCATTTATGAAAGAATTGGAGGAAAATGATGATTTTTTTGTAAAGGAAGAATCGGATGAAAATGAAGAATATAATGAAAATGAATAAGACCGCTCTTTGCCAGACATAATATATGGTAACTTATTTTTTTTCTCGAAGACGCTTCATTGTACAATTGTGGCGATCACGGAATTTACGTGTCTTTCCTTTTGTTTTTAACCATACATTTTTACGTAAATAGCAAACAATGGACAAACGAATCGCATCTTTGTCTACTTTTACAATGGGCAAATTGGCATGAGGTTGATGAACATCCATAAAAAGCATATCGCCGGTGCGCACATTCACACCAATTCCATATTGTGGGAAACATGTTTCGCCACCAGTATATTTACCCTCTTCAATAACTGCCAAATTACCAAAACCATCTTCGTCGTCACCCTTGTCTGTATGTATGGATGTTTGATTATTTACATTCGTGGTAACTGTAGTAAACGATGTATTGGGTATTTTAAACACAGTCTGATTCGCCTTTCTGCGCTGTAATTTATACTGGTCTGGCGTTAGCTTTTCATACAGATGGTCAATGTCTTGAATAAGTGGAATAGTTTGTTTATACATTTCCGGATGGTCTAAATTAAATCTACATTCGCGCACATCAATAAGTGGTTTGAAATTCTTTTTTTTAAATACCATTTTTTGGGAGGGGGACCATTTATCAAAATATCCAAATATGTTTGACATGACGCCCTTTTCTTCCGCCATTTTTTTACCACCACTTGCATTTCCACGCAATTGAGAAATATTTTTCGCAAATTTGATAATATTGTCATAAAATAGATTCACATGGGTATTTGGTAAAACGTCCTTCCTAAATCTTAAAAGTAATTTTCCTTCCGCAGTATAGACATCCGCATCATCATCAATAATATCTTTAATATGATCTCGCTTAATAAATGTACTAATTTTACTTTTTATTTTTTCATCATCATAATCTTTATCAACCGTATAAATCGTTACGTTACCCTTTTTTTCTTTTTTAATAATCATTGTATTGTTTCTATTTATAATATACAAACAATATATTTTGGAAATCTGTAATATCTATTATAACTTTGTTATTATAACTTTGTTATTATTGCAGGTAATACCTCATTCATGTTTTGTGGAATAAGTATGCTATCTCTACGGTGCGAAATACTTCGTTTTGTGGTTTTCATAGGTTTTGATGGTTTATATTCTTGTTCTATATCTTTATAGATCCCTATACTTTCTATCATATTTTCGAGATAACGAGTCACGGTTATATTTTCATCAGCATCAATTACTTTCGGTAAAATCGACATTAAATCGTCTACTAGCATTATATAATTATAGGGCGTTTTGGGATTCGTAACATCGCATTGAATGCCTATATAGTAACATATTTCACCAGATTTATATTTTATTGGAAATAAATTTAATAAATTACGGAATGAAGTGCCATCTTTTTTGTAATTTGTAATTAGAACTTTGCAATTTTCACCTTTTGATAAACTAGTTGTCATTTGGGATATTGCGTTTATTTCATTATTATTATTTTCGATATCATTGTTCGATTCATGATACTTTTTTTGTAAAAATTTGCAATTTTTTCCTACAATTTCATCTCGTGGATAACCGGTTGTTTCTTCGAATGCTTTATTTACATATACGAGCGGATAATTTACATTTTCGGTTTTCTCATGCGATGAAATCGATACACAAATGGGTATATTTTCTGTCATAATAATCACCTCATTTAACCAAGATGCATATTTTGTTATTTTATTATAATGAGTTGTCTCAATTGATGTTAATCCATTTTTTAACAAATCATGTGTTGAATAAGATTTTATATAATCAACATATAATTCGTTTAATCTATCTTCACAATTATTATTGTTAGTATTATTTACATTGATAGGTGGTAATTTATGATTTTCCATATGTATTACTTATATATTATTATTTTTATATTGTTTTAAGGTCTGACCGCAGATCTGTAGATAAATAAATGGATTTTTATTTTATATTATTTTCATAAAATAAAATAAAATAAAATAGGGTATTATAGCCCCTGTTTATAATTCACGAAATAGGGGTTCTCTTTCAAATTATCATAAATGTCGGCGGAATTGCGATCCATTTGGATTCCAGAATATAAATCACGCTGACCCTGCATTTTGCCCATATTTCCCATATCTGGAGTAAGAGGGTATAAAGTTGCCCCTGCAACCTGGCGTGTATTTTGCAACATTGTATCGCGAGTTGCCTCTTTCATATTGATTTCATTATTAAACATACTCATATTTCCCTGCACCATATATCCTTCGATAGTTGAACTCTTGATATCATTGTTACGTTGATTGTATTCTGCTTCATATGATTTCATTTGGCGCGTTCTATCACCGGCACTGGCATTTCCGGCGTAATAAAAGTCGCCAGTTGTTTGACGATTGTTTTCGACAGGTTGATGCTGAGTTACGGCGTAACCAGAATTTCGGTTATTGCGGTCACTACTTAGATGAAACTTGGAATTCTCAGTCGTTTCACGGATGGTATGTGCAGGTCGGTCAGCAGGATTGAATATATATGATTCTGAAACACGCGTACCAGGGTTCTGATAAGGTCGCAAATTACCAATAACATTTTCGCGGCGTGATGGTCGCAAAGCATCTAATAGTGGAGCCACTGCGGACTTTAATCCACCACTAACTAACCCAAAATAATCATCTTGGTTATTGGCTGTGCGGTTATTAGGGTATGCACGTTTTGCCTTTATTTCAAAGTCACCATCATTTGCATATTGACGCCCATTGGCATTTGCGCCAGCCAACGGCAAGGCCCCCAATTGTATGTTATGAGAAGGCATATATTCACCAGGCACGTATTCACCCTTAACGTGGGTTTCAGCATTACCAGTATAATCAGTAACTGTAGTCATTCTCGCCGTTTCACGATCGACTGGTATGCTTCTTAGAGTAGGTGCCTTTTCAATGCCGGTTGTAACCATGTATCTGTCAGAAGACATGGCATAATCAGTGTCAGGACGATTTTTTTCCATTAATCCAATTTCTCCAGTTTTTTTAATAAAACTTTCAGCAGGCCCCTCATACCCATACAATCCAATACTGCTTGCCTTTGGCTTATTATCAACGCGTAATTGGTCAACCGTTTTATCAGTCCATGATTCACGCATCATCATTCCAGAATTAAATCCATTCGAACCAGACGTAGTATAACCTAACCCCAAACCAGGGGCAACACGTTCCTCATCAAACGGTTTTACATTTGCCATACGCATACTAGGATTCACACGAGATTGCATGAAATCACTAACATTGGGTGTACCATGTGCCCATTGATAGTTTGTATCTGGTGAGAACAATGGTGCCTGTTCAGATTTTGAAATATATTGAGAACCGGCTCCAGAATAATTATCTAAAACACTTTCAGCTGAATTTGAGTCTGTGTGTCTAGATCGGATATTACTTCCGAAATAAGGAACCATATTATTATGTTGAAAATAGGTGCTGTCAACCGGTGCTCCAGTTAAGGAATAATAGGTAGCAGCAGTATTACCGGAGACATTCCCACTTATAGCAGCAGCAGACATAACATTTACATTAGCGTTTGTAGAAAAATATTTATCGGTATACACACCACTGCCGCTATCGAATTTATTTACAGTAGATAATTGATTTGTTTGTTGCGTCTCACTCGAAATAACTGGATATTCTTCTGGATAATTCATATTTGGAATATTAACATTTGGTAAATCCTCATCCTTATTTTTAAATTGTTCCTGTTTTTTTTTGTTTGTAACTAAATATAATGCGGATAATGCGAATATTGGTATAACAACATCCATTTTTATATAATATATTTATAATACAAATATATTATAATTTGCATACCCTTTACATATTGTTGTGTATATTTGGTAAAACAGGTTTAAAATAATCTTTTTCTAAAATACGTGTTTGGATATCTCTTGCGAACTCTGGCTCGATACCATTCAACGGATTTAAAAATGGATTTTCCCAACGTGTTTGTTCTAAATCTTTATACATCCATGCTGGGTGGCTTGCTCTGCTTTCTTCAACATAAGGCGATGCATTAGAATAAAACAGTTTTTGGCTATTTGCAGCGTGATTCACGTGTTCATTCTTTCCAATCAAATCACGGTTTAATGGACGAGATAATCCTCGTAAATCACTTTCAACATTAATTGCGTTGTTTTGTAAATTTGCGCCCCAATATTGTAATCGCATATTAGGATCCTCTTGAAATGGAAGATCTAAACCATTACCTGGTCTATCTAATTGATATCTCCCAGTAAAGGACGATATTTCATTTTGTTTTTGAATTCGATGCGCGTCATCATGAAATCGTGTAAAGGACATTTGAATAAATAAAATAAAGTTATACTATCTATCGAAAATATTTTCCCTTGAATTCTCTTTATCTACTGTATATATTATCACAATACTAATTGTTTTGATTACAACTATTACCATTTGTGACTGTTTCTTTATTATCTAGGTAAAAAGTAAAAAACCGATGCCGCCCACACCTAAAATTTGTCTAAATATGATTGTAAAAAACGAAGGTCGCATCCTTTCTAGATTATTGGAGTCGGTTGTGCCTATTATTGACTCGTATTGTATATGTGATACTGGAAGCACCGACGACACCATTCAAATAATCCAAGAATTTTTCAGCAATGTAAATATACCTGGTAAAATCGTCGTTTCAGAACCATTTAAAAATTTTGAATATAATCGCACAGTTGCACTTATTGAATGTTTATCAGTAGAAGATGCTGATTATTTATTGTTGTTAGATGCGGATATGGTGTTACAAACCGACCCAATGTTTGATAGCCAACTATTTAAAAAACAACTAGATTCGGATGTATATTATTTATACCAGGGTTCTTCATCTTATTTTTATAAAAATATTCGACTCATAAAAAACCAAGAGGGACTCCAATATGTAGGCGTTACCCATGAATATTTAAAAACGCTTGATAATTCAACTTCGAAAACTGTCGATAAAAATATATTATTTATTAATGATATTGGCGATGGTGGGTCCAAACAAGACAAATTCATAAGGGATATTTCACTATTAAAACAGGGATTGATCGAGAACCCTACAAATGAACGTTATGTCTTTTATTTGGCAAATTCATATAGGGATTCAGGTGACTATGATAATGCAATTGAAACATATAAAAAACGAATTAAATTAGGTGGCTGGATAGATGAAGTATGGCATTCTTATTATTCAATTGGAAAGTGTTTTTACATGAAAGGAAATATTCACGAGGCTATATCTTTTTGGATGGATGGATATAATTTTTACCCTGAAAGATTAGAGAACCTGTATGAAATTGTGCGGCATTATCGAATAAATAAGCAATTTTCAACCGCCTATTCTATTTATTGTTTGGCGGATTATGCAAAAATAAAAAAAACAACAATGGATCATTTGTTTTTACAATACGATGTATATGATTATAAACTAGATTATGAACTCATCCTTATTGCTTATTATGTAAATTATATGAATCATAATGTGTTGTCGATTTGCATGAAGGTTTTGGCGGCTTCTACTATAGATATTTCCACTTTACAAAATGTTCTCTCCAATTATAAATTTTATTCTATTAAATTGGCGGAAAAAGGAGAACCTGTTTCATGGTTATTTCATGAAACCGATACGAAAACACGACTAAAAATCGGCGATGAATATAATTGTAGCACTCCATCTATTTGCATAACAGAAAATAATCATTTTGTTGTTATTGTTCGTTATGTAAATTATAAAATAGACGATATGGGTATTCATTATGACAATAAATCACAGGTATGTACAATTAATGTATTGATCGAATATGACCCATCAGGTAAAAAAATAAAGGAACACATTCTTCATTATGATAAGAAATACGATGGCATATATGTCGGAATAGAAGATATACGGTTGTTTTATAGCAAAAAACATGGAATTATATACAGTGCGAATCGCGGCATTTCAATTGGAAATATTATGGTGGAACATGGTATACTCAATTTATCCCAAAATACGGTATTTTCAAAATTAGTAACAAAGAATGACCGACAACCCATTGAGAAAAACTGGGTCTTATTTGAGAACCCTAACACCAATGGTGAAATAATGGTAGTGTATAAGTGGTTTCCATTAACGATTGGAAAAATAAAGGATAACAGCGATGTTAAATTAATTGATTATGATGATGACGATGAATTCCTTACTCTAGATATATTTCACGAAATAGATATGCCCCCATTTTTCCGATTTATACGCGGTTCATCAAATGGTATATGGATTAAAAACGAGATATGGTTTCTAGTACACGCAGTAAGCCATGAAGACAAACGATATTATTATCATATGGTGGTTACCATAGATCCAACGAGTTATAAACTAATTCGATATACGCCATTTTTTACATTTGAAGGCAAGAGTATAGAATATGCGTTGGGATTTACATATTTAAGCGAAACTGATACGATTGTTATTGGGTATAGCATAATGGATAGGAGCACCCAATTTTTAAAATTAAAAAGACAACAATTAGAAAAGATGTTTGTGGTTTCTGCGTAAATATATATACATATTATATGAGCCCATGAATTATATTAAATTAATAAAAAAAAACAAATATTTTATTTTAGCCGCCCTACTATTCATATTATTCTTACTATTTCTATATTTCCTGTTTGGTGGGTTTAAACAGAAAACTTACAAAGAAAAATTTGATCCAAATAATAAAGATATCATATTTGTAACCGCGTTCTCAGACATAGGAAGAGATAAATGGAGTCATTCAAAGAGAACAAATGATCAGTATTTTAGTTGGTTTTATAACTTGGCAGATAATATTGAATATAAACTGCTGGTTTTTATAGATGATGATATTAGAGATGAGCTGTTTTCAAAATACAGCTTTCGCGATAATATTGAATTTTATAACCGTAGTGATGCAAACACATTTTTAGATAATGAAACATATTTACAAAGGGAGCAAATGATATTGGATAGTGATGAATTCAAAAATAAAATACCCCAAAAACGATTGGGAAAAGCACCAGAGACATGGAATGCGAAATATAATTTATCTGGACATAGTAAAGTCAACTACATAAAGCGTACAAAAGAATTATATCCGGATTATACTTTTTATTCATGGATTGATTTTGGATATGTACGTAATAATATAAATAATGTCCCACGAAATCTACAAATAGATAAAATACCACCCAAAATAGTAGGCGATGCATTTTATATTCCTGATAAAAAACTCCATGAGCATGAGGTTTTACAAATAAACAATAGTATTTTTAAGGGTGGTGGAATCATTGTCCACAAACATTTTGTTGAATCATTTCATGACAATTATGAACAAAAACTAATACATTGGCAAAATAATTATATTTGTGATGACGATGAGTCAGCATTTTTACAATTGTATTTTGATGACCCTCATTCTTTTCATATAATAACGGATAAATCATGGTTTTCGATTTATAAGCATTTTATGTCGGATTAGTTATATGCACGTGCAAATTATAATTACGGTGTTTATAAACTTGTTACTATATATCATAATAAAATGTGTCAACTTTATATTATTGCATTTGATGGTATGGAATGGGATAATATACAAATATTCGATAATAGGATTGAAGCAGAATATGCATTGGAAAAAATAAAAAATAAACTGATCAAAACATATAATCAATATAATTTTCGGATAGAAACGTTTGTGAAAAGGAATGACAGGTTTGTTCCTATTTATACTACGTTGAAGAAATAGATTTGCATGGCGCAAACGTTTTGCGATGCCACTCTGTTATTCCATGTTCTTTCAATCCATCTATATGTTTTTTTGTACCATAACCCATATTTGTGTTTAGACCATATTTATTGATTAGGTCTGGATTCTTTTCACAAAGATCTAGAATATAATCGTCTCTGGCAACTTTAGCAACAATGCTAGCAGCTGCTATACCTGCATATTTTGCATCTCCTTGTTCAATCGTAACGCTGGATATTTCTGTAAGTTGTTCTGTTGTTTCATCGAAGAAATGATATGGCTGAAAATAATTTCCATCAATAACGCAAAGAATATCCTCTTTAGCTATCACAGAACCAAGTAATGCTTTTTCTTGAAATTTAATAATGCAGTTTTTAATACATTGATGCATACCACGCATAACAGCTTTTAAAATATTGATATCATCAATAAGTTTGGAATCAACTGACTCAATGTGATACATTAGGGAATTTTCTTTAATGTAATCTGAAACAGCCTTTATTTTTTTCTTGCTTGAAAATTTTTTACTATCTTTAATATCTTTTAGTGAGAAGGAACCATCCCTAGGTAAAACGACTGCACATATGTAGGCTGGACCAAATAAACAACCTCGTCCTACTTCATCAATGCATATTTCATATTTATAATTATTGTTATAAATAAGTTCCAACGGAGGCGGTGACATATTACTGTAGTACCAGAGATATAATAAATGAATTGAAATCAATTTTGTGGGTTGGAAAATATATTCAGATAACTTTTCTGAATATATTTTTCGATATATACTCTATACGTAGATGAATATTAAATTTTCAGGATTCATTATATTTTTAATATTATTAATATGTTTAGTAATATCGGTTATATTTGGGAGAAAAACGATTGTAGAAAAACTAACGATGATTGGTCCAGAACCGATATTCTATGATGGAATTAATGGAAACGGTGAACTAAATGGGTTAACCATGCAAATGTTTCCAGGAAACAGTAACAAGTTCTCTTTCATTAAAACTGATAGTTCTTTAAATACTTTTCAATTGCCAGGAAATGCACCGATTACTGATAGCAAACTAATCAAAAAAATGTTACAAAATGTTACGAATAGTGATATTGAAGTTTATAGCGAAACTGATACACCTGGAAGTTACATATTTATGTTTAAATATAATTGCAACTTGTATGTATTGGTCTCTAGTATAGTATTTAGTTATTTAACAATAATAACCGATTTAACAAATACAACTCAGGGACTAATTGATCCATTAAGTCAATTGAATTCTGTCATTCAAAACGTTATTCCTATTTTACAGCAGCAACAACAAATACAAATGCAACAACCTCAGATATATCAAGGTCAGCTAGATCAATCTCAGCAACAACCCTCATGTGGTTCCGCAAATTGCATGGGTAACTGTCCAAATTGTACAGCAAATACGTCTGGAAATGGTGCTACAAATAATACTACTACCACTACTGCTATTGCTACTACGTTACAACCCACACAAAGCAATTCTTCAACAACACAAACAAATAATAATAATCAACAAGGATCTTCTGGCGGTCAAGGAACTTCTGGAGGACAAACAATGGGCAATGTATCAATGGACAAATATGTTTTAAAAACATCCATATTCCCAATAGATTGTCCAAATTGTAATAAGATTGGTGATAATGGTAATATCAGTATTCAGCCAGTTTTTTCAAAAGGCATAACAAATTCACCAACCACCGATTCTACGACAACAATCCCCCCACAAACCAAACCACCACAATCAGATTCTTCAACTGGAGGAATGTTCCAGGCAAATGATTTGTACAATTTTATCAACACAACCATCGGCGATAATGCAGTAAATAACACCCCACTATCCAATTACGCAAACTCAATGAATTATTACGGCGCATTACCGGATCGCGGCAGTACTAATTATATCCCTATATCATCATCATTTTCTTCATTTGCAAAATAATAGATTGATTATTTTCATTTTTGTAAAATAATCAATGCGTAATAAAAAGTATATTAATAAATAATGTAAATATAACCAGTCTATAGTAGTAAATGGAACAAATAGATTTCAATAACATATTTGAACGTGAAAAGATTGCCAAAGATATAAAAAATATATTACTATCGTTTGATAAAGAATATAATAATGTTACATTCAAGCGAGGTATATATATCTATGGTTCTCCTGGTTGTGGGAAAACCTATTTTTTGCTGAATCTATTAAAAGAATTAAATTATGACGTTATTAAATATGATGCTGGAGATGTAAGAAATAAATCACTTATTGACACTATAACTAGTAATAATGTTTCAAATCGAAATGTTCTCCATATGATGTCACGACAGGTTAAAAAAATAGCAATCGTTATGGACGAGATTGATGGAATGAATAATGGCGACAAGGGTGGAATAACCGCACTTATTAAATTAATTCGGCAAAAAAAGACAAAGAAGCAGCGCCTAGAAAATAAGACACTCAATCCGATTATTTGCATAGGAAATTATTATGTCGATAAGAAGATACGCGAATTAATGAAAGTTTGCAATGTATTTGAATTAAAAGAACCCACAACTCTCCAGATGAAAACTGTGCTATATCAAATTGTTCCTACGGTTCAAACAAAACCACCACCCATGATTAAAAATATATTATCTTACATTCAAGGCGATATGCGTAAATTATTCTTTATGGTTGGAATGTTAAAAAATAATTCAGAACTAATAAATGATTCAATTATTAACGATATATTGCAAATAAAAACATACAATGATGATGCAAAGAATATTACCCAACATTTAATTAATAACCACATTAGTTTTGAAGATCATAATGTCTGCATGAATGAAACGGATAGAACGATTGTGGCCCTACTTTGGCATGAAAATATAGTAGATTGTTTAGAAAATAAGTCACCTGAAAAAACCTACCCATTTTATTTAACCATATTAGATAATATTTGTTATGCGGATTATATTGATAGAATAACATTTCAAAATCAAATATGGCAATTCAATGAAATGAGTTCTCTCATGAAAACGTTTTATAATAATAAATTGTTTCATGATACATTTAAAAATACGACGAATAAACCAAATCATTCTGGAGAAATACGATTCACAAAGGTATTAACAAAATACTCAACTGAATATAATAATATTTTATTTATTTATAATTTATGTCAATTGTTGGACTTGGATAAAAAAGATTTGATTTCGCTGTTTCAAGAAATACGTCTACATTATGGAAATGATTTTTTAAATAAATTGGAAACTTTGAATGAAGTAGAACAATTTTTTGATAATGAAGAGATTAGCAAGCTGGACATAAAGCGAATGTATCGATATTTAGATAAAAATGTAAAAAAAGAGACGATTATCACAGGTGAGGATTTAGAGAATGATTTGGATGACTAGACACAAATAAAAATAATTATGTAATATATATAATTATTTATAAAATGGCATTAAATATGTCGGTTGCAGCACAACGTGAACGTGCACGCAACTGGGCTATATCACAAGGTTATGTGCAAAATGAAATGCCGCGTTACGAGCATAATACTCCACCATACCCAAACATGGTGAAAGCATTAAATGAAGGCGAGAGTAAGCCTACCTCTGGAAATTTAGAGGCTGCTTTAGAAACTGGTAAACCTGCCGGAACTGCTGCTGCGTCAGTATTTGCAATGGGACCAGAGTTTTTGAAATCAATCACTGATTTTTCTCCAGGTGCTAGTTTTCCCAAGAAACCTACAGGTGGGAAAAAACATGCATCGCGTAAAAACAAAAAATCAAAACGAAAGACACGCAAACAAATCAAAAAAAGAAAATAAAAATACTGCATAATATGTATTATATATAATATGTCACACACCTATTTTTATCTAATCAACCATAATTGTAAAGAATTTTGCTTTTTTGAAAATAGTTATTCCATCTTTCTTATCCTTGAAACTGCCATGAAAATAAACAATCATTGGAAAGCGACAGATGATATTCGTGTCGAAATGGAAGGTACTTGTTCATCTGCATTTTTACAAACACTAATCAATGATAAGAATTACCATGAAAATGTACCAATTCACTTAGAATCATCAAATACACAGTAACAACGTGTACAATAACAGACAGTCATAGATTTTTCAGGAGTTATATCAAACAAATCCGTTTCTTTTGTATGATTGCAAAATTGTAATAAATATTTATTTACTTTTTCAACTATTTCATTATACTCCTTGCTATGCCAATGGGTTGAATAATTATCGAATATTTTCTTTATTTCTATGAGTTGATTTACTTCCAATGTATTATCATCGGTTAAGTCTACATCATCCATTTTTTCATCAACAATATCATCATGATCTGCAATGTTATTGATTTCAACGTATTCTGAATCCATCTTGTATTATATAAAATACAATATTTATATAATATTTTTATTCAATTTTTATTTCTTAATCTCTAATCATCCAATGCATCCGTCATTACAGGTGTACATTTTGATGTCTCTTCTTCATTAATTGAATCCGTACTGGGTTCAGGATCAGATGCAGGCTCAACATTGGTGGATGCAGAACTATAATTCTTAGCCATGGTAAGCATTTGTTTTTGCAGTTGTATCACCATGGACTCAAGTGTCTTGTTACGATTCGTTAAATCATTTATTTTAATTAACAATTCATCGTTATTACTATCCGTAATATTCGTAACAGGGGCGCCACCAGAAAGGGACAATTTGATTACTGTTAGTTCATTGTTCTTATTAAGTAGGTCTCGTTCCAAACCATTTACCTTATTAATATACTCCGCAATTTGTTGTTGTTGTTGCTGAATAATATTTACAACATCCTGGTTTGATAATTGAATTGGATCTTTTCCAGGTTGTTGCAACATAATGGGCCCACCTGACTGTTGTTGCGATTGCAATTGTCTAGACATTTCGGCACGCTCTGCCTCGATTTCTTTCATTTGCTTTAATACATCTGGCTTCATTTTTGGGAGACCAGGCTCATAATCTTGCAATAAATTATCAATGCGATTCATAAAGAAATCTTTAATGGATCCCTCGAATGGTTTACTAATAAATTGATCCACTGTTTTCGCAGACGTTTTTAAATAATCAGGATGGGGATTTTCTAACATTTTACGCTTATCAAACGTATTATGCTCATGTGAAAAAACCAATATGGATTTCATCGGATCTAATTGTACGAATGGTATAGTGTAATCCTTTAAAAATGCCCTCTCTTCTGCTAATGCTGCAGTGTCGTCGTATCTAGTTTGTTTTAAAAGTTCTGCACGAAAGGCGAATGTTCCAGCAGTAGCATGTTTGGGTCCATACGGTCCACATTGAACCATGCGTTCCAATGTCTTGAAATAAATATATATTTCACTTGAACCTGCACATAATGCATCTTTATTCGATTCCAATCTCTCTACTGCATGCGAAATGCGATCAGGAGGATAATAATCATCATCATCCATGTATACGATAATAGAACCCTTTGTATGGCTATGCATAATATTGCGTTTTGCGCCTAAAGGATGTTTTTCAGAAAGAGCATAATATTTAATTTGGGGGATATTAGATTTCGCAACCAAGTCATTAATTTTATCCGTTCCGTCATCCACGATAATCCACTCCAATCGATCCTTGGGGTAATCTTGGTTTCTAAAACATTGAAACATATTTTCTATGAAAGGTCGTCGATTAAAAGTGGGCGTGCAAACACTGACAAATGGATAAAATTTCTTGGACTTCGGCTTATTTTTTCCCATTTTATTATCTATTGCGATATATTTTTTATACTTTTTACAATAATATATCTTTTATACTTTATATTTTCATGACTTTCAATGGCGAAGGGATCATACCTTCAACTTTATTGGTAATGCCTGTAGATATACTATTTTTTATGCCAGAAACGGTACTAGAAACGCCATTTGTAATATTTGATACAACATTGCCAAACATAGTTAATGGATTAAATGGTGCACTTATTGGGACATCTTCATGTATTGTTTTTTCGATTGTTTCATCGAGTGTAAGATCAGTCAAACCCATCATTTCGCGGTATTTATTTGCAATATCAATTATTCCATAAATGCAATAAATAAACATAATGACTGCAATTGAACCGAGTATTGTACATAACGTAACCTTTAACGCACTTGTCTTTATTTTATGTAAAAATATAAAAAACATACTAGAAAACAATACTAGATATGCAATATGAAAACAATTATTATAAAAATAATTTATAATTTCAATAAAAACCAATAATATATTGCTTACAAAGTCATCTGGTTTTTTTCGCAATTCTTCCTTTTTGTTATTATCTGTTTCGCGTATATAATTTAATATATCCTGTATTTTTCCGAAAACATTCAATGGATGTTTCATAAAAATAGCAAAAAATGAATAAAATAGTATAAAAAGCATGCATAAAATACCACCTACTGGAACACAAACAAGTGTAGCAAATGCGCACCTTAAAACAGTTGCGATTGCGAACAATATACTGGTTATTAACATTGCATATGAACTCTTTGATGCCATATTTGCAACATCCGTTAATGATCCAAATAAATTTTGGCGCTTCGATGTTTCTTCTGCCAATTTTTCATCCAGTTTATAAATATTGCAATTGGTTTCACCGCTTATAAACAACATTACAATAACTAAAATGATACAGAAATACATGAAATTTACAATTGGATTGTTCGTGTTTCCATTAATAATGTCGATTAAATTGTTTTTTCCAGCAACTGAATAACGTTCAATTACAAATACGATTATGATAAATGTAACAATAAAACAATACGATTGGTTTAATATAGATCCGAGTAATGATGGAACAATATCTTTCACGAAAAATTGTAAATGTTCAACAAAGAAAAATGCTGGTAAAAAGAAATAATTAATAATGGACCATAACTCAGGTGGTAACCATAATAATGAAATAATATTTGCGGCAGCACATTTTAAGTTATTTGAATAAAAGAAATCAGGGATGGTGATTCGTTCATAATTACCGTCTGCATCTTTTTCTTTATAAAACATTATATAATACCAATTAAACACTGCAAATATTCCTACCGTAATCGACTCAAACCAATTTAAAAATTGCATAATAAGCAATACGTCACTCGTATTTGGTGGATTTTCTACATACCAAAATGGCTTGTTGCTATGGAAATCTTTTATCATCCGTTTTTGTGTTGCAGTTGCCGACTCGGCAATATTCTTTTCAACGTCATTGGTGTCTATATTTATTAATTTACTAGCTTCTTCTGCACTAGCATTTAATAAATTATTACTAAATATAACTGCTATTGTATATGCAATAATATAATTTACTAAATAAACACAAGCATAAATGTACTCAATCAAATTTGATAAAAATTTTTGAATATCAAAAAAATTTCCAGAATCGCCGTCGTCCAATCCCTCATAATCTTGGGGATCATAGGGACCTGGATCATTGCCTTCTATAAATTGTTCTATTATAGGATGATCATTATTGTTATTATTGTCGTGATGATCAACATCGATGCTTTCAATTACACCGTGGTCAGTCAAATCAATTTGATCAATACTATCCATTATATCGTCTAACGGCTGGATATTTTTATAATTATGTTGAATCTTTTTCGTTTTTACCCTTTTTATTTTTTTGATCATTTCTTCCGTATGATAATCATCTTCCCTTTTACTAAATAGAATTGAATTATCATTGTTTATATTCATAATAAAAATTTAAGAATAATTTATATTATTATTAGTTATTTATTTTACCTAGAATACATCATACCACAATTACCTCCAATAAATGATAATATATTGTATCTCTCTTCAAAGAGCGTCATATTATAATTATAATCATACATCTGCCAATTTGATTTTCGAATTCCAATAGGAACACCACTGCTGTCCAAAATAACATCAAAGCTAGATTTTGCTGTATCAACTGGGGGGACGTAGGTTGTTATTTCCAGTTCAATATTTTTAAATTTATTCATATTGATTGCACCAGATGGTTGATATTCAAATGGACTTGTATTTAAACAAAAATTATAACAATATAATCCATCCTTTGCTGCCCCTTGGGTTCTCACATATTTTTCTACATATTCATAAACACCACTTGTTAATATATTTTCTCTATATTCACCATTCAATAAAATGCCCATGGTTTCTAAAATCGGTTTTACATTTACTACATTATAGTCACCGGTTATATACAAACCAGTTGTAACGCCATCGAAAGGATCTACAGACGGTGAATAAAACTTTCCTTGGTATGCAATAGAATTGGTATCATTTGCAGCTGCTGCTAATTCTAAATCACCAGGTATATTACCATATGGCCAATTCGTATAATTTGTCCACTCATTTCGCAAATTTACATCATTTCGTTGTAAATACCACATCCAATTCGCAATCATACCAGATGATGTTAATTTTAGTCGCTGTGTTCCAGTAACATTGTGAAAATTATACTGAAAAACATCCTTTACCAAGTATATTTGATCTTTTGCTGCAAATACCTGGGCTTCGTCCTTTGATAAAAAACAATAGGTTGCTAATAAATGAACGTCTGAATTCCAAACAGATATTTGATTTGTATAACTACTAGGAGATGTTGTATCTACTGCCGGAGGCGTTTGTAGAAATCGATACATTTGAAATTGGGGTTGATTAAAATCTGGTTGAACGTAAGGATACAAATTTTGAATATCGTAAACATCACGCACCTGGAATAACTCTTGAATCGGACGCAATGTCACACTTATGTTTAATTCATTATATTGCAATGAAACCAAGGGGAATGCACAACGACTGTCAAGAGTGAACCAGGTATTGATTGGAATAAACAATTGTCGACCACGAATCGACGGTTCAGCGCCAGCAACTGATGTGCTATAAAATGCGGTTGGGTATGTGTTGATTCTACCATAGGCATTTCCTGGATCCGTAAATTCATGAATATTCCCTGTCATTTTATTAAACAAATCCTTTTTCTCTGCTGAAAAATCACGCTCAACCATAGCATTCAAATATTCGCCAGTATATCGTTGCAACAATAACGAGCCGCATGTAATTGTTATTTCTTTTATTATTAGACTACCTAAATTTGGAATCCATCTAAATTCATAGGGGGTCCATCTAAAATTATTCGATGAACATGGTGTGGATAAGGGACTCCAAATATCAGGAATATTAACAACCAAATATGTATCCATTAATAGGTCCGCGTAACGTTTCACTTTAAATGTAAAGGTAGAAGGTTCCGTTAATCGTAAATCTCTTGAGCCATCATAATCTAGACGAAATTTTTGCAATCCGAAATTAGTATATTTAGAATAGGTAACCTTAAAAAATGTCTTGCTGGGTTCTCCAGTTAAAATAACATTGTTGTTGCCAACAGATATGATATTTAGTAGTCCTCCTGCCATTATATATATATCATATAATTTATCTATTATGTTTTCCGTTTCATATTCTTTTCGTTCTATATTTTATTGATGCCAATTTATAAAAAAATATTAATCCTTATCATTCTTGCTATTTTTATATATATAATATATTCGCTGATAACTGCACGCGTTGCGCTGTTTAAACAAACCGAAACATTTATTGAAGGAATGGTGGATAAAGTTGGTATAGATGCTAGCAAATTGGATGCGGATAAGCGTGTAAATGCAAGTGGTATAACAAATATAAACACATCCATTTCTGATCGACCATTAAAGGAATATATAATAAAATCGAGTTACAATACAGCAATATCTGGTAACCATGTGAATTTAGATATGATAAAACATGTATTATCAAAAGGGTGTCGCTTCTTAGATTTTGAAGTATTTTATGACGGAAAAGATGCATTTGTTTCGTATTCACATGATGCAACATACAAAACACTACAAACAGATAGTTCTTATTCATTAACGACTGTTCTAAATAAGGTCATGGGGTCCGCATTTAATACTGATTCGCCGAATCCACATGATCCTCTTTTTATTCAATTACGTGTAAAATCAAATAATACCAACGTGTACCGTGCGGTTGCTGCTTCTATACATTCTTCACTTTTATCGAAATTATATCCTGAAGAAATAACTGAAAAAACAACATTGAATGATATTATGAAAAAGGTAGTATTGGTGATGGATAAAACGATAAATGTAGAATATAAAGATCATGCGGATTGTTCTAAGAAAGAAACCAAGACTGTCCACGAAAAAGACGAAGATTGTTATGATCTAACGAATTATATAAACGTAGAAAGTGGCAGCAATCTTATGCGACTAGCTAGATATTCAGATATGTTAGACCGCAAAACCAACCCACCTGAAATAAACGACGATAATGATAGTACAACCGTTTCAAAAATGCAGGTTGTCATACCAGACGTAGATTATCGAGTCGTGAACAACCCTACATTGTCCCCATTTGTTTTAAAATATGGTTGTCAGATGGTCCTATATAGATTTTATAACAACGATAGTAATCTAGTCGATTATGAAGATTTTTTCAAACATTTTAAGACCGCATTTGTTCCCCTTACACGCGCCATTTCTTATTTAAAGAAGAAAGAGGAACATAATATATCATAAAAATATATACATGTCGCTTTATTTTTATATATTTTTATTTTTTTCGACGATAGGTTCTCTATATGCGGATACAGAATGTCCAAATGTTATTGCAACCAATTCTACTAGTAAAATAAACCAACTGCGTATTGTTCAATACAACGTAGAATGGTTATTTATGGATTATTGTGCATCGTCTGATTGTCCAGGTGCTGGATGTACATGGAAAAATAAAACATCAGCCAATGCACACATAAAAACTACTTCGAATATTATATCAAATTTATCACCCACTATTATAAACTTGTGTGAAGTCGAAGGCTGTGATGAATTGAATGAATTGGTTAAAAATATAGAGACCACAGTTTCACCATCAGTTTCACTATTAACACCCTATCTAAGAAAGGGTAAGGATACATCAACTGGCCAAAATGTGGCTCTACTAACAAGGATAACCCCATCCGTTTCTCTATATAGAACAGAAGAGCGTTATAATTATCCAATAGAAGGATCCAAATGTAATTATAAAGGTGAACCTACAAGTGCAGGTGTAAGCAAACATTACATCACAGAGATTTTTACGAATAATATAAACATTGCGCTTATCGGTGCCCATTTTGTAGCATTTCCGACAGACCCATCTAGATGTGCTGAGCGAGAGGCACAGGCAATGGTTATACAAAAGGTTGTTTTTCAATATATATCCAAAGGCTTTGAGGTTATTCTTTTAGGTGATTTGAATGATTACGATGGTGATGTCCTAGATGCAAATAATAATATACCAACATCACACGTTCTTAGAATATTAAAGGGGCAATATGGCGATTATTCCGGCAAATATAGCCTGTATAATGTTGCAGAAGAAATACCCCAGAAAGAGAGATATAGCGCATGGTGGGATAAAAATTCAGATTGCAAATCGACTCCCACTGAATTTTCAATGATTGATCACATGTTAGTTACGAGCAAAATGCGCGGTTATATTAAAACTGCGTATTATTTTCATGGATATGTAGAAAAATGCGATATTTATGAATCCGATCATTACCCACTCGTTGTTGATTTTATTGTATAGTCTAAAAATTGATTATTGTCGAGATGCTGTTATATTATATTATTCAATATAATATAACAGCATGAATAAACTTGCCGAGATATTCCCCACAATGGAATCTTTCATGATCCAATTCCCAACATTGAATGATTATATCAATAATAGTGATTCGCTGGGTGACCAAATCCGTAGATTGAATATTATTATTATTGGATTACGTAATATGTTGGGTTGGAGCAATGACCAAAATATATACACTCGAGATAAAGATGTCATGATCGTTCAAGAAAATACGCCAATCTATAATGAAATAAACAAATTTAAAAACAAAAATGTAATAAAACTTTTGTTGAAATCTGTTGTTCAAATGCTGTCATCTATCATGGTTGAAACACTGGATTCTCCTACGTTAATTATTGACGAGCCAATACAATGCGATATTAATAAATTAACTGCGTCTATTAAGAAACTTTCATGTGAATAAATAATATGGTGTAAAAATATAAATATTCTGGCATTTTTTTATCAATATATTATAAATGAAACCCCATTATAATAAATCACATAAAATACATAAACCCATAAAAAAATATAATAATAAAACCTGCGATGAAAAAATGACATTTGATGAATGCGAACTTGCCATATTGCGCGCTGCGGTAGACGAAACTGAAGAAAAAAAGGGGCGTGAAATCGTAAACAATGATGAAATCAAGAAAATATTAAAAATCGTAGAGAACTTTATTATTCGTAAAAAACTAATATTATATGGTGGAACCGCGATCAATAACATCTTGCCAAAATTCGCCCAGTTTTATGATCGTGATATAGAACTGCCAGATTATGATTTTTATTCAAAAAATGCTTTAGAAGATGCAAAAGAATTGGCCGATATTTATTACAAAGAGGGCTATTTAGACATAGAGGCGAAATCAGGGGTTCATATGGGAACGTTTAAGGTGTTTGTTAATTTTATACCCATTGCTGACATTACCCAATTAAATTCTGTTATTTTTGATGAATTATCAAAAGATACAATTAAAGTATCCGGTATGCGACATTGTCCTGCCAATTTTTTACGAATGAATATGTATTTGGAACTATCGCGACCGTCCGGTGATGTATCTAGATGGGAAAAAATATTGAAGAGACTTATCCTATTGAATAAATTCTATCCATTGAAAACACAAGATAATTGTACAGATATTGATTTTCAACGCAAATTGGATGTCGATATGAATATTTCTGAAAAAATATACATTACAACACGTGATGCATTCATTAATCAGGGGGTTATTTTCTTTGGTGGATACGCAGTATCTCTTTACGCTCGATATATGAGTGAACAAGAACAGCATGCTGTAAAGAAAATAGCAGATTTTGATGTATTATCAGAAGAACCTGAAAAATGCGCATTAATAGTAAAGGAGCGATTACAAGATGAAGGATTTAAACATATTAAAATGATTCACCACCCTGAAGTGGGCGAGATTGTTCCTGCATGTATAGAAATAAATGTGAATGGTGAAGTTGTTGCATTTATTTACAAGCCAATTGCCTGCCATAGCTATAATACCATACGCGTTGACGAACAAGAAATAAATATTGCTACAATCGATACGATATTGACATTTTATTTTTCATTTATTTACACAAAACGACCCTATTACACCATAGAACGTTTATTGTGCATGGCTAAATTTTTATTCGATGTTGAACAGCGTAATCGGTTGGCACAGAATGGTTTATTAAAAAGATTTTCTATCAATTGTTATGGAAAACAGAAAACATTGGAGGGAATGCGTGCAGAAAAGGCCGAAAAATTTAAAGAATTGGGTTCGGACCGAAATTCTATTGAGTATCAAATGTGGTTTTTAAAATATTCACCAGGAACAAAGGAGGGTGTTTCAAAAAAACGCCCTGTAAAAAATATTGTGAAGGATGAAAAACCACACAATATACGTAAAACCCAAAAGGTGCGTTCAAAAAAGGATGATTATCTAGTATGATATAATACTTTATTTCAAGGATTGAAAATTAGATAAAGATAATACAAATAATAATATTTATATTATTTATGGAAGCACCAGATGATGATATTACAATAATCACCTCTTTTTTAGATATTGGTCGTGGCGAATGGAATAATGAATGGAGACGTCAACCGCAATATTATGTCGATTCGTTTTTAATTTATCTTAGATATCCATACAAAATGGTATGTTATATTGACGACCAGTTTATTGATCAGGTGTTAAATGAATATGAAAAAAGTGAATACAAAAATAAACGGTTTATCCCAATAAATAAGGATTGGTTAACTGAGAATATTCATGCTTGGCAAAATTTTGAAAAAGAAAGGGGGATATTATCAAGTGAGCAGTTTATGAAAATAATCCAACAACGATTCCATTTTATGGATATGAAGAATTTCGATAGAACCAGAAATATCGAAGGGTATTTATTTCCTGAAAATGTTTACCCTGAATACACGACCGTGACCCACTCAAAAATCGATTTAATGATGCATGCAATTAATAATAACTACGTAAATACTCCATATGTAAGTTGGTGTGATTTTGGAATATTTTATTCACAACATAAAGACGGAAAATATCCCAATAGTGTTTTGGATATAAATAAAATGCATAGAGAAAAAATAACAATGTGTGTTAGTAATAATGTTTCACCTAAGGATTCAAATATGTTTTTTGTATTAGTCTTTGCACCTGAAACCTTTTGGGGTGGATTTATTTCTGGGAAAAAGGACCTATTCTCATCATTGCAAACTCTCTATCATGAATGTCTTGATGAAATGCATAATAATAATATTACTGACGATGAACAACATGTATATTTACGCTGTTATTTAAAAAATCCTGAATTGTTTCATCTAGTACAAACGCGAAATGATCCTATTATGAATATTTTTTCTAGATAGATCTTATTTTCTAGTCCTGGTCTTTCTTTTTGATTTTCGCTTCCCCTTTGTTTTTCGTTTCCCACCATTTTTTAATATGTTAAATTCGTCGGCTGGATTATATTTATATGTCTTCAAAAAATTTGATAGTTCATCTAATTGAATAGTGTAACATTTTAATAAGGCAGGAAAATCTGGATTTGAACTATCTAGTAGTGGTTTCATCTTTTCTACGCTAGTCAAATCTAAATTTATTAATTGTACGCTCTGCCATGTTAAAAAAGATGCTTTGCCTCCTTTAGATTCTATGATTCCTTTTTTTACTAAATAATTGTATAATTCTAAATACGCATCTTTTTTGTGTTTATCGGTTATTAATTTACTACCGAACCATCCAGGTTTGCTGCAATTAGGAATTAATGTTAAAATTTTGTCATTTTTTATACCTTGGACCATAAAATTAAAATTTTTTATTTGATTTTGGCTAGATTCTATTCCTACATCTACACCATGAGTTAACGCAACATCTTCTAAAAAATCTGCCATATAAATTACCGATAGATATTTTCTCAAAATGAACTAATAAAATCGGTTATTTTGGTTAACAAATAAAAACAGTTTCCAAACAATATGCTTTTTAATAACAATCCATAGATATTAAAATGTCCATCCGCATTATAAATTGATAAAAAAGACACTTTCTTAAAGAGGAGTGTGTTCATAATCGGTAACTGAAAGACAAAATAGAGAAAACAAATCATAATTGGTATTTGAAATTCACTTAATAATTGATCCAGTTTAGATTCTTTATACTTACGTTTCTCGTTTTCCTCTATTTTTTTTTCAACTGAACCTGCATGTTCTCTAACATAATCGCCAGTAAGTTTAGGTTTTGGTATATAATTCGCCTGAATCTCTTCATCGTGTAAATAATCGCTTTTGTCTATTGGAATATCACGTGATGGTAATCTACGTTGTGGCATATTTTCATAATCCATTCGATTTACGGCTTCTTGGGACATTTGTTGTTGAATGGGTATCTGCTGTTGATACTGTTGCTGTTGCTGTTGCTGCTGCTGCTGCTGATTCGGAGAACTTGTTTGTATAGGATTTGGTAAAATAGGGTTTTGTGCAGAAATTCCATATGGATTTGGATGAATATTTATAGGTATATAATTTGTAGGAACGCCTTGATCACTTCCGCCACCGCTTCCACTGAGATTGGGGCCAGAATTCATCATATTTGAAGCATAAGCGTTTGGCATTTGCATAGTGATATTTTCAGGTAAATCTGCAATTCTAGTTGTCATATCCATAAAAATCTATACAATAATGAATCATCTAAAGATTGTATAGATTACGAATTTTGGGATAGTATCTAGGTATTTTTTGATTTATGACGATTGTTTTTAGTGGTTCCAACACCACCGGATGCTAAACTATGGGGCTTGTAATAAACAAGAGAATTGTCAGAAAAAATACTTTTCATGGTAAATTGGATAGGTCTGGGAGCAACAGTTGAACTAAATGTAGGCGTTAAATTGGGCGGAAATCCCATTCCTTGATTTGTTTGTGTCATGGTTTATACTATATCTACAAAATAGTATATATCTACAAAAGAAATCTATAAGAATGACTTGGGTGCAGGTGGTTTGGTTGTAATCTTTTCATTACTAATCTCAACTACCTTTTTTTTTGTTTCATCGCAATTCTCTGCCTTTGCTTTATATTTATAACATTCATCTCCATGTTTGTACGTTTTCTCTTCAATGTCACTTATTACGTAGCCATTAAACGTTATGCAATTTTTGTCGACACATACTTTTCTAAATAAACTAGCCAACCCTAACCCCAATATAATGGATATTACTATTTTTCCAGCTTCTGAGTTTAATAGGCGCTTAATATTCATTCTAAATATAGGATATATATTATAATATATTGAAGTATTATAATATTTTTGTAAATTATGTCTGTGGAGGGAGAACCGTTATTTTTTTATCATCAGTTGGACAGTTTACCTTCTCTTGTGTGAACGAAAAACAAGTGTCGGTTTTATCTTTATATTGCAATAAATCAATATTTTCTGGGGTAGGATAAACATAGACAATGCGCTGATCTGGGAGAGTTATGTAAACTGCAAATATCCCCACGATGAGACTTATTATAAATAACGGCATATTTACATAATTGAATAACCCCATATTGAATATATACTATATATACACTAAATTTTTTTTACTTATTTCTTACTCTTCTTTTTCTTAGGCTTATTCTTGGGCTTTTCAGAAGGCGCATTCATCTCAGCTAATATATCAGGATGAATATAACTATCTTGTACATCTTTGGTAGAAACGCTAGACGAAGGTGGTTTCATTGACTTTGGCTGGTCTTCCTGACCAGGAATCTTAAACACATAATTATTAGGGGAAGCTGTCTGATTTATGGTATACGCGCCGGCATTTGCTGCCAACATCTTCTTTAGTTGTTCTTCCTGCAACTGCTTCTTCGCCTCCATCTTCTTAAGTAGACGTTCTCTCGTAGAATGCTGTTTGGACATTCTATTTAAAGCATTCGTGTCCATCTTTGCGTTTTTGCCCAAACCCATCCCCTTGGTAAGATTTTTAAATATTTCATTAAATTGTGCTGTTCCGCCCATATCCTTCATCTTCGACATCAACTCACTAGCCTCCTTCAAAATATCATCCTTGGAAATATCACCAGAGTTCATCTTTTTATCCAACTTGTTTCCGACCAATTTCATCATATCCATAATTTTCTTTGGATTCGACATAAGTTTCTTTAACACCTCATCAGTCGATTTCATTCCAGACATATCCTCACCCAACATACTTCCCAAGTCGTCAGTTAATTCGGCAGCCATCTCTTTCGCCAAAGAACCAATCTTACCATCAAAGAGCGTTTTCAAATGATCCTGGATATTGTCCATATTCGGCATGTTTTCAAACATTTTCTTGAAATCACTTCGTGTAAAGGGGTTTTCACCTTCACCGTCCGCATCGCCATCACCATCCGCATCACCTTGACCGTTGCTATGAGAATGCGCATTATTTTCAGCCGATTCAGAATCATGGGGTCCTGAATTTTGCTCATCACCTACATTTTCAGAAATATTCTTGAAGAAATCAGTTAGTCCGGCCATCGTCTCATTTAGTTTCGTGTTCAGCTCACCCTCATCAATTCCCTCGAACATATTCATAGTATCTCCAAAAGTTGCCTTGTTTTTAACATTGCCGATAACACTAAATAGTATGAGCTGCAAATATTTCCACATAGTCTTCTTTGTTGACTCAGTAACGCCCTCACAATTATATAAAAACTTAAATTCAACTCCAGGTAAAAAATGTGTATCGATTTCATTATCCGGATTAAAAATATCATTATTCTGGTACAAAATATCAAAGAATCGCTCAGGATAAATTGTGATACAGTGGCCATACACACATTTAATCTCCTCAACTGGGACATCTGGTGCTATCCACTTTGCCCATAAATGGGAGTATTCAGGGAAGGTAATCGATAAATCAATACAGAAATCACGTAGAGCCGACTTAAAATTATCAGGCAATGTAGGGTTCTCCATAGTTATACTTATATTTATACTATAATGGACACTTTTTTATATAGTTCGTTACGAAGAATATATATTTTGGGAACCATGGTCTAAAATAATCTACCCATTATTTATAGGATTTTAATGGACCCAGAACAAATTGAAAGTTTGTTTAGTAGTAGCGTTCGACCCAATTTTAAATCAATGGATGATGAAATATTAAAATCTATAATAAAACATTATGGATTAAAGGGTTCGGATAAACCAACGAATTCGATGGCAACCCTATTGGATCGAACATGGTTAAATTTTCAGGCAAATAAATTATACAATGAATTATTTGAATATATGGAATCCAATGAAGATGCCAAGGCAATCGAAACCGTTAAAAAACTAAAGGATATTATTCCAAATAAATTAGGCGAAATAAATGCACAAAAAGATTCAGAAACACCTCTTGTATTTGCTATTAATAATGAAAATATAGATGTAGCATTTGAACTTGTTAAAACCGGATATTCAAAACCAGGAACTATTGTTAATGGGGAGACTGCGCTCCTATCTGTCATCGACTCGTATATTATGTCTCTTGAGTTTAACAAACGCATGGAACTTATGGAAAAAAAAATAGAGTTGGCACTCGCCATTATTGCCACCGGAAAATCAAATGCTGGTTATATTAGTGAATATAATGAGAAATCAGCACTTATGATGGCATGCACGAAAAAAGAATTACTTGGAGTTGCAGTAGCAATAATAAAAAAAGATAAAACAAATATAAATGCCGTATTTATAGATGAAGATGATGAATATTCAGCATTAGACTATTTAATTGAAGAGGACTTGATTGATAATGATGCCTTTCGTGAATTAATAAAATATTATGTATTGGAGAACCCACATGATGAACAATTTCAATCAGTTACGGTTAAAACGATTTGTGCATTGCCTGAATTAAAAGAAGAGGTTAAAAAATCACTTCAATCGGTGCCAGAATTACGCGATATGAATATTGAAGATTATTGTTTAGCACCAGTTTCTGCTAGTGCCGAAATACCAATACCAGTTGGTGTCGCAACCAACGATTCTGAGGGTTCAACTACTAGCGTTAATGAAGCAATTGAAGTTCCAATAACTGCTGCGTATAGTGGTACGGACGTAAATGATGGCGAATATTATATAGATGAAAACGGAAGACGGATTAGTGTGCCATTAATGTCAGAAGGTGAGGGTGAACGTATAGCCAAACGTTTAGGTGGGAAAACTCTTCGAAAAAAACGTAACCAGATTAAAAAAAAACCAAAAACAAAAAAACGTGGTCATAAGAAAACGAGAACGAATAAAAGAGTGGCCAACAAAAAATCTAAAAAATCTCATTAAAAAGTATAAGAATAAATGAATAATAAGCCAGTAGTTTCAGCGGAACCAACTGAACGCATATGGTATTTGATAACAAGTCTTTCCAATACGATTTCAAATACTCTTTTTAGAGGAAGAAAAACGCCAATTCAAAAAGAACAAGATTTATTTAACCAGATAATGTACAAGCACCAATTTCTTGTCATCGTCTTGCCTAATGAATCTGGAAATGTAAAAAAAGTAACTATACCAATTGTTATCAGTGGTCGCGTTAAACCCTTAAAACAAATCGATGATTATATAGAAAATAACTATCCAAATTTAACAGACTCAGAATACGATTTGATCGACGAAGCATATAATGAATGGTACGAATTGTATAACCAATTACATGTAAATTCACAAATTCAACCCATTCTTACAACTGCAAATATATCTTCTCAGAATGAGGCACACACTTTAGCAGAAATATCGAATCTATCGAATGAGAATAATACTAATAATAATAGTAACAACAATGTAAGTAACGTGAGTAAAATACCATCAGCGACATCATTACCCCATGCGTATAAAATCGGAAGGGGTAAAAAAACGAAAAAAAATAGAAAGCGAAAACAAAGAGGGCGAAAAACGAAAAATACTCGTAGATAATAAAAATAGGTGTTTTTTTATTATCTATTTACAAATTATAACTATAAATGTCATCCGATCACATTAATCATATTGAAAAATTACGCGGAGATTTTGCAAATATTATCACAATAAAAACCGAAATATCTAAAATAAAGGAGAAAATCCAGGAAGAAATAGCCCATTTAAAAGGTGTATATCAAGAATTGGTTAAGAATAATACAAAAAAAATTTTCGTCTTTTGCCTGGATTCCTTCTTTTTTCAATACAAAATATTTACAGTTGAATTGGAGAACATTGATCGTTTCCGAATATTATTAAACAATCGTATGTATTGTGAGTATTACAAGTTATATAATATTATTGTTACAGATATAAATGAAAAACGCATTGATGTTGTCATTGATACAACTGCAACAAGGGATTTTCCAGTCTATAAAGATTTAGAGCCTTTTCATGAATATAAAATCGATGATATCAAGGATTTACATACAAATATTATGACATTATTAAATGAAATGTTCTCACAATATCTTAAAAAAACCCAGAATATTGATGGATATAATGAAAATCATAGAATTGGGTTCTCCATTTCCAATTTTATAAATACATTGCAACATGAAAATAATCAATTGCGTGATCAAATTATGTTATACATTAACTACGTTTCCTTTTTTCATATATCACAAAAAAAGCAGTTGAACCGAATTTCAGCAAGAATAAATGAATTTTATAATGAGGTTCAAGAAAATATTAATATAAATCGCACGTTCTCTATTAATGATATTTATTCACAAGACCGTTTAGATTTATTATATTCGGAAGTGGAAGAAAAAGATAAAAATATGAACAGCGATTTTAATCACTCATCGCAGATAGGCCTTAAAGGAGTAACAAAAGAACAGCAAGCAAATAAGGATCAACCGCGATCAAAAGAACCAGAGAATAATGAGCATACTCCGGACAAATAATGTGCATACTTATTATTTCTTATATTGCTAGAAATAATAATAATACTATAATTTGCGTCATAATAGATTATTTACAAAAATACAAAATAAAAATATATAATCCTACTTTTTCTAATCACTATGTATATTGTAATATACATTATACATGGCTAGTAAAAAAACTACCGCGGATTTAGATGAAAAATCTGATTCTGTCGATAATAATTCTGAAAATAAAGACGCTGCATCGTCAACGTCAATCGAGAAAACTGCACCAGGTAAGCATATTAAGTGGTCGCCTGAAAATGAAGAAATCATGGTGGAGTGGTGTGATATTGCCCAGTGTTATAAATGGTTAAATTCGCGCGCACATTCTAGATATTCATACATGCATGCATGGTTTACTATACCTGCTATTACCCTTTCAACCATAAGTGGAACAGCATCATTTGCTCAAACAAGTATACCAGCGGAATATCAAACATATGCACCCATGGCAATCGGCACAATCAATATATTTATAGGCATTTTAACCACGGTCCAGCAATATTTAAAAATATCTGAATTAAACGAGGCCCATCGAGTCGCGTCTATATCATGGGATAAATTCGCGCGTAATATTCGTATAGAACTTTCCAAAGAGCCATGTGAGAGAACCGATGCTGGGCAGTTTATTAAATATTGTAGACAAGAGTTTGATCGTTTAATGGAAACAAGTCCGAGTATTAGCAAGAGCATTATAAATGAATTTAATCGTTCATTTACTGGTGATAAAAATTCGGATAAACAAATGTATTTCGAGGAATTGAAGAAACCAGATATATGTAATACCATAATTAGTGCAGGCAGATATCGTCATCCATGGTATAAAGAAGAGGAGCGAAAAAAATTAGAGAGAGAAGAACGTGAGCGCAGAGAACGTGATTATGAAGAAACGATGCGTTTTTTAATTGATCCGTTTGACAAAAAAGATGACGCTGAAGATCCAGAAATTTTAAGAAAACGACAAGAATTAAATGAAAAGGAACAGGATATTTTATTAAAAGAGAAAGAAATTGCAGAAAAATTAGAAAAACGCCGAACGATGCAAAATGCGTTTCATCGAAATGTTGTCGAGGCAGCCAATAAAATGAGAAAACAAATAAAAACATTAGAGGATTACGTATCTGTCTTCCAAACAATGTATGGTCGCGTCCCAATGAAAGATGAATTAATTAGTCATGCAAATGCATTAATTGCATCTGGTGAAATACAACAAGAAGCATTGGATAAATATTTAGATAAGGTTTATCATAAGGTTACAAATAGCGCAGTTGTTATATAATATCTATTGTTCTATCGTTCCATCTATCTACAAAATAAAATATATGATAAATATATAAAAATGGATCTTTTAGACAATGTTTGCACCCCAGCAATAGTTTATTTAGTATTGTCGATGATAACTATTATGTTTGCAATTTACAATAATGCAAGAGTTTTCACCATATTAATAAAATGGTTATTCGTTTTATTATGGGCCTGGGTTTTGAACTTTATCTGCAAGAGTGGTTATCCTATGGTTGCCTGGTTCCTCGTTTTACTGCCATACTTATTGATGTTGCTAACCATTGCAATCGTCATTGAAATGATGCAGTATGCTAAAAATACGAGTCAATAAATAAAATTTTCTCTTTATTATAATAAAATTGATTTTTATACATTTTATTATACAGGCTATATTCCAGAAATGACAAAGACCTTAGATTATTATATCGCCAAACTTCCAATGGATGTTGGAAAGGAAATATTCTCCTTTCTTATTCCAGATAAAGATACTATACAATTTTATAATTATTCATCAAATAGTTACAGTAATTCTTCTTATAGTTCAAAATATGAAAAAGCGCTCATTGGCGATGAAGTTGTAAAAAATAAGGAGGGATTATACCTATCTAGAATATGGAAAAAAAATGGAAAACATAGATATTACGTAACCGAAACAATAGTAGACACAATACACGTTGAGTACAATGACTCTATGTGTGCTATGCATTATTATGATTACTTTTCTACATATGTTGGCAAAGATTTGGATAAGGCATTGATTGAATTGTTGTTCATATTTCAATAAATCGGTCCAGGGTTTTTATACACCAGGTGTTTCTATTGTTTTCAATAAAAAATATGCTTGTATATTTATCAAATATGTTCGTTGAATCATCAATTTCATTGTCATTTTCATTATTTTTTTCAACCATATTATCGCCGTCACCATCCCCACCACGTTGTTTTAATGCATATTCACGTAACGATTTTATTTTTCGAATAGGGGTTTTTTTATTTAATATATAGAGCGTATCATAGACAAAAACGGCGTATCGTTTAACGTTCTTGTTTAAAGTAATTTGTTGTGACGTAAAATAATAATTAAAACCAAAAATATCATGCTCGATCTTTCTTTCATTATATAATAACTTATTATTACGCGTTTCATCGTCAGCATAAATCGTATTTTTATAAACATTTTCGGTGAACTTTAATGATTTTTCTTCGTCTTCATTGCTATCATTGTTTTCACAAAGATAAAGACACAGCGGCAAAGGTACCTGTTTTTGCGTTTCGTTTTCATTTTCTATTAAATGCAATAATTGATTGTTTTCATTTATTATATTGATAATTGCATTATCAACAGGATAGTCTAATATTCGTTTTTCATTTATAATTTCATCCAAAATCGCCCATATTTGAGTTTCACTATATTTTATATTATCCAATTGGGTTGTGTCAAAAAATAAAAAGGGGACGCCATCGTTTTCTAAGAATCCCTTGAATACATTATATTGTTGAATATCTTCCTTATTTATGTTTAATATTTCTTGTAAGGCAGATTCATAATTTATCTGTAAATATTGATTTGCATCTAATTGTTTGCTATTATAATCATTTATGGAAATAGAAAAATTGCGTATAGTGCAAACCTGATCGTGTATATCTAATAAAAATTCAACAAATGGATTTTCACATTCTGAATTAATACGAAATAGAATGATGTTTGCATTGAATATACCATTTTGAAGATTTTTCTCAATTACATCTTCAAAATCATGTAACATATTGTCTTTTGTTAGGTAATGATATTCCTTTGAATTGAAATGATACATATCACTGTCTTCAATATTATCATGATTGTCATAACTTGCTAATAATGGTATCGGCAAATCTTGATGGTGTTGCTCCAGAGTTAACTCTTTTTTTTGAACCTCTTCCTGGGGTGGTTGTTCTTGTGATTGATCGTCAGGTTTCACTTCAGGTTCACCGTCAGGTTTCAATTCAGGTTTAACTTCAGGTTCACCGTCAAGTTTCACTTCAGGTTTAACTTCAGGTTTCAAATCAGGTTTCAATTCAGATTTCAATTCAGGTTTCAATTCAGGTTCACTTTCAGGTTTCAATTCAGGTTCACTTTCAGGTTTCAATTCAGATTCACCGTCAGGTTTCAATTCAGGTTTCACTTCAGGTTCACCGTCAGGTTTTAATTCAGGTTCACCGTCAGGTTTCACTTCAGGTTCACCGTTAGGTGAAGGCGGCGGTTCAAGATTTTTCATGGGTTGTCCGTCTGGTGGGGGTAGTTGCTCTTTATCAGTTAAATGTAGTGGTTGAACAGTATTTTGAACCGCTATTGTTGTTTCTTTTTTAGAAATATCTTCTGGATTTTCAACACGAGGTTTTATTATTGTCTCTTTATTTTGTTCAGTATTTTTAATACCAATAAAATGTGTCATTATTTTGTTTTTCATTTCATTATCAACAATTGGCATTATTACCTATTTATAATATAAATATACTTTTTATTATAATACTAAACTTATATGAAAAATAAGTTTTCAAACAAATATAAAGAATTAACCCAATATATAATAACCAATCAGTATAATTACTATACAACAACTTAAATAGCTTTTCACAGCAACCGAGTTAAAATGAGTTCCTACGATGAATATGGCAATTACGTTGCATCAGATGATTTCAGCGTTTCATCTTTTGCAAGTGTTGACCCCAACATTATTCAACATACAAATGACGATAATTACAAACTCCAATTTAATAAAAATTCCAGAAAAAATAAAACGACCGCAAATAAATATATGGATGAACTAAAGAAGCAGGATAAGGGATTTCGAAAGGTCAAGCGAAATATTAATGGCATTGTAACCAATGTTGAAATTTATACTACGTCAACCACCCCTGGTTCGCTTATTCGTGACGCAATTACAGGTTCAAGATATGTAAATTATAGAGCAGGCACTTCTGATGAAAATTTGTTTTTTAAGGTTCGTGTTAGCATTGGTGGAACCGACTACGGAAACGAACCAATCACATTGTATTATGATAATCCGGAAACATATGAACGAACATTTGGAAGCACAGTTGCACAAACCGATAAGGAGCGTTGGGAAGCCAGACGTGTATCAGAGGTTGTTTCTAGAGCCCAATAAAATATATAAAAAAATAAAATAGAGATATAGATTATATATTCTATATCTCTATGAAGTGGAAATCAGTGTTATATTGCTTTATTATAAAGCCAGATAGAGATGTAATGCAAAGTAATAAATTCGATATAGTAAATATTCCGCCGAATATGGAGAATGTAGATAAATGGGGAAAAATGCTTGAAGCAAATAATCGTTCTGTTGATTTGTTTAAACCATCTAGATTCGGAACCGGATTAGATGAGCGACCCATTAATGAAACCGATAATATGTATAATATTACAATGAATTTTTTTAAAATGAAAATGTTAAGACGTTTAGAGAGCAAACACATTTCAGTAGAAGAAAAACTTAATATTATTAATGAAAATGATTGGGTATTTAACTCACAACACTCAAAATATTATGTAAATTTATTAGCTGGGGATTTACTAGATAGTTGGTAAAATTTTATCATGGATAATAATCACCATTGCGATGATTTGTTGGAAAATATCAAAATTTGTCTTTGTTATTATTCATCCAATTCATCTACTAACAATTTTGGCAGTGGATCCGGTATTTTTTATCCAGTAAAATGTGAAAATATAATCCGTTTTGAACAAAGTTTAGAGGCAAATAAAACCACGATCCAATACAAACAGCCATTTTTAAATTTAGAAAAAACATATAGAATAAATTATGATGCAGCAACTCGTCATATTTCTATTGAACAATAAAATAAAAAATGTATCGTTATAATATAAATTTGTAATTATATTATAAATAATGTCTTCACAAATTATTCCATTATCTGCCTATATTTGTGTTGGATTAACTTCAATAGTATTGTCTTATGCGCTTATATCAGAGTCCGCTGAAGAAAAAACAGAATCCACATTTACATCTATGTTGCCTAGCATAACCTCGGCTGCTGCGCCTGCGTCAGCAACTGCGGTAGAAGCATCAGCGCCACCACAAGAGGGCATTTTATCTAGCATTAAAGAATCGATCGTTGGTGAAAAACCTGCAAACCCAATTTATGGTGGAAGAAAAACAAAGAAGCGAAACAAGAATAAAAAGTCTTCGAAATCTGGAAAAAAGAAGAATCATTCCAAACATCGTTGAAAAAATTCATTTACCTTATTTTTGTCGGCTCCAATTACAGCATCATCCGGAATATAACTTGTATTACCCTGATTGTAACATAAAATAGCAGGTATACCATTTAACATCTTTTTTGTTTTTAAAAAGGCATACACATCAAAACTTTCATCTATGTCAACTACAATACATTGAATTGTTTCCGGCATTTTGTCAATCCATTCAAAAACCTGTTTCTCAATGAGTTTGCAAGGTGCACACCATTCTGCGCCAAACTTGATGATTATTTTGCCAGGATTTGTCTCCAATAACTGAGAAAACTGGGTCCTATCACGAATTTCTGTTAGAAGTGGGAGGCGTGTCATTCTATAATAATATCGATATTATTATAGGCGATAAGTGTTTATATTTTTTCATCGACAACTTATTATTCGATAAATCATGATTATTTTTTTATGCAAATTTTCTATATAACAATGAAACAATGTTCTCAAAAACCAACAACACATAATTTAAATATACACATGTATTCATTGAAAGAGGTTTTAGGGTTATTCAATTTATCCTACAATATTACGGTGAATGATTTAAAACGTGCAAAAATGCAGGTTCTTATGTTACATCCAGATAAATCTAGATTATCCGCCGACTATTTTTTATTCTACAAAAAAGCCTATGAGATTGTGTATAACTATTACCAAAATGAGAACAAACAAAACCAAAAGATAACTGATGAAACCACAAAATATGAGCCGATTCAAATAAATAATCATAACAAGGCAACAACCAACAAAATTTCCTCTGTCATAAAAGAAATGTCAACTGATGTTTTTCAACAAAAATTTAATCAATTATTTGAAGACAATATGGTTGGTGCAACAACAAACAAAAACGAATGGTTCTCTAAAGAGGAGCCGATTTATTCTATTCAGGAAAATGTTTCCAGTAAAAATATGGGAAAGGCATTTGATACCTTAAAACAACAACAGTCTGGACTTATTAAATATAATGGGGTGCAAGATGTTATTCATAACCGCGGTTCTCGGTTATATGAAGACGATGGTGATTCCGATGAATATGTTTGCTCTGATTTATTCAATAAATTAAAATTCGATGATATACGAAAGGTGCACAAAGACCAGACCGTTTTTTCAGTCAGTGAAAATGATTATGCAAATGTTCCAAAATATGCATCAGTAGACCATTTTAAGCGAGAACGTGGTCAACAATCACTCACACCATTTGAAAAACAAGAAGCAGAACAAATATTGTTGGCTAGAGATAACAAATATCGCGAATATATTCTACAAAAAGAACATGCGTCTAACATACGAAGTATGGAATATGCAGAAAAAAATAAGACGGTTTTATCCTCTTTTTTACACATTACGAATAACTAACGAACCATAGTTGTATGCGATTATCGACGGTTAAAAAGCCATTTTTTATCAAGGTCCAACATTAATTGTTGATAATTCACATTGCGTTGCTCTATATCGCTATAACATGGTGCCTGGACAACCGTTAATGGAATCAACAAATACCAATTATCCTTTTGTTGCAATGAGTTCCAATACATATCCAATGCATACATTGGCTTATTTTCAGGTTCTCTCATTAAATTCGATAATCCTTCGCGCATATTCTTAATAAGTGTAGAATAATAATGTTTCTTTACGATATATCCAGTTCCACATCTACAATTTGTTACGCGAACGCAATAATCATTCAATTGTTGAAATGGGGGAGCGTTATTTCCGCTAATGAATAGAAAATCCCATTGAATTGATGTATCTGAATGAAATTTAGTTAGACTGTCTTTGAATTGTCCAACGTCTAAAAATGCAATATCATCTTCACAAATAAATACTTGTTCATATTCACGTTGAGCAGCTAATTCCAAACATTTAATATGACTAATTGTACACCCAATTGCACCAGACTTTGTTTTGACCGCATTAAATCTTTCTGCTGTTATTCCTAATTTTGCAAATTGATCAGTTACATGTGTTAGCCTATCTGTTCTATGTTCTAAATTAATAAAAAATGTATTTTGTAATAGTTCCATTATTATAAATTATATAGGTAATTCAATATCTATATCATTTTTATTTACACTTTTTTATCTGTCTTTATTTTTACATGACTCCTGGTGGAATAGTTGTATAGCTTAGATTAGTGTTTGTATCTTGATATATTATGGGTGCCAATGTAGGATAATTATTACCCATCACCATAGGTGCCATCGTAGGATAATTATTACCCATCACCATAGGTGCCATAGTAGGATAATTATTACCCATAACCATAGGTGCCATCGTAGTATAATTATTCATATCCGGTGTAACCAATGTAGATGACATAGTTGGTGCCATAGTAGGATAATTATTACCCATAACCATAGGTGCCATCGTAGGATAATTATTCATATCTGTCATAGTTGGTGCCATAGTAGGATAATTATTACCCATAACCATAGGTGCCATCGTAGGATAATTATTCATATCTGTCATAGTTGGTGCCATGGTAGGATAATTGTTGCCCATCACCATAGGAGACATAGTAGGAAAATTTCCAGTAACCGTACTATCAGCATTGCCCATCATCATCATGGGCGCATTTGTGGAATAATTCATATCAGGTGACACCGTAACATTTCCTCCAATAATATTATCCATGGAATTGTTTAATACAGTCGAAATAAACTGGGGGTTTGAATAAGCAGACACATTTGCATTTATATCTTTATCAAATGTAATATTCCCATCTAAATTTTTACTGTACTGGGTTCTATCTATATCTTGTTCAGATGAATTTTGATTAGGGGTATTTGTATCATTCGAATAATTTTCAAATATTCTTGCTGTTCTCGTGCTTTCAATAAATGCACAAAGAAAAAGAATAATAATTAATAACAAAATAACAATGTGTTTAAAATTCATTTTACTATATAGATACATTTAATTGTTGAGAACCCATCCATTTATCAAATTTTTCCTCAAATTCCTTATTTTTTACTATTATTTCTGCCATTTGTTTTTTTAATAGTACAAGTTCTTGTTCTAAATTAGAATACGATTCATCTTTCCATGAAACCGATTTATTTGATTTGACTTCGATAAAATGTTCTGGTGCTAGATTGGTTATTTCTTTAATAACAACCTTATCATTTTGCACTTGTCCTTGTGCTTGCGCTTGCACTTGTCCTTGCGTAGGATATATAGGAGATTGAACTATTTTTATTTCATCTTCGCGCTGTTTTCTATGCCGTTCTATCAATTCTTCCATATTTGTTATTACATCATCCTTTATATTATCACTTAACTTTGGCTCAATTGGCGGTTTGGGCTTTGCAAACATAGTCTCATATTCTTTTTGCCGCATTTCAAACTGATTACTATAATTATCCTCTTTTGATTGCATTCTGGAATAATTGGTTTCCATGAATGAAATATTGTTTTGCGTTGGTTCTTGTTTTTGCGTAGCAACTGTTGTTATTGTCTGAGAAAACTGCTGCGCTGGCTGCTGTGAAAAACCTGTGGACCCTCTGTTTGAAATAGGGTGTTGAGGCGTTAATGTCGAAATCATATACGATAATACATTCCTATTTAATGTATTTAATATCGTAGAAGTAATATTTTGTATAGACTGTATATTGTTGTCATAATAATAAGATTGAATAATAGAACGAAACCAATTCGTTGCTACACTTGGATGACTATTTTTAAAAGCGGCTACAAATTGAGGCGTTTTATTAATAATATTCCATAACAATTCCTGGTTCTCTTTATGAATAAACAACGACATATATATTATAAAAAATATTATATATGTTTATTTCATTTCAACGGCAATTTATTTTTTCTACTTTTTTTGCCGCCCAATAAACCCCTATTTATGCTTCTACTTATAGGTATAATCGTATTGTTTTTGTTGTAAACTGGATATAATTCATTTATATCGTTTATTTTATTTTCTTTATCGTAATCCTTCAGTTTTTCGTCGAGATGTTCCTTTTCTTTTTTCTCATATTCTTGATCATACTGTTTTTTATATTCAGAATTTGTCAAATATTTGGCGATATCTTTGTTTTTACTATTTTCCTTTCTAAATTTTCTCTTTAAATCTCTTATGTATTCCAAACGATTATTTATCATATTGTCGATATCTGCAATATCAAAAAGACGCCTTAAATTATAATCAACAGTTTTATCAAAAGTCGACGTATTGCCATCTCTAGTTACAATTGTTTCTGCAAATGGCAAATTTTTATTCTTTTTATCATAAAAGGTTTGGATATTATACTCAACACTATTATTATTCTTTATTGGACCCAATTTATTTTCTGGAGTGGTTAATGGCGTTGTTGAAGAACCTCCATTAAAAAATTTATTTTTTCGTAGTTTAAACACATAGCTATCAGAAATGCGGTCTTTGGAAAAATGTGCGAATTTATCCTTGTTTGTTTTCAGCAGTTTACCGTCGCTTGTTTTTTCTGTTAATAATGTTGTTATAAAATAAAGAGCATATATACCACATTCAGTATTCTCATATTGGTGTCTTGTTTTGTTATCAATAAATTTCATAGAAATACTCAATTCTTTGCATTGTTCTAATATTCTATCGACTAATTGTTGTATTTCACTTGGCACTTTATCACCAGCGCTATCAAAATAGAATATAAAATGATTATCTATATCCACAAATAATGAAACCCAATGAGAACCACTTTCATTGTGCTTATCTAGATTAAATACAACACCTATTTTTGTTTTACCATTATCCAATTGTCGTTTTAATGAGAAATTGCATAATTCTTCCCATACACAATTTCCATTCATTTCTTTGGGTCGCGTATCAAAATCAATCGGCGTAGGTCCAATGAATCTAAAAAAGGGGTATGCTTTTTCATATTGTGCGAGAACATCTAAAATATCATAATTAGAAAGCCACTCATCTGGGTTTTTATCCCATTCTGGTGGACTATCTGGTGCAAATATAAATTCATCTAGAGCATGACGCACATCCTTATTATCAATTTCGTTTAACCAACAATCTTCTCGTTGACATTGTGTTAAGCGAGACTTTAATTCGTACCATAATTCATTTTTATCATTGCTTCGTATAGGGTTCTTTGGATGATCCTTGTTATATTCCGCTTTGATTATATTGATAACATCTTCAGTTAAACAGCTTTTATTATTGATTGTTCCAACGGTTTCGACTAAAGGGCTACAATTCATAGTTGCAAATTCATCGGCGCCTCCCTGCTTTCTTTTACGCGATTTTGAGTTGTTGTAATATTTGTTTTTTTTCCTAGTATTCATAACCATTCACTATATAATTAGGATAAAAAAAATAAAAAACCAAGTGGTTTTTTATTTTTATAGGGTTTATTTTTTATTTTTATTTTTTTTACTCCTCATCACTATCACTATCGACATCTGCCCAATTCAAAATCTTCTTTCTAAATAGGGGGCGAGGTTTTTCTACAACAACCGCTGTTGCTTGTGTAGAAATAACAGCAGCGATGTAACTGCGGCCAGCCTGCTTAGTAAGAGGTAGTCCAATATTCACATCCTCTTTATCTTCTTCATCAACTTCCGAAAGCAGGGAAAAGCGATTTGCGACCACGTCTTTCACCTTTAATATTTTTGGTGCATATTCAGCAACAATTGAGTGATTGGAAATAGCCACCGATGACGACTTATTAGACGTGCAGTGCGATGCGATATGTCCAGTTTTTCTGCAATTACGGCATTGACTCTTCATAAGGGTAATGCAGGTGATCTTGTTTCCTGATTTGACATTGTGAGACAAGTATATGGCTTCTCCCTTACCTGCTGCAAAACAGATTGTGCAAAAGGGGGTGTTGCGCTTGCCAGATTGCTTGGATGAGTAAGTACGAGACGACATATTGTTGTTGTTGTTGTTATTGTTGACTTGATTATTGATATCTTAATCTTTTTTGGATAAAAATTGTTCAATTTTTTATGTATTTTTACGTAAAAACAAACACTACTTATACTGAAAACTAATGTAACTAGTCATTTCGCATATACCAGTGATAGGATATATAATCATAATCACCGCCATTGTTTAATGTATTCGAATTACACCATTTTAATGGTCGTATCGTAATAGCATTTGGATATCTATCTAACATAAAATTAAAATATAATTCATATTCAGATGCGCCTGATCCATTGTAATCGGTAACGTTTTTAAGAAAAATATTATAAAATGTATCTTTATGAATAGATTCCAACATAAACATAATTTCAACTACATATTTTGTTTCAAATAACATATGATGGCAAATTCCACTTTTGTATAGATCCATGCGTCTGAAACTTGGATGCAACCGACTCATATGTTCAAAATATGGCTTATTAAATTCTCTTCCATGATTATACAAACATTTATCATCTTTTATAAAAACAGTCGGCTTTAAAAAAAACGTATCTGCATCTACTACCAAATATTTATCCAATATGTCCGGAATAACCAAACCAGAATATAATTTCAACAATTGTTGCAAATACCATCCATTTCTACTTAATTTACCATGTAACTTTTCAACCGTTTTTATTGAAAATGGAAAAATACTTTCAGAAATAGTGATGCAACCATCGATTTGCAGCGTATCATTAATATAGATTAGGTATATATTCCTATACCCAACAATATTTTTCTTAGTATATTCAATCTGTTTCTTTATAATGTCGGCATCATTTGGACCAACAGGAACAATGATATCAAATAATTTTTCACTTTCATCATGATTTGTTTTTCTTTCATAGATGGCATCTTCACTCCATATGTTTTTTGATAACTTATTCTTAAGGTTAAAACCATTGGCTAATATATATTCATTCAATTCATTAAAAAGTACTTGTCCAGTATATATTTCCTTGTGTTCAACCTCAGTATGTATATATCTAACTGTATTTAAATAATCACCCAATCCTTTCAATGCCAGTAATTCTGCACCCTGTAAATCCATCCAAATAATATCCACATTTTTAATATCATATTTCTTCATGACACTATCTAAACGATGACAATTCGTTTTTATTTCATCCTGAACATAAATCTCTGACTTATATGTATTATTTGATTTAAATATGGAGGATGCTCCTGGATTACCATCTTTCCAAGTAGTAATTGTTTTTTTTTGATTGATTGGATAAAACATAATTTCTCCATCATAATCGCATACGGCTCCCTCGATAAGTATAATCCGATCTTTATAGTTTTCTATATTTTTTCTGCATATATCCAATGTGTTTGGGTTACATTCAAATGCATATATTTTTGCATTCGGAAACTGATTATAAAATTCAATACTTTGTAGACAATCTCGCGATCCAACATCAAAAATAACACATTCTTTTGTTTTGTCTGGTATATACCTTAAAAAATTTTCAATCATTCTATCTATATATTTATTATGTTAATTTTTTATTATCTTTTTTCATAATTAAATATTCACCGTTTTTAAGCTTTGCAAAAGCCAATTGGCTACAAAACCGCGAATAGACCTTAAAAACACAAAAACTTTGATAGATTCTTACTGTGGATATGTAAATTAAAAATGGGAATCTGTTCATTATTTATTTCTATAAAAGGCCGCAGAAACCCATTTACATTTATTTTTCGAATATTATAAGTATTATATTTTATCACACAGGTTTCATTAACAAACCCCTCGGTATTTTTTTCGTCGTCAGCCTTTTCTAATGTATGAAATGGATCAATTCCACCTAAATATTGACCAATTGCTGCCGCATCAAATATAAAATGAAAATCATCATAATTTTTACTTACGTATTTTTGTTCATCTGTAATCGCATATTTTAATGGGAAAATGGGAAATGTTTCAATTAGACCAGTTTCCCATTTTATTGTTGAAAAATTATCCATATCCGACACTCCAAAATTATAATTATCTAGAACTATTTTAAAAATATCTGAATTTGGAATATACATAATACTAGCAATATTTCGATTATAACAATCAAATGGTAAATAAACATAGTTGGAATTTAGACTAGGTTTTAATTCGTCCACATTATAATAGATGAGAACATCATTTTCAATATGAATTACGTCAGTTAAATGGTAGGTTTTCATTAAATCGTATATATAAAAGAATCGCAACGATGTTAATGTCCAAAACCCATTTCGAAAATGACTATCTACTCTTGCATTATTCGCGAAATTATATACATCATTCAAGTCGTATACATTTATTAGTTCAATATGTGTTTTTACTGTTTCAAAATGGATAAAAAACTCGGCATTTGTTATTACATATATATTTTTATTTCCCAATGCAATTAATTGTTGTATATTTGGTATAATATATTCTTGAAAATTATTCACACAAAAGAGAATAATATTCATTTTATAGTTATTATTACGGCAATTCTTTATATAAACTAATAGGGAATTTTATTATTCGTTTTTTCCCAAGTGTTGAAACTATCTAATGAATTATCAGATTCCACCTTTTTTAGTTTCACAGTCCTATCACTAATATTTTTTGAAATTTCATCATAAATAAATTCGTCATCAAACCCAATGTCCTTTGCATCACGTCGCGTATTGCTATAATATATATCGGTAATCCGAGACCAATAAATTGCAGATAAACACATAGGGCACGGTTCGCAACTGGTAAAAAGTTTACAACTCGATAAATCAAACGTATTCAATGATTGGCATGCTTTTCGAATTGTTACAATTTCAGCATGAGCAGTAGGATCGTTTGTCTGAGTAACCTGATTATTTCCCTCGGCTATAATATTATACATTGCATCTGTTATTACACAGCCAAATGGTCCACCACCATTTTCAACACTTAGTCTAGCCAATTCACATGCTTTTTGCATAAGTTCCTTTTCTATATTATCCATTTTATCTAGATATACACATTCTTTTATATTTTTTTACACCTTTTTACATTTAGTTAGCTTAACTGAAAAAAATAAAAATGAGACAAACTTTCTATAAAAAAGAAAATGTAAGGTTGAATAAAATTTCAAAATAAAAGTAGGACCGATTTTCAAAAATGGACATTTTTAAAATGTCCAAAATGGAATTTTGGCGGATGTCTTAAATTCGCCATTTTTTGAAAAAATGGAATGTCAGCATAATGGTAAGAAAAAGTAAAATAATACAAACGCGCCACTGCATAATTTTTTAATAAAATTTTCATGGAAACAAATTTAGATACTTTTTGTGTTAGCATATATTATTAACAATGTTAACAACTTCTAATAAAAAAGTATCGAAAATTTATTCCTGTAAAAATTGTGATTATAATACGAGTAGGCTATCTCAATATAATAAACATATTATAACTGCAAAACACATGAAGTTAACAACTCTTAACCAAAAAGTATCAACCCATTATTATTGTGAGTGTTGTAATTATGACACTATTATACATAGTAATTATAAAAAACATTTATTAACTGAAAAACATTTACATCTGACAAAAGTATCAAAAGTATCAAAAAAAGTTTCTGAAACTATAATGTGTGACATATGTAATAAAATATATAATTCTAGAGTTGGTCTATGGAATCACAAAAAGAAATGTTCTCAGCAACCTTTAGAAAATACAATTACGGTAACTGATATTACGAATCCTTCCATCATAATGCATCTAATAAAAGAGAACCAAGAATTCAAATCTTTATTGGTGGAACAACAAAAAGATAATAAGGAACTTATCAACAAAGTGATTGAATTATCCAGAGAACCTAGATTTGTTACGAATGGTAATATTATTGTGGATAAAGAAAATTAGTTCGGCTCTATCTGTCGGTTAGAGGTTATGAAATAATAATATTTTATGTATTATATTATTATTTTATAGGATTTTATATTTTTTGGAAATAAAAGTAGGACCGATTTTCAAAAATGGACATTTTTGGATTTTTAAAAATGTCCAAAATGGAATTCTGTGAAAACTCTTAAAAATGGAATTTTTCGAAAAAGTGGATTGTTACCATAATGGTAAGAAAACGTAAAAATGTCAAAAAATGCCACTGCATAATTTTTTTATGAAATTTTTATGAAAATGATTTAGGCAACTTTTTTAGAATCCTATAATAGGACAAAATGGATTCAAAAAGTTGCCCAAAAGTTGCTCCAAAATATTATTGTGAAACTTGTCACTATACTACGAGTAAATCAAGTAGTTATAATAAACATTTATTGACAGCAAAACATTTAAGGATTCAAATGGATTCAAAAATGGATTCAGAAAAAGGTACCGTAACATTCCAATGCAATTGTGGTAACATATATAAATACAGACAGGGTCTTGTAAAGCATAAAAAGAAGTGTTCTCAGCAACTTTTAGAAAATACTCTTACTGAAATAGACATTACAAACCCTACTATCGTAATGAATATAATAAAAGAGAACCAAGAATTCAAAACTTTATTGATAGAAAGTCAAAAAATACAATTGGAAAATCAAAAAATACATATGGAAAATCAAAAAATACATATGGAAAATCAAAAAATACATATGGAAAATCAAAAAATACAGGCCGAACAACAAAAGGAAAATAAAGAACTTATTAACAAAGTGATTGAACTATCTCGAGAACCTAGAATTGTAAATAATGGTAATATCACCCAAAATAATCAAAAACATTTCAATTTGCAATTCTTTTTAAATGAAACATGCAAAGATGCAATCAATATGAATGAATTTTTAAAGTCGATAGAATTGCACCTAGACGACCTAGAAGAAACAGCCAGACTCGGATATGTGGATGGTGTATCGCGGATATTTATTCGTGCATTGAAAGATATGGAAGTGAATAAGCGCCCTATACATTGCACGGATATCAAACGTGAAACTGTATACGTAAAAACCAACGATAACTGGGAGAAGGATAACCCAGAAAAGAAAAACCTAAAGAAAGCCGTGGATTATATAGCAAACAAAAATATGTATCAAATCGATGATTGGAAAGAACAAAATCCGAATTGGAAAGACTGTGACAGTGAAGAAGGTAACGTATTAAATAAAATGTATATGGCAACCACCGGTGGTGGGTCGGACGAAGAAGACACAAAGTATGTTAACAAAATTATCAAGAATGTATTGCAGGAAGTGGTTCTGGATAAAGATAGTCAATAATCGGTGTAACCAATTTGTAATTCTAGAAAAAAACGCCATTTTTGTAAAGTTTTTTAACATTATATTTGCTCCATCTTGGTTTTTCCATTTTTTCTGGGTCGAAAAGGGTTTCGTTCTCATCTTCTTCATCATCACGCTTATAAAATGAATTTCCCTTCTCCATTTCCTTCATTTCAAAAAATTTAATAATCGATTTTGAATAATCCGAAAAGGCTTCTCCTACTTCGGTATTAGGTGGTCGCTCAGGATTCTCTATTAACTCATTTGTCATATCTATAATATCAACCATGTATTTTTGTAACTTTATTTTGTATTCTTTTAACTTGTCATATTTGGTCGGATCTGTCTTTTCTAAATATTTATTATAATTTGTTCTATTCATAAAGAGTTCGAGTGTTAGTTTATCAATATACTCGTTTTTGGGAACATCATCGTCCACTGTATCAATCGCGGAATACACTTTGCTAGAAGATTTTTCGTTTTCCATTATTTACACTGAAAAATGAAAATAAAAAAGGATATACAATAATGAGCGATATTTATTGATTACTTTATACGACCATGTGGGGTTACTTGAAGTAATTTGGATTTATAATTTTGCGATATCTCACTCAAGCAATCATTTGCATATTTCGCAATTTCATGTGTTTCATTTAATACCTTATACGTATCGCTTCTATAATTCGCATCTCTAATAAATTCGTCGGAGATTATACGAGCATTAAATCGGTAGATAATATCAGTAATTGTTGTATTCAACATAATAAATACATTGAAAATACTGCGATACTTTTGAATTCGTTTATCTTCGCGTTGCAATAACGTTTTAAATTCCGCCTCACTAACTTGATTTCGCAAAAATCGGATACGCAATTCTTGGTTATCTGTAATATGGTCTGTACGATATCTATCAAGTGCTGCATATCTATTATGGATTACATTCTCACATATTCTTGTTACTTTATCAATGATTGGTTTGAGTTCTAACAAAGCTTCTTCTGTTTCATTATTATTATTATTATTCAAATTTTGTGATTCTATCTCGTCACGCCGATTTCGAATGCGCATAACTAGATCTCTGCTAAACCTACTTGTAATCTCCTGTCCACACTGCACCTCATTAGGATTTCGATCAACATTACCGCCGGTTCTACGCAACCATTCGAAATAGTGGGGATTATGAATGTTTGTTTCAATTCTTCCGGTTCGCCAACTGAAACCAGTGTTGCAGTTGGTACAAAACATTTGGTCACAATTTTTTACTACGGTAAAATCTGGCAGGATAAATCTGCTATTTTCATTTACGGTCCATCCAAAATATTTTCCAATACCAACCAGTTTCACGTCAATGATTGTTCTAAAATAATCCTTGTTTGTGTTATTAGTTAATTGTGGATATTTCATTAAAACTTTAGTCGGTATCTCATCCAATCTTTCACCTGTAACAATCACTCTAAGTTGGTCATCATAATATACTTGAAACCCAAGAGACTGTGCTAAATAATCAATTTGATTTCTTAGTTGATCGTCTGATTGCATGATAGCGAATCCGCGCACTAGGGGGTCTCCAGTCGCATCAATTAAACCGGCAAGTAATTTTAATCTATTTTCTCTACTATTTGTTATGAATTCACGTGGGATGCGTGTTTTATCGATTTCTTTACCATTACTCGCAATAATCGGCTTTGTGTGCGTGCCATCTCCCAGCCACAATCCCAACATATAAGGATCCAAACTAATGGGCATGTCAGTGTAATGAATACCCTCACTACTTTTGAATCCATACAAATATCGCTTAGCTGTATTATCTAATTTCATATAATCTTCAACTGTTATCAAAACCACATCTTCTATAGTTAATGTTTTTACAAATTCTTCTGCAGTTTCTTTGGCGAGTTCCATAGTAATGGTTTCTGTAACTTTGAATGTCTTTGTTTTTACCTTTTTCTCAATAATGTCAAACCAAATCATTTTCCAAGCATTCAAACTTTCATGCCAAATCGGTCGGTTTGTTCCCATAAACTTTAAGGCAAGAGTATGTTTACTATTTACAACATATGTTTCTCCATTATTTTGATTAATTTCATACAAATTGTCTTCTCCTGTGAATATTTTTTCTACGATTCGCTTATGTCCATTATCTCCAATCAAAACATCGCCAACACAAATATCCTGTGAATTTTTATAGGTTGAATCCCACAATAAAATCTTTGTATTTTCTGCAAAACAACCGTCTATCTTAAATATACCAGTTCCGCAACTAGGACAGGGTCGAGTATCGTTGGCCAAGAGAGTCGCTGTAGCAACACGATCAGGGTCACAAACATGTTCACAATCACGATTTTCGCCCTTAACTTCGTGACAATTGGGACAACTCCACTTTTGACAAATTCCGCATTTCCATTGACTGCTCAAAAATCCACGGCATTCTTCGTCTGGACATGCTCGAACAAAAGTAGAGCGCTCTGTTTGTACATTAGTATTCAAAGAATACAGTCTGTTGCGAGCGGCATTGTAACGACCTCTTACTTCTATCATTTCCTTATTTATAGCTTCCATTTCATTCGCAATAATCTCGCGCTGGATTCTCTGCTCAACAACTGGTTGTGTTGCTGGCAAAAGTGCACGCTCTCTATCAAACAATACATTTTCACGATGCTTTTTAAAATCACCTTTTATAAATGTATATGGAAATATTTTTATCAAATTATTCTGTGTCCATTCTACATTACAATCATTATTCATACATCTGGGTCGCGACTCAATAAGCAACCATTTTTTGTAACATTCGCGACATGCACTATGTTGACAATATGGACACTCCGCCTTCGACCGAGTGCTAAGATTGAATTTCTCTGAACAAATATCACAAGTATTATTCATCGTTGTCATCTATAATTGTTATTTTTTATTTTGATTTTGTTTGAAATCAATTTTTTCGAATAAAAACAATTGATTTATTTATGTGTAACAATATACACAAAAAATGATGTAAATAAAAATGCCAAACTGTACGGAATATTGCTGATTAGCTTGTACTTTAATATTTTCATATTGATATTCGGTTCTTCTTCAAAATATTTTCCATTTGTTCCGCATTTTGATTCATCATTTCTGCATAAATCGGCAAAACCATATTTTATTTCACCAGTAATAATATTTTTATTGCCGAATTTTTCACATTTTGTGTAAGATGATGTAAAATCGCCGTCATACACATTTGGCTTGTAATAAATGCAATTTCTACAAGATGGTACATTTAAGTTTTTGATGATTGGCTCTGGTTTAACCATGCATAATAACAATTTTGTAAATTTCATTAATAATATTATTATTGATATATTTGTTTCTATGTTATTTGTGAATGTAGATATGTTACAAAAAATATTGCTATGCATGGTAATATTTTTTCCACCGAAGGGGGTATAGATTTTTGATTATGTGTATCCTATTGTATAAAACATCGACTCTTTTTTACGACTTAACCTTGCGCGTTTTATTGAGTTTCTTTTGGCGTTGCTCTTCTTCTCTGGCTGCTTTTTTCGTTCTTCGCAACTCTTCTTTCTGTAGGTTTTTTTGATGTTTCTCTGCATCTTTCGCTGCCTTTTTTGTTTTACGCAACTCCTCTTTCTCTGCGTTCCTTTGTGCCTTCTTTTGTAATTGCTCGTGTTGTTTTGCCGCCTTTTTTGTTCGTCGCAACTCCTCTTTTGCTATTTTTTTATTCATTTTTTCCGCCTCCTTTTCTTTTTTAACACCCTCTAATCGCTCTTTTTCTTCGGTCAATTCAGATTTTATCTCATTTGCTGCATTGGTTATAAGCCCTTTTATTTTTTCATCCTTTATTTCCTCTCTAAAATCCGCCTGTTTACGTAGAGCCTTTTTAACAGCATTCGTCTCCTTTCGATTCTGGGCTTCTATTTTTTTCTCCACCTTTATACGATTTTTAATTGTTTTTCGCAATTCTTTGTACTCAGATTCACGTTCTCTCTTCAAATCCTTTATTTGGTCATTAAACCCACGAATATTTTGATTTACCTTCTTCGTAGTTGAACGATTTATTTTACGCATCTTTATACGTTCGGATTTTAATGTAGATCGAACCACCTGTTTTTCAAGGGTATTTAAATCATATATTTTAAATAATTTTTTAATTTCATCGATGCGTTTCTGATAAGAAGCCATATTGTTGGTTAAGCTCTGTTTTTGCTGGACAATTAACTCTTCCAAACGATTAATTTCATTATCTAGACCCACAAATATAGGGTTCTCGCCCAATGATTTACGTAATTCAGAAATAGAGTTAATTTTTTTACCACATTTTGATTTTAATGTATAATACGAGGTTTGTTTAAATTTTTCAAATTCTTCAGGTGAATCCTTTTTATTTTCTGTTATATTTGCCAACGCTTCTATTTTAAGCTGCTTACGATTCTGAATTTCTTTTCTTGTTTTTTTGATATTATTTTTTATCTCAGTTAATTCGGCCTTTATATCTTTAATTAATTTTCGAACATGTTCTCTCACTAACTTGTTACATTTTGTTTTTATTTTGGGAATAGTTTCTTCTTTGCATTGGTCTTTTAATTCATTAAACGTTGCCTTATCTACCGTTTTTAAATCTTCAGATATTTCTTTTTCCTCTTCATCTAGTTGTTTCTGTAATTCAATTACTTCTGCATTGAATTGTTCTTTTGCAAAACCCTTATCCATTTTCTTTATCTCAGAAATGTTCTCTGTTATAGGGGCCTGAATATCATGAATAACTGGCTGTGCAAATTGGCGTGCATCCTTTTCACGATTTAAATAACTAATATGTCCTGCGATTTGATCAAGATATTTTTCCCTTCCCTCTTTAGAGAACCCACCATTATCATCCAAATATTCAGTTGAAAACGAATCAAAATCAACCGGAAATTGTTCCTCTGGCAATTTGCACAAATTCAGTAATTGCATCATTTCCATGGGGGAATCTGTAATAGGCGTTGCAGTCATCATCAACAATTTAACAGAGTCTTTTCCTGAAATCTGATATGAATTCATCACCGCTTTATGGAATTCCGGCATATCAGGTCGTTCCAATGAAGACAAGTCACCACCATACAATTTATGGGCCTCATCAATGATTAAAAGTGTCTTATGCAATGGATCGACTTCACCATTCTTTTTAACAAGCGCCTTGTATAAATCATTCTTTTTTGAAACCAAATTACTGAATTGTTTGTACGACATGGGGCGAATACTCCATGCTTTGGATAACAATCGCATTCGTGTTTTATTATCCGCTGGTATTTCCAAGTTCTCGTTAATGATTTTTTCGCGGATGGTTTCACTACATACTTGTTCAAACATATTTTTCCATATATCAGATTTCAATGTGCTACGTGTAACCCAAAGAATAGTATAACCTTGTCTTTCATAATGACTACTTGCAGTCGCAATAGCAGTGCACGTTTTCCCAGTTCCAACAGAATGCCATAATAGAATACCTTTTAATGGATTTTCAGGAGTGAAATAATGACGAATGAAATTCTGGGTAGGATTGTATTTCATTAATTGGGGTTGAGAACCTCCCACAGTTTCCCCTTTTTTCTCCGTTTCACATAGGTTCTCCATCTTTATTTTCTCCCATTGAAATTCATTAAAATGTTCGGCAATGTGGTGTCGCGTTTCAGCATATCCCATACGATTTTCTGGTTGTTGCCCTATAACAATTCCATTGGGCAACACAATTTCTTGCTGTGGAACAGCGGTTGATTCTAGGTTTTTAATACGTAATTTCTTTTGAATACCTGCACCGCCATTGTATACGAATTGTGATTGCTCTTCGTCGGTATTATCATCATCTGACGGAATAGAAAATGTATGTATGTTTTTATTTAAATCATAATCAACTGATCCCAATACACATACCTTTTCTAATTCATCTGCAAATTTTATGATTCTGAAGTTTAAATTCATAGATTTCATATATAGCTCCATTGCAGTTTTCGAGTCCATGAATGACGATTTCAATTCGTCTGGTATAGACAAATCATAAATAAAAACATCCAGAGTCCATCCACGACGAGGGTGAAAATCGAGACCTTTTTGGCCGCAGGTTCGTGTGCCACGTCCGATTATTTGTTTTTGGTCTGCCATTACTAACGATGGTTCAAAAATATGAATGTACTTAATATCAAATAAATCAATACCCTCTTTGTAACCGCTATCCATTATAATGAAACGGCATTGTTTACCATCAATATTATCCGGACGTTTATTAAAAATACCCAGAATTTCTTTTTTTAACTTTACAGTGATTGATTGCTCAAAAACGCCGCGCGAAGTTAATAGGAAAAAGTTATTGTAGGGGGTTCTAAATAATTCTTCCTCTGACTTTACTGCAATTTTACCCCATACTTTTTCAGCCTTCTTTTTTGGACGTTTATTGCTTGATGCAGATTCATCGTCAGATTCATCGACATCATCTTCGTCGTCATCAGAATCATCACCAGATTTTGAAACAGGTTTTTGTGTTTTATGACTGTCAGGATTTAGTAGAGGCGCGTTATAACCACAATCAAACCCCTTTGCCTCTAATGCGGAGGCTAATAATTTTGCGCCACTTGAACTCGATTTTAAATCCGAATAAATAAAATGTTTAAACGCTTTACCATATTTTCGTCGGTCTTCGCGGTCCACCTCGTCTATTTTATTTAATAATGCAACCAATTTTGGTGAATGTGTTTCCATATCATTTAGAAGAATTTCCGGTGAAAAATGGGGGGAATCGATTTGATATTCTTTTTTTGATTTGCTTATATTGGATTTTTTACGTACACAATCAGGATTAAATACAATTGACGCATCTTCATGAATCAAATTTTCTAAATCTTCCGATGCATTAATTTGTTCCATAATTATTAATATAACGCTATAAATTAATTCTCTTCTATAGTATATATAATTATACTATAATGTCGAACCCAGCTCTTGGTGATGGAATACAGGGTATCTCTCCTATTCAAACCATTAATAATTATAAAGATAGTGAACAATCAATGATTCGAAGAAAATTAAGAACTTCATGGAATAATGTCAATTCACAGGAAAGTATAAATGAAATTCCGCGCATAATAACACCATATCGCGCTGTTAATAATTTAGGCGACTATCTTTCTAGACAAGCTTATGTGTGCGGTGGTTCCAACCAAGTGAATGCTAGCAAACCTGGATGGAAAAGTCGCATCGGAAGTATCATTTCTCAATGTGACGAAACTGGAATTGCTGCTGGTGCAGGGAACCAGCGATTCGTTTCTGATTCGTCTGACTATATTACATACAAAAAACAGTTGGCGGTCCAGAAAGGTTACAATGATTCGAAAAACGGTGGTGACCAAAGCAATGGGTCGTTTGTCTCATTGATGTCTGTGCGTCGTCGTTAGAGAGATCACCATATTCATATTTATATTTATATAAATAAATATAAAAAATTCGCCACTGTATATGTAACCTGTAACCTGAAAACTTCCACTATGAACGAGATTGTTTTATGGTTTAATTCTATTTATAATGTGGGATCTCTCTTTGTAAATTCAGTGATATTCCAGATAAAATCGATTGATTGGAGAACCCATGCTACAAATCTTTTCCTATTGTATTGCAAAATTGCATCTCAAGTCAAAACGTCATATAGTTTTTATTATGACAATTATTCCATTTTCCGTGATTTTGCAGATACATGTGTTTATGGTGTTAAATATTTGGTATCTGGCGCATTGAATCGACGTATTGAACCACTTCATACCAATTGGATTTCTTGTTCCTATCTAAGTTTTAATAAGTCTCTATATCAACCCCAATATAATTTTGTTGAATACTTTGTTCCAATCTATGGTGATGTCATGGAGGATTTTAGCCTACTTGAATATTTTAAGGAATGGTTTAAGATTTCATTGGATGAAGTGAATAATGAAAATAACCTTATTATTGATGCCGTGATAACTACAAAGAGTTCATCTAATCGTTATTGCCGCGTCTGCAATAGTAAGAATAAGGATATTCCTATGTCTTTGTCTGACACAAAATCCAATATTCGGTTTATTAGTATTGACATTTATATGCCAGCGATTTCAAAAGATCCCTATGTTTTAGATCTTGACACGGATTCGTATTTGGTGGATAATGTCCTATTTACACCAGCATTTGTGAGACGTCTTATGGAATATAATGTGAATTCATCAACATTTGATATTAATTATACAGTAAAAATAATGGACAATAATATTCATTCATTTGAACTAGATTCGACCCAATATATCATTTTAGAAAAGGATGGATACAAGATTATTACAAATTGCTAGAACAAAAAGAATATAAAAAAATAAATATATATATGGTAAGGGTTGACTAGATGGATACAGTGAGTATACCTAACCCACCCCATACTCTCATTGGTAAATGGGATCTATATTACCATTTACCACACGATAAAAATTGGGAACTATCTAGTTACACCATTATAATGAATTCTATTGATACGGTTGAAAAAGTAATAGCTCTGAATGAAAATATAACTGCAAATACAGTAAAGAATTGTATGTTGTTTTTGATGAGAACTGGTATTACGCCGATGTGGGAAGATCCCAAAAATCGGAATGGCGGATGTTTTTCATATAAAGTAATAAATAAACAAGTATATGAAATATGGAAGACATTGTTTTATCATGTTTGCGGTGAAAGTTTGTGTAAAAACCCTGAACATAGTAAACATATTAATGGAATTACCATATCCCCCAAAAAGAATTTTTGCATTATTAAGATTTGGTTGGATGTCTCGAATTTACAAGACCCCAATATGATTGTATTGATTCCGAACCTATCGAAAGAAGGGTGTTTGTTTAAGAAACATGAGCCTGAATTTTAATCCTTAAGGTATATCCGCGGTTTTGTAGCCAATTGGCTACAAATCAGTGAATAGCCTATATCCTTTCGGTGGATAAATATATTTATCCACCGATAGAGATTAACCATTATTATTTGTATTTCAACTATATACAAATAATATATAATTTAGAGAAATATATAGTATATTACTATTATAACAGTTATGAAATGGAAAATAATAAATCTTCGAAAAAACATGTGTCATTTAATATAAAAGTGAAATTTAAAACAATCCCCAATAGAGACACATTAACTGAATTTAAATCTCTTTTATGGTGGTCACCTGACGAATATTATTATAATCGTTGCATAATAACAAATGAGGCACGTTTATTTATGCATAAAAATGGTTACACAAATTTTAAGCAATGTGCATCATTGTTTTGGGCGGATTATAGTGGGACTGCCCTTATTTTATAAGAAATAGGTTTTGGCAATAATAATTATTTTATTTCCAAAAGGACGTAAAAAATGCGTTTGTATTATAATATTCTTTTTGCTATGAACGAGGAAAATAATGTTTTGACTATAAAAACGGTTCAAATCCAGCCTATTCGTAATATGATTACCGCGATTAAAGATGTTCTGACGGATGCAACCATTACATTTACAAAGGATGGCATGAAAATCATAAATTTTGATAAAACCCATACTATTCTAGTAAACGTGTCATTGAGTGCCAATAAGTTTGAACAATATGATTGTATTCCTGATAAAATTATTGTTTGTGCGAATACGCTTCATTTATTCAAGGTGATTTCCACCATGTCGAATGATGATACCCTTTCGATGTATATTGATAAGTCTGATTATCACGATGGAATTGTTTCGCATCTAGGACTTCAGTATGATAATGGCGAAATTAAACAATGTTACAGCCAAAAATTGCGTCTTATTGAGCCAGATACTGAAGAGCTAGTTGTCCCAGACGTGGAATATAGCACGGTCATTAATTTGCCTACTGCTGACTTTCAGAAAATTATTCGTGATCTAAACGGCATTTCTGATCGTATTGAGATTAAGTCAGTTGGAAATGATTTAATTTTTTCATGCGACGGCAATTTTGCTAGCTCGCGCATTTTCAGGTCAGAATCTGACGGTTTTTTAGAGTTTTTGCAAAAGCCTGATGCTAGTACCATTATTCAAGGCGAATTTTCTTTGAAATCATTGAGTCATTTTATTAAATGCACTCCTCTATGCTCTCATCTTGAAATGTATTTGGGAAATGATTTGCCTCTTATTGTTAAATATGATGTCGCATCACTTGGCAATATTAAGTTGTGCCTTGCGCCTTTGCCGCCGATTTAGAGATAGTTATCTAAAATGTACTTACTATTTATGGAAGTACATTTTGGGACAGATAGTATGCCTTTAATCTCCACCGAAAGGATATAGGCTATTCACCGAAAGAGATTAAAGGTTGGAAATAGAATAAAAATAGTCCTTCGCATCTTCATTTTCCCAAATAATTTCAGGCGGCGACGGCCATTCACTATATGCTACAGCTTTTGTTGTTGGTCGCTCCAATTGTAATAATGTTTTTAGCGCCATCATTCTTCGTTGAAACGGTATCATATTTTTCGGTAATTTTCTAGAGATCTGTTTAAAGCGCCATTCAAATTGTAGGGCAGCCGACCAAGACGGAAACCCTGAAATGTAACAAACTCTACTCCATATTTCACCCCTTGCTACTTTTGCGCCAGTAGCATGTGCACCACCAGTTATTTCATGATTATGTTGTCGTAATCTTCGATCTGGGTCTACTGTCGCGCCTACATAAGTTGACCCATTGCTAGATTCCAATAAGTAAACAAAGGATGGTTTTTCCGTTTTTACAACACCAGACATATTTATTATATAGACCCAGACCTTTTTATCTACATTATTGATTTACTATTTTTATCAATAATGTATTTTAGTAAAAATAATAGTATAATAATATATATTTTAATGACTAAAACGCGCAAACAAAGAAGTGGAAAACGCTTCACTAAAAAAGTTATAGGAGGCGCTGACGCTAACATGGATAATTGCCAGTACCCTGCCACTTTTCATGGTTTGCATGAATGGCACAATGCTATGTTTGAGAAATTGGGGTGGATGGTTTTAGCCAAGGAGAAACACATGGATGATAAAATCACATCTTACAAAAACGGATTAAACCGTCTCAAAGAAAAACTACAATGCAAATGGAATAGCACAGAGGAACAAGACAGAAAGGATGACTTAAAAATACTCGCTGATAATGTAGAGATATTGATCGCGCATGTCGCTAGAGATTTCCCATAAATAAGTTTTTGTAAAACTATACAGAGATAATTTGTTATAAACCATTATGTTATACAATACAATGAAGGTTTTCGCTCTACTATGCACACTTGTTCTACCTAGTTATTCTTATTTATATCCTGGAACACGTTCTACTATTATAAACCGTTTGCGTCTAGATAATAAATATCCCCATTCCCCTAATTATTATGAGCAATATATTAAACGATTAAATTCTAAAAATGTAACTGATCGCGAGTCGGTCTTGTTCGGAAATGATAATCAGGAAAATGCTATTACAACAATTGATCAATTCATGAATCGAATAAATAATACAATTCCTAGCAATAGAAACAATACATCCAACCAAAACCAAACCTCTGCGCCTGGAACTATCCGTATACAAATCGGAAGAACATTGACTGGTGGAATTGTTATCCGTAAATATATAACCGATAAAGACGGTGTTGAAACAGTTGATAGCACGACTACTGATAATACGGATAGCGATGATGACGATGACGACGGTTACGATGGTGATGACGATAGTGATGTATTCCGTCGGTTTTCACAATACAACAGAAACAATCGAAATTCAAAATCAAAAAAATCCGACCATTTTGAGGTAATTACGAACACTGGTCTTTCATTTAAGGATGTTGGTGGATATGAAAATGTAAAGAGTGAGCTTGAACAGTGTGTTGATCTATTGCAAAATCATACAAAATATCAAAAATACAATGTTCGTGTTCCGCGTGGACTTATTTTTGAAGGACCACCAGGAAATGGAAAAACCTTTCTTGCCAAGGCACTCGCTGGTGAGTGCAAAATTTCTTTCATTGCGGTTTCTGGATCAGAATTTCAAGACAAATATGTGGGTGTAGGATCGTCCAAGGTTAGAGAACTTTTTGCACTTGCCAATAAAAATGCCCCTTGTATCATATTTATTGATGAAATTGATGCACTAGGACGAAGACGATCAAGTGATGGCGAATTATCAAGTTCGGAACGCGACAGCACGTTAAACGAATTGCTTGTTGCAATGGATGGCTTTAAAAATGCGACTGGAGTATTTGTAGTTGGTGCTACCAATCGCGCCGACCTCCTAGATACTGCCCTTACTCGTCCAGGCAGAATTGACAAGCGTATTTTTATTGGAAATCCAGACACAAAAACGCGTGAGGCCATTTTAAGAATACACCTTCGTGGCAAACCCCATGATAATACGATATCAATTGATGAATTTGTAGAACAAACAAACGGATTTTCTGCTGCCCAGATAGAGAACCTGTTAAACGAGGCCATGTTAAATGCACTTAAACACAATAAGGAATGGTTTTCCAGATCCGATATAGATATGGTAATGAATAAAATTATTGCAGGATATCAGGCAAATCCAATGGAATTTACAGAGGATTTGATTTATCGAATTTGTGTACATGAAGCTGGACATTCCATTGTTGGATTCTTGTCAAAGTTTCATGCAAAAATGAAGAAGGTAGTTATTAATCTAAGTTCTCCCAAGTCACCAGGATATACTATTTTCGAAACTAAAAATGATGCACTTTATACACGCGAATCTTTGTTTGAACACCTAGTTATATTGATTTCAGGACATATCGCAGAACGTATTGTTTTCAACGCATCTATGACTACTGGTGCATCAGATGACATTCAGAAATCGATTTCGCTTGCAACCAGTATGGCGAATATGTACGGCATGACCTCGCATGCTATTTATCCAAGTGCTAGTGAAAAATTTAAAACTATGTTGGATGATGAGATATTTGCGCTATTGAATGATGCCTACGCACAAGCCGAATACATTTTGACTCATTCTAAAGATTTGATTATTGAAAGCGCAAAAATACTATTAAAAAATAGAATTCTTACTTCGGATGAACTTGGTGATTTGATAGATAAAAAACATGGGTATTTATATAAATTGGATTATGAAAATAAGGACAGTGACTAGGGCGTTCTCAAACATTTACAGAAATAATTCATTATTCTCCTACACATTGACATGGTTTCCGGTTTATTCTTTTCCAACATTATTTCTATAGTTTTTTCTGGGTTTTCTGGTTTTTCTAGTAACGGTTCGGTTTCTTCTACCGATTTTTTTTCTGCATCATCCTCCCCTTCTTTTTCTATTATTTTATGTGTTAATGTTAGTTTTGAAAAGGGTCCAATTGGTTCCATTATGTATGTATTTGATTTTATTTTTTTTTGGTTTAAATAAATAATATTATTGTAACGTAATTGCAAAAAATGAAAAATTTCATAATATATAAGATATACATTATGTGATTTTAATTGAATTTGGTTGTCAAAAATGGCTTCGTATGCTCCCTTCTCAGAATCGGTGAGAACCGCATTATGTCCAAATGTGATACTTTTAAATACAATATCATTCCAAATATCATGATATATCGGATTTTCGTATTCTAGGTTACCAGTTTCGTGTTTTTCCAATAAATAATCCATTAAATAAATAATAAATTCAAATGATTCTTTCATTGACTCTTCGTCACAAATATTATCAAAAAAACGCAATTCTATACCATGATTATAATGCTTATTAAAATTAATATCCAATCCTACATATTTTAATGGGACATATGCACTTATTTTATGATAACGTGTATACCACCAATTTTCATATTTGGATGCAGGAACTGCAGGAACTGTAAGGATTTTACCAGTTTTCATAATATCTGTATCATACGTTCCTATCCCAATATATCTGGAAATGGCACACCTCTGTGAACAATTTGAAAAATACATGTTCTCACCATCTTTAGCAAATGGATCCGGTGTATTATAAACAGTTATTAAAAGAGGTTCAAACCATTGTATCAAGCGAATTGCCATTTTATGTTTTTGAACAAACTCGCTGGGATTTACAATACATTTATTTTCATCCAATTTCGTGGGCAATGTAAGATTATAATGCAATGTTCCGTTATTAAACATAGCCACATTGTTCAAATTTGTAAGATAAACAGAAAATGGATAATTTTGTTGCATAAACTGTATTTTTCCATAACAATTAAAGAGGCCGGTTCTCTCTTGGTAATTTTGCAAAGTAGTAATGAAACGATTTTTATATTCATCGAGTTCAATAAATATGTCAGATAATTTTGCGTTATAAAAATTGAGGGTGGTAAACTCAATGGTGTCTCCATCAAACAACCATTCTTTGCAATAAGTATTACTCAAATCCGTAGTCAAAATATTCGTTAATAATGTTTCTCCGTTAAACTTTGGGTTTAAACCTCCCTCCTTTGTATATAATGTTCGTGGGCAATTCTCAGAATCAGTGTGGGTAAAACTATGAGAATTAATTAGTAGAGGCAGGGATTTTGGTATTTCAATCGTTTGAAATGCTGACCCTAGATAATCATCTTTGTTTGGATATTCAAGTTCGTTTATATCGGTTGTTCTATTCGTATAATAATTTGAATAATAATCAACCGAATAACGTTCTCTCTTATGATTATTTAAAAAGATACTTTTCGTAACCGGTATTCGATTATCAAATTCTAGATAAACTTCATTCTCAATTCCAAGACCCCAGTATATTTCACCCCCAATATATTTATTATTGTACTTCAGATGCTTATTCTGGCAATTTTTATCATTAAACTGTTTATAAAATTGCTGATCATTCATACTTATACTTATACAATATGGTTAGAATATTATTTTTTGTGAATATTTTATTGTTATGGTATATTAAGGTAAATGCAATTAGATACGATTTATATAAGAAATGAAACAAGAATAAATGAATATAGGGCACCCATTATACCCAAAGATATCTATGCTTTAAAACAGTGTGGTTATACAGTTTATGTAGAACAATCAGATACAAGATGTTTTACTGATTCTGATTATGAGGCAAGTGGTGCTATTATTACGAATAAATGTTGGACAGATTTTTCAAATTCCCTTATTGTTGGAATAAAGGGATTCACTGATATGGATAAATTAGATAACCACGTCCATGTATATTTTGCACATTGTTATAAAAATCAGCCAGGTTCTTCTGAGATTTTAAATAGGTTCTCTGAATCAAAATCAAAATTGTATGATTTGGAATATTTTTTAGATGCGACGTCGAATAGAATCATTGCATTCGGTTTATATGCTGGAATTGTTGGTTGTGGGCTGGGATTAATGCAATATAATCATTCTAAAAACAATGATGATATAAAGAATCTAACCTATTGGGCGAATACAAATCATTTATTAAAAGATATTCGATGCAGTTTTTCAAACCATTTCTCATTCAATGCTCCCCCAAAGGGGGCAGAAAAGAATGGGTTGGACCAATTACTTTGCGCATCAAATAAGCGAAACGTTGTAAAAGCAGAAAAAAACATATCAATTGCGATTATTGGTGCAAATGGTAGATGTGGAATGGGGGTGAAGCATATACTGAATATTTTTTCTATTCCATACAAAGAATTTTTGCGTGGAGATAAAATTCAACATATTGAAGACTATGATATTGTTTTTAATTGCATTCACTTAACAAACGAGATACCAAAATGGTTTACCAAAGAAACAAAGTTCACTAAAAAGATAGTAATCATAGATATTAGTTGTGATTATAGTAGCAAATATAATCCGATTGATATCTATAACAAACCGACAACATGGGAAGAACCAGTATATAAATATAGTGAATTCGTAGACATAATTGCCATTGAAAATTTACCCTCTCTTTTACCATTTGAAAGCTCCAATGACTTTTCCGATAATTTAGTCCACTTATTGCGACTCTATTCAGAAGGCGATATTGACAAATACTGGAAAAATAATTTGGCAGTTTATAATAAACATATTTCTAATCCAGATAAAACCAATATTTTTTAGCCGCTCTATATTATATTTGTATATAATATAGTACTACTATGTCTACAAAAAAATCCATATTGAAAAGGGCAACGCGTTCAAATAGAAATACCGCAAAAAAACGTATTCAATTTACATTGAAAGATAACGTAAAAGAATTTGAACGCGATTTTGAGCCATCGCAAAAAAATGAACTATGGACAAGCAGCGATGATGTAAGAAATGCCAAATTATCAATGGGATTAGTTGATCCATCAATAATAAAAGATAAATTACATAGAAGTATTGTGGAAAACGATTTTCGAGAACGACAAAAGAAGCATCAACAAATAGATAAGCATAGAAAATCAATTATTCAATTTAAAAATTTACAAAATCAAATACCAAAGCAGGCTGCATTATTAGCGCGTAATAAAATAAAACAAGATGAAGAACCCATCGTAATAAAAAGACAACCCATACTTACAACAAATATGTTATCCCAATTTCATAAAAAATCTCCGAATAGCAAAAAAGGTGGAAAACGCCGAATGACAAAAAAAAGATTCATTGTCTAGTTCGTATCCTCCTTGCGTTCTCTAAAATAGGTCACAATATCATCTAGTAATTCCACAGGACAATCATTTGTAGGAACCAATATTCCATTGTTGTCATAGGTTAAATGCTTATTGGGGGAATATTTATGATTCATTAAAATCTGCCAACGCTCTTTGTATTTGCGATTTTGTTTTGTTCCATGAAAATGATGACGAATTACGCCTGGGGTGTATCCCAAACGTAATTTACTAGCCTTCACTTGATATTCCAACATGCTATTGTTGTAATCATCGTCATAACCCTCATTCGTCATATATTCAGCCTTATTAATAAATGCCATTGCCATTACATTATCACCAGAACCCAATATACCCTTATCGTAGAGCCCACCAATCTTCTCATAAGCTTTACGAGTAATGGCCCATGCATACCCTGGGTGCCAGTAATCGATTCCTCTGGATGTGTAACTCTTATTTTTATTAAAACTGTAGCCAAAACTGTTAAAAATATTTAAATTTCTATTATCATGGTTTAAATCAATGCTATGACTATAGAGCTGAACTACGTCTTTGCAACCATTCAATATTTTTAAAGTATCAATAGCCCATGTGCTGCTATCAAATTCAATATCCGCATCCACCCATGCAAATGCCTTATATTTTTTAGGCAATAAATGCTTTACGCCCAAATTAATCATATTTTCTTTGTGCCAGATTGGAACATCGGTCTTTAATTGTAAATGATTTTTGTTCTTTTTATCAGTAATAATAAATCGTTGATCCTTATAAATCAATTCAACGATAAATACTCGCACATGATCTTCCTCCTCTTCCATTCTCTTTACAAACTCTTTTAATAATATATAACGGCGTGCATACATACATGGGTTTGATATGACAATAATAACATTTAATTTATCTTCAATCGGATCATTGTTTGAAATTGCGTATTTTATGTCATTAATCTTATAATGAATATCGTCAATTTCTATTCCATTGATAACAGTCATTCACCCAAATATTATACTATACAAAAATATATTATATATTAGGTTTTTACATATTGTTTTGTTTCCAATAAAAAAATTGATAGTTTTATTCTAAAATTATAATTTTGTAATCAATGTAATAATAACCCTAAACCAATGGATCCGCCAAACAATCTGAACGACAATTATTATTCATATAATGGAGAACATTATACAAAAACATTCCCAGTTATATGGGCAAAAACCCATATTGATGGAACCGGTCCAAAAAATTGTAAGAGTTGTAAACAGTATGGAAGCTGGAATGGTGTGTTTGTAGCTTATTGTGTATCATGCGCTCTAAAATATAATTTTACTCGCGGTTATGGTATTCGATATGGTATTCATAATGGCGAAGATAATATATTTCCTTGTTCTGATAATTATGGAACATCGGTTACAAATACATATATGAAAGATATATGTATTGATGAAGTTGGCGATAAAGAGCGGTTTGTAGATTCATCACAAAAATATAGATTTCAATCACATAATATTACAATGAATAAAATCGCAGAGAGAAATAAGCTAGAATATCTTGTAAAACTACAAAAAGAATTAGATGCAGCATGGGAGCTTCAGGTTACGTGGAGCAGAGTGCGTCAACAAATCGAATATTAGCCGATTATATCCGTATTATAGCCATATTACTATTTATTATTTGTACGTATTGTATATTTTTTACATCGTTTTTCTCGTTTGCAACGTCGCGTCGCTAACCGCAAGGCCTTACTTTCTGGTTGACATCCTTCTTTCAATATGTGATAATCAATAATACTTGCCTTGTCTCCAGTAATGGCACTTCCTAAACGTGCTAATCCCCAACTTTCAGCAGTCTGTGAAGGTCTCGATCCACTGCTGTAATAGGCACCCTCACCCTTGTTTACTATTTTTTTAAGAGAAGAACGTGTACACTTTGTTTTTCTAGCAAGTTCTAAACTGGGTAGTAAATTTTCAACCCCATACATTTTTCTAACTTTTGATAAATGTTTTGTCTTACGCACTTTGAACGATTTTATGGGAGGACGAGTAAAAAAAATACCCTTTTTGTATAATTTTCGAGATTTCAATATATTTTTACGCTGTTTTATGTAATCTTTTTTGGTTATCGATTGAGGAATATATTTTTCAGGTATATGTCCTGTCATATTTATCTTATATATTCTTATTTTATATAAGAATATATAATAAAATCACTCTATAACAAACCCATCGCGCCATATAAGAATTGCGTTTATATATTCTAAATGGATTGGCATTTCCACATATGGGTTACTATTATATTGAATAAATAATTCGGTAATTTTATCATCATCATTTCTAATTATATTACCAATAATGGCAACCCTTCCATTGTATATTACATTCCATCCTCGCTTCAAAATAGAATGATACACAGATTGATCAAATGAAATATAGAAATGATCTACATACGGTGAGCTTTTAACGTATGCATTTGTTTTTATATTTACGATACGATAAATTCTTCCATAAAATTTATCGTCCGGATTATTTCGTTCATAAACGGTAACTTGATTATCTTGGTTAAAAAGATGTGGCTTTGTAATTTGACTTCGATTGTTCATTTTATTTTGTTTCGATTCAGTAAAATGATAAGCGTAGTAATCGTGGGATCAATTTTTATACTCGTTCCAACTTAAATCCCTTACCTTTTCTAACTAGTTTTCCGATCAAAATCATTTCGCTTCCAGTCTTCAATGCGTTTTCATAACTTTCATAATCAAATACTTCGGTAGTATCTGGATTAAATGCATAGTCTTGTCCCTCCAATTTAAATTTCTTTAATTTTACCTTTACTTCGCGAACATTTAAATCCGACTTTTCGCCCATATCCTTATCTAGGGATGGATAAGATCCAAATTGATTCGATTCCACCTTTCCATATCCATAGCAAACCAGGGGTTCATCCTTATTTTTGCCAGCATATAGAGAACAATCCATTGCCGATTCTTTCACGGCTTTTAGAATCTGTCGATTGATTTTATCTTTCATACTTGCAATTTCAAATAAACTCTCATCTGTAGTAATCGGTGTTTTCTTATCTAATTTGCTAACATCGCGAATTCGTAATTCTATATTCGATTCACTTACTTTTTGTTCTTCACTAAGAGTACTAATATACAAAAACACTTGTACAGTACGTAATTCTTCTGGTAAATCTTGATGACTGCAAATACGACGTGCGCGACCGACGACTTGTTCAATACGCGTCATATTCCAGTAGGGTTCAACAATATGCACATAACGCGTATTGCGCAAATTAATGCCTTCCGCACCAGAGGATGTAATCATAAATATCTTAATGATTTCACCCATGAAGTTATTATCCCCCATTTCACGGAGACGCATAGCTATATTTGAAGGAACAAACTCCCATGCACTGTTATAAATGTTTCGAATAATTTCCTTTTCTTCAGTGGTTTCAGTACCAGTATAGAGAACAAATTTAGGTTTTCCAGAATTTGCTGGATTTTCAACGATTTCCCAACTATTCTCTTCTTCTGTTTCACCCTGTTTTATTCGCTGTAGTTTAAATTCAGCGAAGCCGTTTGCCTCTAATATTAATTTGATAATACCAATTCCCTCAATGGTTCGAAACTGACTATAAATTAAATGCAGACCAGAATAATCTTGATTTTGTATTCTAGTTAATAACTCAACAAATTTTGGACTGAATTGCAAGAGCGATTCCTTTGTCAAATATTCTGCATCGCGTGGCGATTCTGGATTATACGCTAATATTCCAAGAGCATGTTCTATACGTTCTTGGTAAGTTTCTAATGCCACATCCTTTCCTTGACTTTGTTCTTGTTCAATATCTTCAATATCTTCTTCGTCTGCTTGTTTACGAACATTTAATGGAACTGCATTAAAATCATTCTCATCAATATCATAATCGGTGGACCCTTCCTCGTTTGCGGATGTTTTCCCACTTGGCAATGGGCGCTCAATATTAGATGGAAATGCAAAATTACAGGCGGATCTAGAGAAAATACGGTAAGTGGATGAGATATTAAATAAATCATTTCCAGGTTGTTGACGCTGTTTATTTTTACGATTACGTTTTTCTTGCTCTGCCTCAATCTTGCGTATCTTCTCGTAAACTCCAAACTGATGATCGGTCATAATACATTTTACTATGTGGAAAATATCCCCCTCGTCGGTTTTTACAAAAGAGGGTAATAATGACTCTTGTGCGCTACGGAAATAAGAAGTTAAACCCAATATACGGCGTTGGAATACATCCATATTTTTTACCTCGGCAGTATCCACATTCACAAATGCATTTAAAAATAAGTCAGCATCATCATTTAACACCTTGAATTTTTTCACTTCAATTAATCCTGGAGGAACTTCTAATCCATGCTTCGTTAAAATGCGAATAAGTGTTTCCTCAAACTGTGAATCTGTTATATTTCCAGTTTCATCCAATTTAACACCATTATATTTATCAAACGCATCACCACTTCCGCCGCCCTTATACGGATTATTATCAAAATTATATCCGATTCTATCAGAATGTTCTGCTGATAATTCAGGGTCAATATTATCATCTTCTTCAAATGTTAATTTTTGAACAACACCATTTTCAACCTCGATGTCATATGATTCCTTTTCAAAAGAATGAAGTTTTTTTGTTTTGCGGTTCCTACTATTTTCATTTAATTTTCTAGTTTCCTTTTTTTTACCGCCACCACTGCGCACTACTCCCTTTTTAACCGCCCCTCGTTTTTTAGTATTTATAAAGCCAAAAGGGTTTCTAGTAATAGTCAATTTATTACCGCTATATTCCACATAATCATAGAAGCGAAAGTTCTCTTTATCGAAAATATCAAGAATCGTATCTGTGTTTATTTTTTCAGCTGTTTTCACATTCACTGTCATTTCCCATGTTTTAATATAACCGCGCAATATATTGTACAAAACACCAATTTCATTTGGATAGTTAATAATGGGGGTGCCGGTTAACAAAACAACTTTTGCATTTGTGGCATTCATCAAATAGTCATACATACGATAAGCAACCGAATCTTTTTTGGTACCCTTTACTTTGTTAACAATTCGACTGACAAAATTATGTGCCTCATCAATAATGACGACAGTATTATCAAACGGATTGATTGTAAAATTTGCACTGAGTTTTTCTAATCCCTTTAGATTGATACCATTATAATTAATATCTATGTATTTTGATCGAATCATTTGATTAAGTTGATCATCAATATCTTTTTGTTCACTCGGTCGTTTTTCAGAAAAATTGGCAGACTTGGTAATATCAACCAACCATGCACCACCACGTTCTCGAATATTTTCTGTAGTCAATGATAATGCCTTTGCCAATATAGGAATATATTCTGGTTTTCCCTCAATTGAAACAAATTCCCAAAATTGGTTCTTTTTATACATATGATCACCACACTTTTTAAGCTCCGTAAAAAAATTCATTTTAAGAGATGCTGGTGTCATCAAAACCACACGTTTGTCAGACTTCATTCCTTCTGCAATCGCAATGCTACTGCAACTCTTTCCACTTCCTAGACCATGGTACAATAATAATCCGCGATAAGGTGTGTAAATATTTAAATAATCACGAACAATTTTTTGATGGGTTAAAAGTTCAAATTCAGCATCGGATGTTCTACTGTCACATGATGCAGTTTCAGTAGTTCTTGTAATTTCATCTCGATAGGGTTGGAATAATTGATTCAATTTACCAACATACAATTTACGGTTTGTCATGTAATAAGAGGGGGCTTTGATAATTATTTTCTCTCTAGGGGCTGGTAACCGTTCATTTAACATGCGTTGATTGATTGCAACCGTCTTTAAATCTACATTGATAAGATCATCCTCTTGTTTTTTTGCTTTTATTCGTAATTTACGGACTTTTGGTTCTTCCGTTTTTTCGGCTTTGGTAGGTTCTCTATTTTCATCTGGCTTTTCCGTTTCTTTTTCCGTTGCCTTTGCCTTTGCTTTTGCCTTTACATTTGGTTCCTTTTTAACAATAGGTGGCTCTTCTAATAATTTTTCAAATTCTTTCATTTCTTCCTCCTCATCAGAATGCGATTCAGAGACATCTTTTGTTTCTACTTTAATTTCAGGGATCTCTTCTTCGCCTTCTTCGACAGGTTCTCGCAAAACGACCTCCTTTTCCAATTTTTTAATAGGAGGTTTCGGTAATATAGCCTCTTCAATAACCGATGGTTGTCCAATTGGTTTTTCACAACTTTTAAAATCAGGATATTCTTCACTGACAATTCCTACCACCGAATTTCGACAACGTATACGATCCAACACTAATGATCGCTCAATGTTAGAATATTTGCGCTTATCTACAATAACCGATTTTGCTGCAGTAATAGGAGCCACTTCTTCATCAACAATAGTAATTTGTGCATCCGAATCAACTGGTATTTTCATATTTATTCTAAAATGATTTTGTTGTTTCGGCATAGGTTTCATTATAAGTTCTGATGGTTGAAATGGTATATTCATGTTTAATAATAATATATAAATTATATACTGTATATTTACATATTATTATTATTCGCTTTTCATTGGATAAATATATATATCAACTGTAAGGTTATTATGCTATTCAACAATTTGTAGCTATATTTTAATTTATACGTAAATAACGGATACTTCTTTCGAATTATAATTAAATAATTTCACTGGATTATATTTTTTTAATGGAAAAAAATGAATCGACAATGGTGTCGACCGACCATCGTTCTCAGGATCATCCGTTGTCTGGTTGCAACAATTGCATATCAAAATATATTTAAAAACTTTATTTTCAACTAAATAATCTAAAAAAGTATAAATTTCATTAATTTTCCAATGTTGTAAAACGTCCTTTAAAATACATAATTCACCGGTTACAATACATTCTTTTTCATTATAAAAATCTAAATGTTCAAAAAAATATTTTGGTAATGAATGTTGTTTCGAATTGTAATCTATCATTTTCTTATATGTGTCATAACCAGTATATTTAATATCTAGACCATCATATATCATTTTTCCACATTTAAAATCTCCACACCCTAAATCAACTATATGTTTAATATTATTATTAACAATAAAATTTTTCAAAAAAGGGATATACACGTCTTTATTATAATCTATATCACTCCCACCTCCGCTGCTACCGTTATATTCATAATTATTGTTATTTCCCCATATTGAATTTTCATATACGTTCGTAAAATACGTTTCCATATATAATATATTGTAATACAATACTGTATTTATTTTGCAATAACGCAATCGAATCAAATAACTAAAATAGATCAAAAAGCATTCGGTAAATCATAGAAATCCTTATTTCCATAAAAAATATAAGAGAACCATTTCTGTGTTGTTCCAACATCTACACCCTCAACGCTACCTCTAGCTGTCCGTATATTTTCTCCCTGCAATAAATCAGAAAAAATAGGAAACATGCACGACATATTACGTTGCGCTTGTCGTAAAGTTGGCGGAAGCGGATTCTCTGTTTTTAATACTTTATTAAAATTTTGATAATAATTCAAAACATCTAGGTCATCTTTGTGGGTTATTTTTAATTGCAATCTTAAATTATCATCCTTATTGTTAATGCAACCTACATGTATTAAATTCGAATTAAAAATGATTACATCTCCGGCATTACACTTTAAATTCACAACTTCATCAAAAATTATATTGATGCCATTCGAATATTTCGATTTATTACTATATGGAATAACCCCCAAGCATTTTTCCATATTTTCTAAATATAATAATAATGTATAAGAGGGATATTTTTGACCAGGATTGAAGAAATCACCATTATTGTCACGATGACACGTATGGACAACTGACTTTTCAATTATCCATATATAATCTTGGAATTGATAATTTTCGTCCAATTTACTTTGTATTATTTTATGTAACCGCTTGTCGTCTATAATTTGACCCTTTACTTTTTCATAGTTTTCCGACTTACATAACTGGGTAACTTCTCGAATAGTATCCTCGTCAAACACATTTTTAAATACCTGAAATCCTTGTTCTTCTAGTCTATACTTGTGAGTATCCTTTTCAACATAATCGTCTAATATAAATAGACGAAATGTAAAGAAAAACAATACAACAATGATTAAACTATATACAATCTTTTTCCCAACTGACATATATGTTTTACTCTAAAAATATTTTTAGACAGCATTTATGAACAGATTTGTGATTATAGTAGTCAGTATTGTAAATCACAAATGAAAAATTGAAAACATGGCACGTCTATCTTAGAATGAATAAATCAAATGGAAACGATGGAAATTATTTTTCAAGAAATGGGACTGGATGAAACCAATATCGACACAAACACACAACAAAAAAATGAAGATTTAGTTGCTCAGCAAGAAGAGGAAGAAATGCAATTACAGAATGAGTTGAATAATGCATTTATTCAACATGACGAACCAGCAATTATTGATAGTGACAATGATAGTAATTTTGATATTGTCGAGTTTTTATCAAAAAGCCAATTGATTGCAAGAATACATCAACTTGAAAAAAAACTTTCCAAAAAAGAAAAAAAAATCAGTAAATTAAAGCGACATGTAAAAGAATATCGTAGTCTATTAGACAATCAGATTGGATTATTTGAAATTGTTTGTAATTATGTTGAAAAAGAAAAGGAAAGTCTATAACTGAATAAAATATATTTATTGGTAAAAAGAAATTAAAATAATCCTTTTTTAAATGAGCAAGGAGCTGTTAAAAATCATATTAATATATTAATATGACAAGTGAAGATGAATCCACCTGTAAATTTGTTTCATCCAGGGGGATTTTAAAATCATGTGATATTTTTTCAAAAACACCAATGTCTAGTATTCGAGTGTTTGACGGAGGTTATGAAGTTGGATTCGAAAAAAAAATAAAGGATGGCGATATTCTTTACGTTTGTAATTCGGTTATTCCACTTTTAAGTAAACATTTCCATTTAATTCCTGCAAAAATTATATTGGTATCAGGTGATAGTGATAGAGGGTGTTGGTATGATATGTTTCAGAATGAAAGTGAATTTCTACAATTTATTCAAAATCCGAAAATTATTCACTGGTTTTCGCAAAATTGTCTTTATTTAAATTGTCCAAAGCTTTCGCCCATTCCAATCGGCCTTGATTATCATACATTGTCTCAAAAAGGCACAGAATGGGGACCCCAAGCATCACCTTATGAGCAAGAAACCGAGCTAAACAATATTATTAAAACATATGCAAAGCCATGGAATGAAAGGATTTTTCAAACAACTATTTATTCTAATTTTCATTTTTCTATGAAAACGCGATTGGCGCATGAACGACATGACGCTATTAAAAAAATTCCAAGTGAGTGTATATTTTATGAGAAAGAGTTCTTAAAAAGAAGTGAATCTTGGAAAAAACAATGCGATTTCGTTTTCGTTGCATCTCCAACTGGAAATGGATTTGATTGTCACAGAACATGGGAGGCTCTTGTGTTGGGATGCATACCCATTATTAAAGCTTCCCATGGTGACCCTCTTTTTAAAGATCTACCTGTATGGATTATTAATGATTGGTCTGAAGTTAATACAGTAAATATGATTCGTGTTTTGAATGATTTCCAATCGTCTAGCAAAACATTTAATATGAAAAAGATTACATTAGATTATTGGGTTGATCTAATTAAGAGCAAACGTAATCTTATAGAGTAAGGTCTAATCTGTAGGTTTTATGATTCGCAAAAGCTAATTGCCTTTATGCATTCTCGTATCTTGTTCCACCACGAATATAATCCATCAAACTGCATATCACGATAATATATATAAAAATAAATTAATTGTTTATTGAATAAATAATCACTTCGTTTTTTATTTATTTCAGAAAGTGTTCGGTTTTGTGGTTTAGTTCCTCTTAGTATGAATGTTTCTATGCAAGTATAGCTGTTGTTTATTTTTATACGTTTATAAACGGTACCATAATCCATATAATTGCGATATTGAATGTCTAGCAAACAATTACGAAATATGTTCTGATATGTATTATCGAATTCATATATTAATTGCTGGACTTCAATTGGTAACTCGAACATCAATTGAGTGGTCTATCCGCGATTTTGTATAAAAATAAATGATTAGCCTATATCCTTTTCGGTGATAAATACAAAAATCGATGATATTTAGAAAAATATATATTTTTATATCTTACAGTATAATATATAAATGAAACTCACATACGTAGTTATATTACTATTAACTGGAATTTTAATATTATCCATTTACTTCGGTTCAATTGTCGTAGAAGGATTAACCACAACAAAGAAGCCAGTTATTACGGCAAAACCTATTACTACGACTACTACCAAGAAACCTACGACTACTACCACTAAGAAACCAACCACTACGACTACCAAGAAGCCTACGACAACAACCACTAAGAAGCCAACCACTACGACGACTACTAGAAAACCAACCACGACTACCACAAAAAAACCTATCACGACTACCACTAAGAAGCCTACCACTCTTACTAATACCACTACTACCCAAAAGCCTGCCACTCTTACTAATACCACTACTACCCAAAAGCCTGCCACTCTTACTAATACCACTACTACCCAAAAACCCACTACCGCATTAGGTGGAGCAGGTGCTCTATCTTTATTTAGTTCATCAAGCAATACGATTGTTCCTGCATCAACTACCAAGGCACCAACATTCTCTACGGTTTCTGCAACTACCACGTTATTGCCAACTACAAATAAACCTTTAGGAATTGTAACATCGTCGACTACGACATCGGCGCCTGTTAAAAAATAGACATTCACAAATTGTAAAATATGTATTGGTAATATATATTTTACTGACGAATGAACAAACTGCATGGAATTATCCTGCTGTTTTGCATATTATTTATTATGTTAATATTATCAGTATATATTGGATTTTCTTATAAAGAAGGTGCCACTACTGCTGGAACTACAACAACTAGTACTGCTTCTCCAACAAAAAGTGCTGGAACTACAACAACTAGTACTGCTTCTCCAACAAAAAGTGCTGGAACTACAACAACTAGTACTGCTTCTCCAACAAAAAACTCAACGTCTTCTGTAGTTACAGCCACTAGTGCAACAACTAGTACTAGTACGGCAGCTCCAATAAAAAATGCAACAACACCTGGTAGCACGCCGTCATGCTCATGCGTTTGTCCAACAACGCTCGCGCCAATTGCAGGCGCTCCTATTACACCAGCACAACCTACGCCGGCACAACTTACATCGGCACCACCTTCATTATCACCTGCTTTAAATCCAAAATGTAACCAAAGTGTTAATTATAGTGCACCTAACATTAACTACAAATGCACAACCGCAACGAATAAGGACTCAATATTAAATGCATTGAAACCATTTGATTCAGCTTACACCAATGATAAATGCTACTCCGCATATAAAGACATATTAATCGGAAAGGGTTCAAACAGTACAAAATTCCAATCGTTTTGTGATAACACGAATAATTCTCAATATATCGACAGTGGCACCTGCAATTGCCAAACCATTACTAAAGATTCTGCAGGCACTAATACTATTTCATGCAAATCGAAATCTGTCGGTCCAGCAGGTAATAGTTTTAGTATTTGTGTTTCCAATTAGCTTTGACTAACTACATTCTATCCTAAAATCGATTCAATACGCGGATTGATTCATCACATGCAATTTGCTCAGCCTTCTTTTTAATTTTATGTTTTCCTTCACCTAAAAATACCAATACCTTACTGTTTTCTGAAACATATTGGTGAATTTCTTGATATGATCTAAATTTAGATATAGGTATCGCCGAACTGGGTTTTACATCATGTATAGACTGCCCCAGACAAAGAAATACTGCCATATGATGACCATATTCTAGGTGATAATCATTTACCTCAAGATATACAGGGGTTACTTTAAATTCTTTTTGTATTTTTACCTGCAAAATATTTTTAAAATTATCATCGTTTTTAATCAAATTTACCCAATCCACATGACGCTCAAATACTGCCTCCAAAAATACCTGCGCCATTTGGAATCCTGGTCCTGTAACAAATAGTTGATCAAACCAATTATTCTCATCCTTAACTGAAATTTTATTAAAATCTAAAAATAGAGCGCCCAAAAACGCCTCAAACAAACAGCCCAATTTCTTCAAATTCGTGCGTGTCTGCTTCATCTCTGTATGTTTCGATAAGACAAACCAATGATGCAATCCCATATCGTATGCAATTTTACCAATAGATTCGTTTTTCACCAATGCAATTTTTTTCTCTGTCATAAATCCTTCATTTTCCTTTGGAAAACGTTTATACAAGTAAAATTTAGTAATACATTCCAATACACCATCGCCTACAAATTCTAGACGTTCATTTGATTTTGTAAATAGGGGCAAACAGTCATCTGGTTTAGGAACAATCACAATATTATTTTTTTCATTTTCTGCAATTGGGCGTTTAATATAAGATTTGTGTATAAACGCGCGCTTATATAATTCCAAATTATGAAGCGGTGCATTTATACCATAACTACGAAGAATTCGCTCAATCTCATTCTTTGAAATTAATTTATTTAGGGGATTGTAAGGATCGAAAATATAGGTCTCTACACCATTTTGATTTCTCTCTACGCGGATATCTTCATCGGTATTCATGTTATTATGGAAATAATATGAATATTACTTACTTATATTACACGGCATCCTTCTATACCCTTTTCTATAAAATAATAAAATCTTTCTTTAGTATATATTTGAAAATGGCTAACTTTATGAATTCGTCCAATCGTGCAGGGTTTGTTTCCTCTGCTACAACTAATCAGAATCAAGGGGGGGGTGAAAAGAAGGCTGGTTTTCCCTACATTGTTGGCCGAACCCAGTGGACTAATATTGCTCTCCAGACCAACAACAATGGAAATGGAGTTTGCAATTGCTCATTAAAGACTCTCCGTTTCACCGCCAACCCCAACGTTAGACAGTCTCGCCCTGTTTACTTGCGTCCCCAGAGCTACCCTGGTATGTTCTAAATTTTGGGATTATTGTTTAAATAAAGTATTTTTTAAAACAATATAATGATTCCAATCAATCATTGTATTATTTGAGTTATATGAAAGTTATCATTGATGATAGAGAACGCGATTTATTTGAGAGATGTTATGCGATAGTGGCATCTAAATCAACCTATATTTCATTGTCGCGTGAAACACTTCCTCTTGGAGATATATATTTTAAAACAGATGAGGACAAGGATGTTCTCATGATTGAACGAAAAAGTCTCGCGGATTTATTGGCAAGTATTAAAGATGGTAGATACGAAGAACAATCATATAGAATGATGCATTCGAGTGGATTTCCACCGCATTCTGTTATTTATATTATAGAAGGTCAGCTGAGTCAGTTAAGAACCCCCCTTGAAAAACGTCTTGTTTATTCAGCAATGGCATCATTGAATTTTTTCAAGGGGTTTTCAGTTATTCGAACCCAAAGTTTATCTGAAACTGCTGAATTCATTATTTGGACTGCAGAAAAGATAGAGCGTAACTTTCTAAAGGGCATTTTCCCTTATTATCTGCAACCCCAACATTGTAAATATATGAAACAACCTATTTGCAATAACACGTCGGAAGAAAATATTGAAGCGATTGATATTGAAGAGTGTATACAGCAAAATCATACGGATTTTACTACGGCTTATACTATGTCTAATGCTACGCTTAATGCTAGTCAGCCAATAGAAGCTGCGGATACAGTTGAAAATACATTGATTTCGTTGACACAATCTAGTCCACCCAATTATTGTACGGTTGTAAAAAAAGTGAAAAAGGAGAACGTTACACCAGATAACATTGGTGAAATTGTTTTGTGTCAAATACCTGGTATAAGTTCAACAACTGCAATTACTATAATGAAACAATTTACCACGTTTCCAAAATTAATGTCTGCATTAGCTGAGAACCCAAATGTGTTAGATAATATTACCTATGAAACCAATGGAAAAATGCGTAAAATAAATAAGACATCCATAGAAAATATTAAAAAATATTTTTTATAGGTTGCTTCCATTATTTCATTATTCAATTATATCGGTTGGTGGCGGAAATGGATTTTGACCCAAAACATCATATGTAACCTTTGGATTATACAACATTGGTTTATAAATATTGTAATCATTGTACTTTCCTGATTTAACCTGTTCTTCGGTGTATAATACACCACCCCAATTTGGATCCATTGGATTATCACTGATTGGAACATCGCCAGTAGAGTCATGAATTTTATCTAAATTTGTGTATACCCCAATGTGTAGATTGGTCGGATCAAAACCTGAGTAATTGCCGTTGTTGTATGGTGGATGTTCTCTGTCCGCATCTATATAATTAGTTACCAGTCTTTCTTCATTCGTTGTTGGAGTAGGAGTAACTTGTACTGGAAGGTAAGGTGATAACCCAGAATTAAAATATCCAGAAGATATGGGAACAGCATTTGATGAGGGATCTATCTCCTGAGTTTGCGTAGTAAATGCAGAAATGTATGTCTGTGGTTGCATAGTTGTAGTGGGGACGATAGTTACAGGAGCTAATGCAGGATTGGTCAAAGGGGGAGGGGTGGTAGGACTTACAGTCGTAGTAGTTGTAGAATTATCGTATGGATTTGGTAATAATCTATATATATCATTACCTTGTGTATTCGATTCTTGTCGCAAAAAGAGAACAGGGCAAATCTTCCCAGCCGCACGCTGCTTTTCTAAATATCCAATATATCCATCTAAATCATCAAATTTTATAGGATTCATTCCATCTACTAATGGCATATTTGTGTTATATAACAATATACTACTGCCTCGCTGTAGTAATAAATTGGGGCAGCTAGTATCTTCTACATCATCAGTCGTAAACATCTCAATCGAAGCCTGTCTATTTGCGATTCTTTCATTAAATAACGTATCTGTTCGTATGATAACATAAATTCCTGCTAAAAATACTATTAGTAAAAATAATTGAAAGAATATTCGTAATTTATTCATAGTATGACAATCTTCTATTATATATAGACACTAAAATTTTCTTTATATAATATATAATAAATGGTATCCAAATCATATAAGGCATCCACTCCAACTGATGAGAAAATAGATACACCATTAATTGTAGGCGTTATTCACGCTGAATGGTGTGGGCACTGTCAACAGCTTATGCCTGAATGGAAAAAACTAGAGGATGAATATGAAAATAACAACAAAGTAAAAATAATGAAATTAGAGGCGAGTGAAAGTAACAAAGCCGATGAATTAAATAAATTAAACTCACAGATCAAGGGTGGAAAAAAAGTAGAAGAAAATGGATACCCCACTATATTTATGATTAAAGGTGGCAATTTGCTATACAATGAGAAAGATCGAAGTGTCGATGGTCTGCGAGATTGGATACAATCAAATCTATCACCATCTCCGGCACAAAAGAAACCGATTCAGGGCGGCGGTAAGAAACGCACGCGTCGTAATCGAAAATCCAGAAAACAGGTTATTCGTAAATAAGATAGATATTTAGGATGTTTATCTACATTTTCATGTCAATTGTTCTCCAAATCGTATGATAAATAGACGATTTGGGGAGAATATACGCGTATTATCAATATATACACCAAAATTGATTAAAAAATTGAAAGAATACGTGACACCATACAATAAACAACAAAGAAACCAATTTAAACGCAAACACGTTAATAAAGAAATGGTGGCGGATCGTAAAAAACCCTCGCTTATCATTCGAAAGGATTTTCGTCTCATAGATTTTCATACTTATGAGGAAGAGGAACAAACATTTGCAGTATCTGAGGAAAATGAAAAAAAATCTTATAAAGACACTCTTAAATTTATGATTCAAATGTTTGGAGTGAACGAAAAGGGAGAATCCTGCTCTATTACGATCCAAGATTACAAACCATTCTTTTATGTTAGTATGGGTGACCACTGGGGTCACTCTGACATGCATGAACTTGTATTTTACATAAAGCAACAACTTGGAAAACGATACGCAGAATCTATTTTGTCAGCGGATCTTGTTGAACATAATAAACTCTATGGATTTTCAGCTGGAAAAAAAAGCAAGTTTATGAAATTAACATTTAAAAATACGGTATCCATGAACAAGGTAAAGAATTTATGGTATACTTATAATAACGATGAGAATGCGGAAGAATACAGAAAACGCCGCGATTTTATTTATAAAAATGTCAGTATTGAGATGTATGAAAGCAACATTCCTCCACTCTTACGTTATTTTCACATAAACAACATTAGTCCGTCTGGTTGGATTTCTATACCGGCGAATCGCGTTACTATACCTTCTACGAAAACCACTACTTGCAACTACGAATATGTATGTAATATTTCTCAAATAAAACCACTACCTGAAAAGGAAACGCCGGTTCCCTATAAGATTTGCAGTTTTGATATTGAGGCTAGCAGTAGCCATGGCGATTTTCCACTACCCCAAAAAACATACAAGCGCCTTGCTACAAATATTGTAGATACATTTATCAAACAGGATGAATTTCTTGAAAATGACGTATCCAAAGCAAAAAAATTATTACAAAAAGCAATATTGTCTGCATTTGGACATGGGAAATTCGAAGACATTGATATTGTTTACCCAAAAGTTATGCCTGCGCGTGATTACTTGAATCGCATCATTCACGTTTTGCTCGAAAAGAGCATTTCCGCAGCAAAAAAAGAATCCACCGAGGATAATTCTTATTTGCTAACTATCAATGAGATATTTGAACGGATGAATAATGTTGAGGAATTTGAAGGCTCAGGAGATGCCGCCGATAATGAAGGCGGATATACTGGTGATAATGACAATGAGGATGGTTATAAACATTATTATAAAAATAAAGGTAAGAAAACGAAAATAAATAAGGCTGCCACGATTATTGATATTTTGCTAAGCTCTGAATATGAGCGCGATGAAAAAATTCGACATACTGATGAAGTTATGACCTGCCTATTTCCCCAATTAGAGGGTGATAAGGTTACCTTTATTGGTTCAACATTCATGAAATATGGCGAAAAAGATACCTATTTAAATCACTGCATTGCTTTGGGCAATTGTGACGACGTTGCAGGTGCTGTTATTGAATCGGTAGACGACGAGTCAGATTTGCTTCTTCGATGGGCAGAACTTATTCAACAAGAAAATCCTGATATTATTATTGGATATAATATATTTGGGTTTGATTATGAGTTTATGTTCCGCCGTGCCCAAGAAACCCATTGCGAAAATGAGTTTTTGCTACTATCTAAAAAGGTAGGTGATGTTTGTGGAAAGTACAAGACAAATACAGTGACAGGAAAAAAAGAGCTCTCTATTGAAAATTCAAAAATGAGTATTGCGAGTGGAGAATACGATCTTCGGTATTTTAAAATGATAGGACGACTACAAATAGATATGTATGCTTATTTCCGTCGCGATTTTAATCTTTCGTCTTATAAACTAGACGATGTCGCTAGCCAGTTTATTAGCGACGATGTTAAAAAATTTGAACATGTCATACATCCTGTTTATGGCGAAGTAACAGAGCTATATAGTCAAAATCTTACTGGACTTAGAAAAGATGATTTCATTCATATCGAATTAACCAGTTTTACGTCTGATTATTATAAAAATGGTAAAAAATTCCGCGTGTTAGACCTGGAATATGGGCGTGAATGTGATGGAAAGCGTTATAATATTGTCATCATTGATGGACATGAAGATTTTGATAGAACAAAATATATTAAGTGGGGAACCGCAAAAGATGATGTGACTCCACAAGATATTTTCAGATTGGCAAATGGATCTTCTGCTGATCGCGCAGTCGTTGCCAAATACTGTATTCAAGATTGTAACCTGGTTCATCATCTAATGAATAAGATTGATGTTATTACCGGCTATGTTGAGATGTCGAAAATTTGCAGTGTACCTATCAGTTTCTTGATATTTCGTGGACAGGGCATTAAACTCACTAGTTATGTTGCCAAGAAATGTAGAGAAAAAGATACACTTATGCCTGATCTAGAAAAGGTAAGTGGCGCGGATGGTTATGAAGGTGCCATCGTATTGCCACCCAAGTGTTCTATGTATATGGATGTTCCAGTTGCGTGTGTAGATTATTCATCTCTTTATCCATCATCCATGATTAGTCAAAATTTGTCGCATGACAGCAAGGTATGGACAAAAGAATATAATTTGAAGGGAGAGTTAATTGGAGAAACTGGTGAAAAGGATAGCAAGGGTAACTTTATCTATGATAATTTGCCAGGTGAACATTATATTGATCTAGAGTTCGATACATTTAAATATTTGAGACCAACGCCTACATCGCGTGCAATTAAAACAAAGTCTGGAAAAATGGTATGTAGATGGGCCCAAAATAAAAAGGGTATTATGCCTGCCATTTTGGAAGAATTGTTGAAGGCGCGTTCTGATACAAGAAAAATGATTAAAACAGAAAAAGACCCCTTTATGCAAAACATTCTAGACAAGAGACAACTCGGATACAAAGTAACCGCAAATTCATTATATGGACAATGTGGATCTAGAACATCCACATTCTACGAACGTGATGTGGCCGCATCAACTACTGCAACAGGGCGTATGATGATTGTATACGCAAAACGTATTATTGAAGAGGTATATTGTGATCGATTATACGATACTGCTGGACATGGACCAGTATTGACAAAAGCTGAGTACATATATGGTGATAGTGTATCGAATTATACACCAGTTTATGTTCGAGTAAATGGTGAGTTTAATATATGCACAATTGATTCTCTTTCTGAAAAGTATGGAGGAGGGGTATGGACATTGTGCAGTGAAGAGGGTAAACAGGATAAAGAATTTTGTGAACTAAATAATGTAGAAACGTGGACAGAAAGGGGGTGGACTAGACTATATCGCGTTATTCGACATAAGCTAGCCTCTCATAAGAAAATGGTAAGAATATTAACACATACTGGGTTAGTTGATGTAACCGATGATCATTCTCTTTTGATGCCAAATGGAAACGAAATTTCACCAAAAGATGTAACCGTTGGAACCGAACTTTTGCATCATTGCCTACCCACCCAAAATAAAAATAGTGAAAGTGAAATTACTGAAGATGAAGCCAAAATTATGGGATTCTTCTTTGGTGATGGTAGTTGTGGAAATTATGATTGTCCGACAGGAAAGAAGGGGTCATGGGCATTAAATAATTCATGTCCAAGCATTTTAAATAAATATCATGAATTGTGTCAGAATGTTTATCCCCAGTTTGAATGGGTTGTAATGGATACAATGGAGAGTTCCGGCGTATGTAAAATTTCACCAAGATGTAAAACGCATGAGTCAATTTCTGAGTTTGTAAGAAATTATCGTAAACTTATGTATTTTGAAAAGTCAAAAATCATTCCAACAATAATTATGAATGGAACAGAATCGGTTCGAACTGCGTTTTGGGAAGGATTATATGATGCGGATGGTGATAAAGATGCTAATGGATATGTAAGAATTGATCAAAAGAATCAGATCAGTGCTTCTCATATTGCGTGGCTAGCAACAAGTCTAGGTTTTAAAACTTCACTAAATACTAGAAATGATAAACCTGATATTTATAGAATTACTATGACAAAGAAAACTCAGCGTAAGAATCCATATTCTATAAAAAAAATGCATGAAATTCCTTACGATGGATATGTATACGATTTAACAACAGAAAACCACCATTTTGCTGCAGGTGTTGGAAATATGATTGTGCACAACACTGACTCAGTATTCTTTACATTTAATTTAGAAAATCCAGCGACAAATGAAAAAATACGCGGAAAAGATGCCCTTGCAATTACGATTGAAATCGCACAAGATGCTGCCAAGTTATGCACACAATGGTTAAAGGCACCCATGGAATTATCATATGAAAAGACACTTATGCCATTTATCTTGCTTTCAAAAAAGCGTTATGTTGGAATGCTCTATGAGACAGATCCGAATAAGGGAAAAATGAAGTTCATGGGTCTTTCTATTAAACGTCGTGATTCATGTGATTATTTAAAGGATGTTTATGGTGGAATTTTGAATATATTGATGAAGGAAAACAATGTTTCATCCGCAACCCAATATCTAGAAAAGGCGCTTCTGGATCTAGTAGATGGAAAAGTGCCAATGGATAAACTTACAATTACTAAGGCACTTCGCAGTGATTACAAAAATCCAAACCAAATTGGACATAAAATATTGGCCAATAGAATCGGTGAACGTGATCCAGGAAACAAGCCAAAACCAGGAGATAGGATACCCTTTGTTTTTGTGAATAATCCAAACCCCAAAGCATTGATGGGCGATAAGATCGAAACGCCTGAATATATTATTGAAAATAAACTGAAGATTGATTATACACACTACATCACAAATCAATTGATGAAACCACTTCAGCAATTATTTGGTCTAGCTTTAGAGCAAATCTGGGAGCATCAAAATAAACATCGATTGATCAAATCATACAGAAGTGACATGGTTTCATTATCTAATGAATTTCCTGACATTGAAACATTTATGAAAAAGAAGGAAAAATATTGTTCTGCAAAAATAAAGGTATTATTGTTTGATAAAATATTGACACGTATTCAAAATGAAAAAAATCGTGTTCGAGAAATTACCAGTTTCTTTAAAAATGCATGATAAAGCTCGTGATAAATGCATGATAAAGCTCGCGATAACTGTAAAATATGAATAGTCAACTATATTCTATTTGTTTTGAAAAAAATAACTTCATACGGATCTATTGTTTCGCCAAAATATGCATCACTAAAATATGGGTCACCGTCCAATGATGTTTCGTTAATATCATGATCTAAGGTTAGATAATCTAAATCTCTATATTTAGACAAAATACAATTAATATTATATCCCTTTTCTATTGCTTTTTGTGATAATCCGACCTCTTTCATTTTTATAAGATCAGTAAAATCCATTTTTATGATTTCATCTTCATCGAAAAAATGATCATTTTTTAATTCTATAAAATATTGTTGGTCCATACCAAAAAACATGGTTTGGATGTGGGGATTCGTTTTTCTTTTATAGTTATCATCATAAACACAGTAGGCGTTCGATGTACATATACTAATAGATGTACCAACTAAATGAACATTGGCATTAAATAGTGGTATAAAATGATCATACCATTTTTCATTAGTGTCCCTTAAGTACGGACCCCTTACTGATGTGTTCATGAAAAAATAATAATCATAATTTTTTATTAATTTATTATTTACTGCATAACTATATGCACCAAAATCATAGCCGACATTTTTACGATAATATACAAATACATTTTTCCGTTTCGGTATTTTAACGGTGCAATTTCCATTTATAACAATATAATAATCGACTTCCTCATATATGCCATTCTCTAAAAAATAAATAAAATTTTCCTTGTACAAATCGTCTCTTTCGTAATAATTATAGATAAGACATATTTGGTTAGACTTGGTTGTTATATTGGAAATATTTACTAGCAATAGTATCAATAAAATAATAATGATTATAATAATAATGATTACCGATTTTTTCATAAATATACAATAGTCGTAGATTTAGATTTACAAAAATCACTATCCTACATTTATGTCATAAATGTATTTATATGTGAAAAACGATTAAATATTATATTTAAATATAGTATATAATGGAAATTTATTTGTTAATAATTTTTTTGTTTTATTTTATTCTAATAGTACATGCTTTAATTCAATATTACAAGAATGGTTTTAGCAATAAGAAAACATTGATTGACACCTTTACTGCTGGAAGTAATAATTCTAGTCCTACGTCAAGTCCTAATGTAAGTGCTACCTCTACTCCTGCATCGAGTCCTGGAGTAAGCCCTGCAGCTAGCGGTGCATCGAGTCCTGTAGCTAGTCCTGTAGCTAGTCCAACACCTAGTCCTGGAGTAAGCCCAACACCTAGTCCTACACCAAGCCCCCCTGGTAGTGTAGGACCCACAACGACTCCTTCGAATACTCCTACTAGTAATATTTTGGTTCCTCAATCAACGACTACAATCCCCCCTCTTTTTTCAAACAATCAATCGATTAATGGAAATGTAACCATACCATCAACCGGCGTAATTGGGACGAGTCAACCTGTTTATACATTTAGTTCTCCACAAATTGTTATACATTCAGATACTACCAATAATGATAATCTATATCTTTTTCAAAATGCACTAATCTCATATTTACATAGTAAAAATCCACAAATATATTCTAATACTGGTGGTTCCAATTCTAACAAAAATTCTAAATCAAACAATAACAATAACAATAATAACTCAAATAATAATAATAACTCAAATAATAATAATAACTCAAATAATAATGCAAATACAAATTTAAATTATGGCAATAATAATAATAATAATAATTCTTGTTCTTCTCAATCCTCTTCAAATAATAGCGTTTCTTCAAGTGGATCATCTGGATCTAGTGGATCAGCAGGAACATCATCAAGTTCGCCATCGTCCGCATCGTCAGTTACGTCATTAACAAATGATCAAAACATAAACATAGTTACTCCTGTAACGCCCACTGTAACGCCAACTGTAAATCCGAATTGCGTAATTATGTAATCTGTTTATTTTTACTTGATAATACAAAATAAAAATAAACTATCGTTGTGTCTCACCATTTCTAAATGGCGACTGATAATAGATGATTGGAAATTCAATTGTTGCTTCCATATTGTTATTAGATGGATCTAAATAATTCATTAAAAATTCACTTAAATTATTTCCCAAATTATCGTTTAAATTAGTAAATAAATCATTGGCAATATTTGTTAAATCAGATTCGATATTATGACGAACCGTAGGTTCGTAAACAGTAGGTTCTTCATCAATAGTGGGTTCACCCACACTATCGTCTTCTTCTGATCGGACGTTTACTGATTCAACATAATTACGAATATCATATCTACATATTGGACAACGCACGCTACGCTGAAACCAATTCATTATTGCATCTTTTTTAAAGGTGTGCCCACAATGTTTAATTCTACATATAATTTCATCCTCTTCAAACTCTTCCATTGTTATGGAACATTGACTATCAGGTGAGTCAATTACGTAAGGAAAACAATCCGTCGCATTATTAATTTGTGTTAATGTTGGGCGAACTATGACGTCTTGTAGTAAATCAGAAATGATTATATTAAAACGTTCCACTATTGGCAACCCCCTCGTATTTGTAGTCGCATTCTGTGTATTTGATGGTGGGGTCCTTTGTTGAGGCTGAACATGGGGTTGTCTAGTATTTCGTGGAATATTTGATGCAGACGCATAATATTGATACCGATAATTTTGAAAATAGGTATACGTATCTATAAAATGACGAATATTTGCTTGATAATCACGAAAGTTATTATTATATTGGGTCATATTCATGTTAAAATCGTCTATGATTCGTAATAGATTTGGTTCATCAATTGTTGGAGATGAAGTCGGCATTTGATTTGTATTTAAAGGTGGATACCCCCCTGGTGTTCCACTTCTTATATTCATATTAGATGATACATAATTATTATTCATACGTTTTATAATTAAGATATAAAGGTTTCGTTCTATATTATTTTATTGAGTATACTACAATGAACATGGATAAATATAGATCAAAAGGATATACAGGATTGTCGAATTTGGGTAATACATGCTTTCTAAATTCATGCATACAAGTTTTAAATCATACCTATGAATTTCATGCATTATTGGACTCACCCAAAATACAAAAAATTAAAAAACAAAATAATCAAGATTCTATTATTTTGAATGAATGGAATGATTTGCGTGCAGTTATGTGGAGTGGGAATGGTGTAGTTTCACCCAATAAATTTGTTACAAACATACAGATGATTGCAAAAATAAAAAACAAGGATATTTTCACTGGTTGGGCACAAAATGATATGCCAGAATTTTTATTATTTATGATGGATTGTATTCATAACAGCATTTCGCGAGGAATTACAATGAAAATAAGTGGAAAAATAGAAAATAATGTTGATTCGATTGCAGTGAATTGTTATAATATGTTAAAGGATATCTACTCGAAGGAATATTCTGAAGTTATGAATATGTTTTATGGAATCTATATATCAGAAATAATTTCGAAGGATGGAAAAACAACACATTTAATAAAGCCAGAAAGTTATTTTATATTGGATTTGCCCATATTAAATGGAAAGTTTATGGTTAATACACTAGCTGAATGCATTGACTTATTCATTAAACCTGAGATTTTAGAAGGTGATAATGCATGGTTTAATGAAAAAACATCCACAAAACAGGATGTTCAAAAGCAAATTTCTTTTTGGAATTTTCCACAAGTTTTAGTCATTATGTTTAAACGATTTACGCCAGATGGTAGTCAAAAAATCAATAGTCTCATTGATTTCCCTATTGATAATTTAGATTTAACGAAATATGTTCGTGGATATAATGCATCCAATCATATTTACGAACTTTATGGCGTATGCAATCATATGGGTGGAGTTATGGGCGGCCATTATACCGCTTTTGCGAAACATGCGGATGATAAATGGGTACATTACAATGATAATTCTGTAGAAATAGTTGAGAATAAAGAAACGATTATAACCCCTATGGCTTACTGTTTATTTTATCGCAAAAAAAATAACTTGTTATAATATAATTGAATATGGCAACAAATAATGCATCAGGAATCTCAGTATCTTCAAACAATAGTATAGGAACCAATAGTAGTGGCTCTACACCTGGTAGTAGCATTATGTCTGGTAGTAGCGGTACATCTGGTAGTAGCGGCACGTCTGGTAGTAGCGGTATTTATGGTAGTAGTATTGCTAGTAGTAATCCAAGTGTTAATGCTAATATAGTACCTACTACTACTCCGATTAATGCAAATATTTTCATTGGAAATCAATCAAGTGGGGGAAATGGATTTTTATTAACTACAAGTTTACCTATAAACACCAATAGTATAGGAAATGCTCTTGCTTATGGAAACATTCTTGGAAATGCTACCACACTTCCGCCTTTATCTAGCATATACTCACCGACGACTAGCACTTGGAATAATAATAATATAGCCTCACCCAGTGTGGGAACCCCTTATGCAAATATTGTTACAAATGCTGCCAATGCTAATGCTCCTAATAATACTAACGCTCCTAATAATACTAACGCTCCTAACAATACTAACAATGCGAATCAGAATACAGACACCGATAATTCAAACAATTATTATGATATAAAAAATTTAATTTATTTTTTTAACTCCAAAAATATAACATTGGTGGTATGGTTTTTAACCATGTTTATACTATCTTATCTTGTATTGAGCATGTTTGTTACTACAAATAACAATGTTGACTCGACTTATATTGGTTTTTATATTGATTTCATCTTTTTAATTTCATTCTTTTTATTTGTTGGAAGTTATTTTTATAATGGCAATAGCAACCTTGTTGATCTATTTAATAGTTTATTTGATAAAACCAAGAAATACATTGACGAACCTTCTTCTATATTTTCTTCCCTCGCATTTATGTTTATCTTTTATTTTACTATTTATCTTTTTCGTATCCCTATGTCTTCAAATGCAAAACCCTTTAGTATTTCTTTTATTGAACTATTGACTTGGGTATTAATTGTAGTAATTGTATTTGTTGATTTTTTCAGATATTTTCTTAAAATATCACTTTTGGGTGTAGTCAATAATATTTGGCAAAAATCGTTTGCGGTTCAACCGTCATCTAGTGATACCATTAGTAATATTATTAGTAATTTTAATATTTCTGATTGGAACAATGATAATAATAATAATTCCAAAAATAATGGTGGTGGTAACAATAACAATGGTAGTTACCAAAATCCCAATACTTCTGTTGCTAATAACGTTGCAACCAATGCTACGACTGATGCTATTTCTGTTGCTGCAACCAATGCGGTTTATGCTGCTATTTCTGCTGCTGCTGCTACTGGTGCTCTTAATACTGCTACTGGTGCTCCTGGTGCTCCTGGTGCTCTTAATACTGCTACTGGTGCTCCTGGTGCTCCTGGTGCTCCTAATGCTGCTACTCCTGGTGCTCCTAATGCTGCTACTACTGGTGCTCCTAATGCTGCTACTACTGCTGCTACTGGTGCTCCTAATGCTGCTACTACTGCTGGTACTACTGCTACCAATCAACCAACTGTTGGAAACATCATTACAAATCCAAATGCTATTTTCAATAATAATAACCAATCCGAAGTATTTAATATTTCTGATAACCTATACACATACGAAGATGCACAAAATATCTGCAAAGCATTTGGTGCAAAAATAGCAACATATGAACAAATAGAAAATGCATACAACGATGGTGCAGAGTGGTGCAATTATGGTTGGTCCGATAATCAATTAGCATTATTCCCTACACAAAAATCAACTTGGAATATATTGCAAACTACGGATAATCATAAAAATGATTGTGGTAGACCTGGTATAAATGGTGGTTACTTTGAAAATCCAGAAACAAAATTTGGGGTTAACTGTTATGGCAAAAAGCCTGATCCTAACCCATCAGAATTAGATTTGATGAATCAATCAAAGAATCGATTGGTTCCATCTAATTTGGTGGATGAATCTGTAAATCAATGGAAGGATAAAATTAAAAATATGCCATTGAATTCATTTAATTATTATACATGGAGTGAAGGACGCGGTGGTAATAATGGAACTGGTAATTCAAATTCTCAAACTATTTCAGGAAATAATTATTCAGCTTCTCAATCAAACAGTTTTGGTAGTAGTTATGGAAATGCAACTGTCAATGTTATAGCCAATGGTGTTTCAGGTAATACCAGTAGTAGTAGTAGTAGCAGTAGTAATAGTAGCGTTTCTGGTAATAGTTTGGCGAGTTCATCATCTGGAGGTTCTCAATCATCAAATGGAATTGTTAATCAACCAACTATATCAAATGGTTCTGCCATAAATTCAAATATGCAATGTTCACCAAATTTTATAACATGTGTACGTTATTTACCAAGTACTCAAGAATATGCTAACGGTCTTCGACAGTGCTGCCCAGTTACCACTAGCACCATGGCACCATATACTACCACTACTACTATGACACCATATACTACTACTACTATGGCGCCAGTCAGTACGAACTCTTCTGTGAGTAGTAGCTAATTTTAGTAAACCGTAAATAGTCATCATATCAATTCAATAATTGATATGAATATAGTTGTCTACATTGTCTTTTTACTCTTGTTTTTAACTACATAGTTTTTCTTTGTTTTTCGGTTTTTTGTTGGAATGTCATATCTAACCATTCCAAATAATTTTTCATATAATCCATCACTTATACACTCAGACTCTACTTCTTTCTTATTACTTTTTCCACCCATCTGAGAGGATGTGTATAACCCTGCAGGAACAACTAAATTGTTAAATCTAGCCTCTCCTACATTTATTCCTGTCTCCTCGTCTGAACCACCACCCATAAAATTATTTTTATCCGATTTTATCTGATTTTTGATTGAAACGCCACCAACAAGTTCTCCATTAATGTTATTAAAAATATATTGATTCATTGTGTCTACTATATAATTTCTAGATATTAGATTCTTCTTATATCTTTTGATATTTTAATATCACGGTTTTCCTTCAAATATTGTATGATATATTCAACCTTCTCTTTATCATGAATAATTTCCGATAATTTTTGTTCAATATAACCAAAGGTTAGTGGCGAATAATCTTTTTTTTCATAAATGCGAAGTTCTCCATCTGTTATTCCAATTTTTTTCTGGGGTTTGTCATCCATATATTTGCATATTTTTTCACCTAATGAATGTTTCATATCACGTAATCTCTTTGTTTTTTCATGAATGATCTTTAATTGACTATCGATGAGAACCCAACGCTGAACATCTTCTACTAATTGTGTTTTTGTTACTATCTCAGTTGATCCACTAATATTATCCATTATAATATAATATTAGGTTTGAATGTGTTATTATTTACTTACTTACGCGACGATCGCTTAGCGGTTTTTCTTGCCTTCTTGCCCTTCTTCATGGTTTTCTTGGGCTTTCCACCGGCAGTCTCTGGGACCACAGGGGCTTCACCACCAGCTTCACCACCAGCCTCCTCCGTTTTTGGCGATTCCACTTCTCCTCCTTCCACTTCTCCTCCTTCAGCTTCAGCTTCAACCACGTCTTCAGGTTCTCCACCCTTCTTCTTTTTGTACTGTTTCTTAGCCGCCAACATTGCGTCCTTTAAAGAATAATTCTTATCCTTCTTTTTTCCTAACGAATACGTCTTTTTAACTAAATTGGTCCAAGCAGTCATTATATATATTATATAGTGAAAATAATATATATTGGGTTATATGCCTATCGATGAATATGGGTATACATTCTAACGACGATACTTTCTGGATTTTCTCGAACGTCTAAATTTATTGGATCTCGAAACTCTGGGTTTGCGAGTATTCAATTGGTTAGCCACCAATAAAACGCCTGGGACGGCAACTTGGGTAAACCCATCACCGGCTGACTGTTCTGCCACCACACCCAAATTCGATTGTATTAAATTTCCACTGCCAGCTGTAGCTTGTTGATGACCAGCATCTCCATATACTTGTACGGCGTGATTCCATGCATCACCACCGCGCGATTTTCTAGCGCGTCTAGTTGCTCTACTTTGTTTTGGCATTTATTAATAAATTATATATAATGGGTATATTTTATTACTAGGCTAAATTTCTTTTTTTACATGTATCAATTTGATCAATAAAAATAAATTGGCTAAAATAATAAATATTAAAAACACATTAAATAAACAAATAGCCCATATATACAAATATATTTCATTGTATATTATGGTAACAATTGGTTTCAACATTTCCCTAATATCGCGGCAAATTTCTTCATTTTTAAAAAAATCGATGCAACTATCACGTATATTTTTCATATTTTCTACTAACTAGTATAAGCAAATAATTGTTATTCGTAATACCAACGTAAAAATAATGTAAAGATACAAAAAATATGGAAGAGATTTTTGAACCAAATGACCAATTTTCCTTTGAAAAATTAGAATTAGTAAAGCCAGTTTCAGTAGCTGGAGGGAATTTTTTTATTCGGTTTATTGCTAATAATTCCCCTCTATACATTCAACCACCTAAATGTATAACAAAACAAGGCATCATTAGGGGGACAAAGCGAATGTATTCCGACTTAATGTTTACAAATGAAAACCCATCTTTTATCCGATGGATGGAGAACCTAGAAACCCACTGCCAACAAATTATCTATAATAATAGGAATTCATGGTTTGAAGGTGATTTAGAAATGCACGATATTGAAAATTATTTTACTTCCCCCATGAAAGTGTTTAAATCCGGCAAGTTTTACATTGTCCGCAGCAATATTTCCCTTGTTTTAGGAAAATCTACTCTAAAGATTTATGACGAGGAGGAGAACGAGGTTCAACCTGAAACTATTACTGACGAAACACCAGTTATGACTATCTTAGAATTCCAAGGCATAAAATGCTCTGCACGAAGTTTTCAAATTGAAATTGAAGTCAAACAAATGATGGTATTAAAGCCTAGAAAATTGTTTGAAAAGTGTATTATTAAGACACCTATAATAAATGTAAACAAACAAGCTTACCATAACCAATTGGATATTATACCCTCTACGATAGTGGACGATACTATTGAAAATGAATACAATGCAACCACTTCTGATAAATCCGACGACATTTTAGAGAACAATATAGAACCGAATGATGACGTATCTCAGCAAAATTTTATTCCTGATGTTCCTACGAATTATGTTGTTCCTACAATTTCTGATACTACTAATGTAGAGACGAACAATGATAATTTAGGAGATGAACCAGAAAATATTCGAGAACATTCCCCCTATGAAAATACCATAGAACAACCTAGACTGTCATCCGATTTGCAAGAAGTAGATTTTAATTTAGAAGAAATATCCAATGACGATTTAATTCAGATTAAAAAACGAAACGATGTTTATTATGAAATGTATAAAGAGGCTAGGCGAAAAGCAAAAATTGCCAGGGATTTAGCACTCTCTGCTTTTTTAGAGGCGAAAAACATTAAAAATACCTACATGTTGGATGACGTTTCAGAAAGTAGTAATGACAGTGATTTTGAAACAATCGATAATGAATAATTCCTCATTTAGAAGATTTTTGTTTTTTAAAATTGCATTAATGAAATAATTTTATCCGCCGTTTATATAAACAGATTCTAATGTTCAAAGATATCCAAAGTGGGTTTTTCAAATTCTTTACTAACCAAAGAACAATTATTTTAGTCGTTTTCTTTATATTGGCGTGGGGTATATTGGTGTACTCTGGCACCAAGGGATTCAATGTTGACCATATGGACACTCTATCTTCCAGTGCTGTTAATGTTGCACCTGCCACCGTTATCCCCCAACAGCCCCCCCAGCCCCCTGCTGCCAATGCTGCTCAGCCCCAACATGCTAACAATGGCGCACTAGTCCCCACTGCAAACCCTTCAGACTTGTTACCCATTGACTCGAATAGCCAGTGGAGCGCCCTCAATCCTAACGGAATGTCCCAAGGAAATGTTATTATTCCTGATTTATTGCAAGCTGGCTACCACATTGGTTTAGACACCATTGGTCAGAGCTTGAGAAATCCTAACTACCAACTCCGTTCTGATCCTGTTATCCCCAAGGCTGATATTGGACCCTGGAACATGAGCACGATTGAGCCTGATCTTGGCCGTGTCCCCCTTGAGATTGGACAGGGACCCAAGTAAATAAATAATATTATATAGGTACTAACGATAGACACCAACTATATGTTTATGTGACATGGAAATAAACATATAATAAAATCTACGAATATACTAATGGCAAGGATTAATATTACAAAGGAAACATTAATAGAATATTTAAAAAACCCCCAATCATTGAATTCATTCAATTTAGATATTGGTGGGAAAGACATTAATACAATGATGGATGAAATACAAAAAATAGATTCGGTACATGACTTTGGCACAACACGCGGCAATAACTTGGCGACCGATAAAATAACAAAAATAAAAGGAAATAATAAATATGCTTATAATCCGATGATTTTATATTTTATCCAAAAATATTCATTTCCAACACAGGGTTGGAGTTCACAAATTCAACCTATACCGATTCAATGGTTCTCTAATTTTAGTTATCCTGGGGTTGCTCAATTATCGCGCGTAGTTAATGACGTTGAAGATTACAGCCTTTTATTATCATTGAAATATAGCGTTTCTACAAATGGAAAAACCAACGATAACTTTAAATATCTAGGTTATGATCCGAAAAATAAACAAAATCTGGCAAAGGTAAAACAAGAGATGGCCGCGTTTTTTCAAAATTATAAAGATACTGGAACTGGTAAAATTAACTTTTTAGTTGATACTGCTGGTGACGTAACCAAGGTTTTAAAATCAAATAAAAAAATAGATGATTTTGCCTATGTTTTTTTACAAGAATCCGCGCACGACTCAGCAAAAGGGAAACCCACTTCACTTGAACCCAATATTATTAATGAAGCATATGGCGGAAATGGTTTTTGCGAAAAATTTACAAAACCCCAGTCGAGAACCTATACATCCGGAATTATTGGAAGTGGCGTTTTCGAAAGTAATTTTAATATTACATTTAATGGATTATCTTACGGAAAAGAACCAGGAAAGGAATACTTTAAATCGAAGGTTAGTTATACGAATCCTACTATGACTGAAACGTTTGACTGCGTTTTAAATAGTCTAGTCCATCCAACCAATGTTCCGCAAATAACAAAAGCGGTTAGTGCATTTACAAAAGGCAATGATCTAATATTAAACGATGCAACCAAAGCAATATTGGAGAAGAATGACGTTACTAATTTTTATACTTCGTTTCAAAATAAGCCACATGATTATACTGCAGCAAATCGTAAATTATTAGATTTTAATTTTACTAAAAAACGCGCAGGAGATGGATTGCAAGCAAGAGTTTGTCAATACGTAAACAGTGGAAATGGAATCGTATGCAATAAATTACGTTCTCCAAGTGATAAAAATATAAGTGGGGGCGTGAATCTCGATAAAGAATATACCATAAATAGCCTAATTTTAGTTACGATTGATCGTGTGTTGTTCTCTTATTGCATTAAAAATAATATACCTGCTATTTATTCTGGAACAAAATTATTTCTGTTTTTTTCACCGAATCTTTCGGAACCAGTGAGCCGTGGTGGAAATATGAAATATGCTGGCGTATCTGACATTTTAACCAGTGAGGCCACAACTATTCAGCAAAGGGGGGGAAATGGTGATGAGGATATGCGCGATATTTTTACAGATATTCCATTTTATTTATATAAACTATTGCCCAAATTATTATATTTTAAAAAGAGCATTGCAACATTTAATGAGCGCGTAAAATACGTCTCTTTATCAGAGGCTCTTTATCGAACGAGTGATGATAATGTAGAAACTATTTATGCAAATGATAAAATTTGTGTATACAATAAAGATGATGCTGTAAAATATGGCAAAGAACCTGGATTAAATGCCTTCGATGAAAACTATGTAGTTTGGTTAAACGATGGCTCTATAACAGTTGAAGATCGCAATAATGGAACCTTTTCTTTAAAAAATACCAGTCTAGTAGGCAATTTCGAAGTAGACTTTACAGATGTTGATATTTTAACATTGGTCGGACATAAAGGTTATTTTACTCGAACCGCAGCAGATGCTATTAGAGGTTTAGTATTTACTGGCGAAGAATCAAGTCGAACATTTTTGGCAACATTATTAGGATATCAAGATGAAAACGTAATGCAAATAGCTGGTGGACCTACAATAATGGGATCCAATGGATTATTAGATACGTACTATAACGGTTTAATTGTAAACAATATTTCCATTGATGAAAGTAAATTAGAAGCCAATAATTTCTTAACACTTTTATCCTATTTTAATCTATTCGCTAGGTACGAAACATTATTATGTTGCGATAATGATGAATATAAACAAAGTTTTTACCATACTAGTAATGGATTGGAAGTGACTAAAAATATTAGACTATACATATTGTTCAAATGCTTATTAGACGATTTCAATAATAAAAAATCCACCATTTGTTATGGTTTATTGGAATATTTCTTGAATAATATTGACTCCTATTTTTCTGTTGCAGATGATCTGGAAAGAGTCATCTATTATTTGTATTGTGATTATAAACAATTGGGAACAACCGTAAACATCAAAATAAATGATATGGTATCATCTGGTGAAATAAATGTATCCGATCCTATTTTTATAAATACAAAGGCCTATTTTGAAAAGGATCTTTATCCACGAATTTTTAAAAAAGAAGCAGAAATTGAGAGTTATTTAGAGGGTGGTAATAAAAACAAAACCAGTGGTGATTTTTCGAAACGATATTTGAATATCTATGGCTTTATGAATATGGTCAATGATTTCGAAGAAACCATTAAAACAGTCGTTGTTGAATCGCCACCGCCCATGTCGGCACAATTGCAAACAAAAGATTTAGAAAAAAGGGCAACTATTGATAAAAAACGTAAAATACAAGAAGATATGCAAACTGAACAAATGAAAAAAATAAAACAAGGAGTTTTACAACAAAGAACTGGGCTAGTTCCCAATGAGATACCTATGTTTACGAATAAATTGCCATTGGGGTTTGCTGCAAGCAGTGGTGGAGCAAAATCGAAAAAACGAATTCACCGAAAACTAAACAAAACAAGAAAATACCAAAGAAAACCAAAATAACCACTTTTTCGTTACTATTTATTTTACTCTTATAATATAAGTATTGTATCATTTATATTATGGATAAAGTCGAGGTTTTAGGTTATTTAATTATTGCATCGGTTTTTGCCGGTTGTGCCCATATTTATTACGAAGGTTTAGATAGTTTTCAATTAAAATGCGTTGTTTCTACCGTCGATGGCAATAAATATTGTGTAAGAGAGCGCGAAAAACTCGATGAAGCCGCCAACTTGTTGGCCGGAATGACTGAAAAATGCAAAAAATTAGTAAAGTATGTAGGTGATAAATATCCTGACCAAGACAATGTTCAACGCCTTGTAAATGGTTTCCAACCCAAAAAAATAATGGAAACATTACCGACTAGTGAGTATACTGCCTATTCTGAAAACAAGGGTGAAAAATTGGCCTTCTGTTTAAACCGCGAAAAGGAGGATAATAGTCATCTTATTGATGAAGAAACACTACTTTTTGTCGCCATCCATGAGCTTTCTCACATTGCAACCAAATCAATTGGTCATAAGCAAGAATTCTGGGATAATTTTAAATTCCTATTAACAGAAGCCAAAGACGCTGGAATCCATGACCCCATTGATTATAAAAATAAACCAAATACTTATTGTGGAATGAAAATTCATGATAATCCATATTATGATGCATAAATAATATAGAAACATAGATTGTTTATATATTATAACTTTGTGTGTGATGTGGGAAGATAATGACAAGAAGAATTATCTAGTTCACAAGAATAGAAACTTGGGACAAATTTGCAATGACATTTTTTCGGCAGAAATTGAAAAGTATGCATCCAACACTAACAATAAAACTTTTTTGGAGATTGGAACATGGAATGGTCTAGGATCAACCCTTGCGTTCTCAAAGGGATTGTCTAGAAGATCCGATGATTATATTTTTTATAGCCTTGAGTGCAATAAAGATAAGTGGGCAGATGCAGCATCCTTGTATAGGTTCAATAATAAAATCCATATTTTAAACGAGGTGGTTTGGAACGAGGAGCCTGCTGATTTTTATGATATTTTTCCTCAATGCAAAACGGATGCTACTTTTAAAAAGTGGAATGAAGTTGATATTGTGAATATGAAAAATTGCAATGTATTTTTGAAGAGAACCGATTTGCCTGAAATTTTTGACGTTTTGCTTTTGGATGGTGGCGAATTTACTACTTATTATGAATTTCAGCTATTGAAAAATAGATGCAAGATTATTATGTTGGATGACACTGATTGTGATAAGTGTAAGCTAATTGTTGAAGAAATTTTGGCTGATCCTACATGGAATGTGGTAAAACATGAACATGTTAGAAATGGATTTTTGATTGCTGAGCGCGTGTAGTGTTTTACCCATTACACCTATTTACAAGGGCATACATTATTATGGTAATTTCCATAATAATATATTTTTATAGACCAATTACTGCTCTCATATTTTTTTTTACTACTGCAGCAGCAGTAACCCCATTGCTAGACATAGGCGTACTACTAGCATTATTGTTTGTTATAGAAGTAATATGTGGTCCAGATTTCACAATAGTTGCAGTTGGTGATCCAATCGTTGTTGATAATACAGGTATTTGCGAGAACCCCTGGTTCGATAAATATACACAAATATCACGATATAATACTAGAAATGGAACATTGTGCATATTTAACCGCAGTACTTCCAAAAATGCATTCGTAAATGCGCCAAAGTATGTTCGCCCACTATTATTTGTTACATCAGCAGATGTCTGGTTATCACGGCAGCCACTCAATACAAATATATTCGGATTTTCGATTGAAACATCATTTATCAGTGTTCTACTATACTGCGTTGGAGAGACATAATTAAATGTCCATGGCAAAGCACAAATGGTACCACTATTACAGCTGTCAAATAATAATATGCATCGACATTTAATCGTTTTGATAATCGATAATAATTGTATATCTGTGATATATCCGGCACTCGCATAATCTAGTGGAACTAATAAATCATCGATTTTGGGTCGAAATATGCTATCATTATTTGCAACATCTTGAATTTGAGAGCCATGTCCACTATAGTGTATCCATATTTCATTTAAATTGCTACTTTGTAAAGCTAGCGATTTCAAGTTATTTAGAATATTTGCGAACGTTGGTTGCAATGACGGCGTTTTAACATCATCGCGTAACATCGTAATATTAGCCGGTAAATAATTGTACGCATCAATCAACATCCCACGCATATTATTAATATCATTTATGCATCCACGTAATTGAGAAGTCGGATTATTAAAATAATCAATTCCAATCAATAATGCTTTTTTTGTCATTTGTTTGTTTTTGTTTTTATATAAATTTGATTGATAAAATATTATTAGAGAATAACTTATACAAAATTTATGCCTAACTATATAATAACCAAGATTTAAATATGAGTGAATCAAATATTACAATACCTAGTTCTGAAATTATAAAAGTATGCTTAATCGATTCTTTGGGTAAGAAGAAAACTGTATTTGTATTTGGTTGTGATAGTGCTGTAAATGAGAATGAAATATTTAGTGAATTGGAACTAGTAGAATTTAAACATGATAACACCCAAAAACTATACCCAACACAACAAATCCACAAAGATGATTCGATACGCATCATTAAGAAAAAACTTATAAGTGCAATTGGCAGTGAACTCGTTTCATATGATGAAATGTACCTTTTTTCTTTTATTGAAACAACGGTTGATTCTCTTTCTGTTTATCAACAATTTACTGAAGATATAGAACAACCCATCTCAAAAAACGTCTATGGTCAACTCATTATGAATTTAGACAATTTTAATACAGTATTAAAATGCAATTCTGACGTAGAAAAGACGAATTATTACTATGATGACGTACGAAAATGTTTAGATCAAAAAATATTATTAAAAATACCCATTGGTCAACGCTTTAGTAATGCACGTGATCTTCTTTTTTCAGCCTCTCCATTCGATATATTAACCCATACGCCTCCAATATTCATCCCACAGACAAAAAATCCATTGTTATCTTTTGAGAACCAATTGTTATTAAATTATGGTAAATTGCATGATAATACTATTTATTTATGTTTGGCAGAAGATGTCTATGAATTCGCATCTCAAAAAAACATTGATTCTGAATATATTACCCAGCTTTATTACCCATTATTATCATTAAAGGGTATTACGAATAAAGATATCTATTTTTCTAAAAAACAAGAGCTTATTTCTGAAAATAAAAAAATAATAACGCCTAGAAATGTCCGTCTTTATGATACAATTCGCAACTTTTATAATATATATTATGGTCGCAATAATGAACTCCCCTATAGTGAAAGGGGTATCCAATACTTTGAAATAACCATTCATCCAAATCACAATACGGTTCTTCCACTCGACGTATTATTTAAAAAGTTAAATGCTACACAAGAAATGCCATTTATTAAATATAATCCTGGAACACGTCGCGAAAACATATATCGTTTATATAGCACATCTGTAACTAGCAGCGGAAAGAAAATTCCTTATTTGCCTAAGAGTAAAATATTACAATATTCACGCCAAATCGGTAAAAGTCGACAATTATCCATCTATGTTCTCTCCAATAATGGGTCGGATGTTTTTATCGATTTTAACTACAATGGTGATATTAATATCCGCTCGTTATTAACGGCATCGATATCAAAAGATGAGTTGATCCAGTTAATCCGATATATTTTAAATCCAATAATAGAGAAAATCAATGATTTTTTATTACCCACTGGCAATTCATTGTATACATTTGAAGATTTTGACGATGAATTTGTTGAAATTGTGGATTTAAAATACGTTATGCAGATTCAATTGCCAGGTTCTCTAGACATTACCTCTAATTCTGGTTGCTTAACAAGTGTTTTTAATATTGAAGATGCCAATTTATCCAAAGGTGCATTATTACAATTTAAACGCGTTGAAAACTTTAAAAAAATGGAAATGATTGACGTAAATATTACCAACCTTTTTAATAACAATAAAAATGAATATGATGTGATACAATATCTGAAACAAAATTATGATTTATCACAAGAAGTTGCATTAAACCATTTATCGGAATATTTAAGATCACATAGCCGAGTGGAAGGGAGATTTATTAATAAAGCCATTGAAATTGTAGAGAACCCTGGATTTCCCACACTTATGCGCTTAACGCCCCATGATAATCGCCTTTTTATTGAAATTAGTAAAATAAATTCAATTCAATATATTGATACCATTAGTACCTATATTGATAGCTTTTTAAGAATGATACATTATCCAGATTCTACTACATTTGATGTTAGTAAACAAACTTGTAGAAAGGGCAAAAAGGGTTCCTCAAAAACAGAAGCCGAAGATGATGTTTCCCATATTGAGAATGTGATTACGAATAAAAATTTGCCATTTGTTATTGAATCTTCCAAATCTTATGAGGAACTTGTTATAGAAGCAGATGAAGAAGAAACTGGTATTATTTTTGATGACGATGACGACGATGAACCAGATGCTATCATATTTGAAGATGATGATGATCAAATTGAAGAAGAAGGTGAGGAAGAAGGACAGGAAGAAGGTGAGGAAGACGAAGAGACTGACAAAGTGCCTGAATTTGGAACAGACATTGTTTTTAAAAATAGCAAGACAACGACCAATGATAAAGACGAAGACGAAGGTGAAAAAGACGAAGACGAAGATGCTATCATATTCTATAGTGACGATGAAGATGAATCTGACGAAGAGGACGAGAATGAGAATGAGAATGATAATAAAAACCCCAAAAAAATACCTTCAACATTATTTGGGGGTGTAGGTGAATGGCTGGATGGTCAACCATTCAAAAAAAACAAAATATTCTATGATAAATTGGTGCGACTAGACCCCAAATTATTTTTGACGAGTTCAAGTGATGGTTATACCGCCTACTCTAGAGTTTGTGGAACCAATTACAATATACAACCGGTTATTCTTACAAAGGAAGAAAAAGAACGCATTGATAGAGAACATCCTGGTTCATATGAACATTCAATTGAATATGGTTCAGATCCTAAAAAAAAACACTTTTATATTTGCCCACGTTACTGGTGCCTTCTAAATAATTCGAGTATTACAGAAGAAGAAGTAAAGTCTGGAAAATGTGGTAAAATAATACCCCAAAATGCAAAAACAATACCCCCTGGCCATTATATCTATGAATTTACGGATAAGAAAAAACACATTGACCAAAATGGAAACTATAAAATGTTTCATCCTGGATTTAAAAAACAGAGTAACCATCCAGACGGATTATGCATTCCGTGCTGTTTCAGCAATTGGGATTCAGATAAACAAATAAAACGTCGTAAGCAGTGTTTATCTAGTGAAAATGCGGAGGATACAGATGGTCTAGAAGATGCGAATGTACAAAATATTGATTATGTTATTGGTGCCCATCGTTTTCCAATTCCCAGGAATCGTCTAGGGTTTTTACCACCCTCAGTTGAATCATTTTTTGACATCAACCATAGAACACTCGTTGACAAAAAGAATCCTGCATTAATTAAACGAAATACACCCATTTTAATCCGTCGCGGAGTAGAACAAAATAATAAAAAATCATTTATTGGTTGTATTGCCGATATTTATTCGTCCAGAACAGTCGCAAAAACGGCAAAAAGAAAAAATGAAGCTGTGTCTGATATTCCATCTATCCAAGAAATGTGCGATATTATTGCGGATGCCATCTCAATCGACCAATATATACAATATCACAATGGTTCTCTCGTTCGTGTTTTCCAACCACGTAAAACATGGGTAGATATAGCCGATTTACATAAATATCGCGATTCCGAACTGTATAAAACAGTGGATTTTAATATTGATTCGCAGGTCGATTTTTTTGAAGACACGGTCGCATCCTATGAAAACTTTTTACAATTTTTACGCGATGAAGATTCCGTTATCAACCATACTTACTTATGGGATATTGTTACTTCCAAGAATCCAAAATTATTTATTGGCGGCATCAATCTTGTTATTTTAAATATTGTAGATAATGATATTACTGATAATATGGAAATCATTTGCCCCAGTAGTGCATACTCATCCAATTTATTCGACGTAAACAAAGAAACTGTTATTTTATTGAAACGCGACGATCTATATGAACCCATTTATCTTTTTCAAGAAAAAGATACTGGTAAAGAAATTAAAAAAACATTCTATAAATCCGCATCTACTAAAAATATTCAACATGTTATGAAAATCATTAATGCATCCACCAATAAATATTGCGCCCCTCTTTCTAGTATGCCAAAATTATATAAATTCAAGAAAAATATTTCGGCGGATGCTATGATCGATTATTTACAGGATCAAGAGGATCTTTTCCAATTGGGTTCTCAAATTATGAATTATCAAGGTAAAATTATTGGACTAACTGTGAAAATGCAAACTGAGGATGAAGGACTACCCTTTATTTACTTACCTTGTTATCCATCGGTTAAACAGCCTGAAATACCAGTAGAATATATGGAAGGAAACATTTGGAAAGATTATGAAACAACGCGAGATCTTCTATTGCAAATATCATTAAAAAGTAAACATACTATCCTGTGTAAACCAAAAATGAAAGTCTTATATAACCAGTTAATTGTGGGCATTTTAACCGAAACAAATCAATTTGTTCAAACGATTCCCCCAGCCGAAAATGTATATGATGATGGACTAGATGAAATAAATGATACAAATTATATTTTGGCCGACAAGGTTCTCACCACCTCAAAGAAACGTGATCCTGAAATGATGAATGTCATTCGCAATATTTCATTGGAGAATCAATTCTATTCCGCTTTTCGCACTACTGTGCGTTTAGCATTAAATCATCCATCGAATACATTAATTCGCAAGGATTTTTTAAAATGGATCGATTCTAGCCGTGTTTATAAAGATAAAATAAAGGCAGTAGACATTTTATTACGAAAACTATTGAAAAAGTGGGTGGCATTTGCTACCATTCGTGATGATGTATTGGATTCTTTTGATGAAATCACAAATTGTGTGAAAAATAGTAGTACAAAAAAGTTTTGTCTTACGCGTGAGACTGGAAATGGAACACTTATTATACCACAAAAACATTTAATAAGTGGATTTGATAACCAGATTATTTATTTTGGTAGAATGGCAGATGAATTGGTTCGATATAAGCGTATTCAAACTCTCATGCTACAACCAAGAATTAATGTAAATATTGGCGACGTAGATTATAAGTTGAAGGACAATGAAATGATATTATTGGACTCTCTCATTACCCCTGAGTATTTTGAAGATATGGTACCCTTTCAAACGAATGCATATGCAAAATCAATTGATTACTATTACGCACAACCAGAGGTTACCCAAAAATATAATTTGGGAGTATCAATAGAGCAACAATTAAGTGAAGATGTAGTTGTAGATTTACGTGAAAAAATCTCTTTAAAATGTGTGAAAGAGGAACGCGATATTATAGGTAATGCTGAAGACAATATGTGGAAACGTATTTTTCCAAAGAATGCCAGGGAGTTGGTTCTCAATAAAACGAAATTATGTACATTTTTCATATTGATACAGGTGTTTCATCAAAAAAATAATTTCCTTATTACAGTAGAGAACATTAAAGATACCTTGTCCAAAATTTATGCAAATTACTTGCCAAAATATAAATTACAAATTGAGGATATTCTATATAAGCAAGGAAAACGTGATATGATAAACCGAATTCGAACAAATCGAACCACACTGTTGGATTTAATTGTTAGTGAAGAATACTATTTGACAAATTTAGATATCTGGTTATTTGCGGCAAGCGCCAAGTTACCATTGGTTTTATTTTCAAGTTCATTTTTTAAAAATATGGTTACTGGTATTAAATGGCAAATTTTATTTAAAAATATTAGCGATACACCTTATTATTTTATCCGTTGTCCTATTGGTGAACCTGAGAAAAACGTCCCCCCTGTATATAATATTGTTAAGCCGGCATTAAGAGTGAGCGAATTGGGTGGAAATTTCGAAGAAATGGTTAAATCCGCGGATTCTTTACAAAATCAAATAATGATCGACGAATTTTTTCAGAAATATGTTTTGTAATTTTTGATACCCTTTTGCTGGTAATTCGATTCACCTATAAGTTAATCTCTATAGGTGGATAGTCCCTAATAAAAAATATTACCTTATATGGCAATATTTTTTATAACCTCTCCACTACATTTTATGGAGTAGACCTTAAATGTTAGATACGTGAAACTCTTTTTCTGGGCAGTAGCAAGGAATGCCGATATTTTCAGCGAAAACCTTATCACTATCTGAAAAGTCAGAACTTCTTCCAAGTGCATCACCAATAAAGAATGACTTATCCTTATTTATTTTACTGTTTCCTACTAGAATATTGAATAAACCAGGGTTTGGTTTATAATCACATTTTTCTGTTGCTATAACTATGAAAAGAGGAATGCCCAATGTTTTTGCAACATTTTTTATCTGTTCATGCTTCCATGGTTTAGATTGATTTGTAAATATCACGACCATGAATCCATCTTCGTAATAGTTTTTTATTTTTTCAGGAATACTCGGATATAACCACTGCCAATCATTAACGTTAGATGGGAATTTCTTACCGCCTTTTGGACAGACAAGTGTCCAATCATAATCAAATGCTGCCATTTTTTCTCTATGAACAGCATTGTTTACATTGTAAATTGTTGGTGCCATCTTTACTTTGTTACTTATTGTTTATATCATAACATAAAATGAAGAAAAGTTTTCAATTTTTATGTAAAAATCGTAAAAGTGTGATTAGAACTGTATCTAATAAGTGATAATAAATAATATAATCAATATTTATTATATAGGTTGTTTAGATCAACGAATGACAGGAAAAACGAAAAAACAACGCGCTTGGGCAAAATGGTCAAAAGTTGCCCCAACTACCCATGAGAGAACCCTAATGTTACAAAAATGTGGGAAAAAATGTTTTTTAGGGACCAAGAAATCATTCCCTATTTGTTCACGCAATACATGCAAACGAAATCGGCATGGTGTATTGGCTGCCTATATTCGTGCCAAAGAATATGCATCTATTGCTAGTGACTCTGCTGCAAAATCAAAAAAACATCGCCCTTATTATTACAAGGGTATAGCTAGTCGCGCCAACAGGATGATGAAAAAAACACGCAGATTGTATACATCCTAGAACATGTGGATTATATATATTCATTTACATCGAATCGATTTAATACTTGTAAGTAATAGCGGTATTTTACGATATTGAAACTTTCATCATTATATATTTCATTTATTTTCTTGCATGCTACATAATATTCATTGTCCACTGGGAGAATAAGTTCGAGTAATTTACGTAGACTGTTTACAAAGATTACCCTATTATATATATTGGTTATACTATTAATCATTACCAAGTATTCTGCTATATCTTCTCGCAACATCTCTGCAATTTCATTATAAAAATTAATATCGTCATCTTCTATGCTACATTTTTCTAATAAGACCTTGTTAATTTTCATTGCTAAACTATGATAATAAAAAAAAATGAACCTACATTATAACTACTACTGTAGTAGTGTAGAACTGTAGTACTGTAGTTTTGTAAGTTATACCGAAACCTCGTATAATATTTCCACATACGGAAAATAGGTTTCGCCATTGCATCTAATACACGAATCTCCTGTTTCATGATAATATTCAAAACATGACATGACAAAATCTCGTCGTATGACAGAGAGTGGTCGGATGGTTGTGTATACTACCTTGAATCTATTACCTAATATATGTTCCATTTTTCCAAAAAAAAAATCCTCATATTTTATGCAGTTATCTATACACCTTGAGAATTCACCTATTACTGTATTTGCATATTCCTCTTCCTTGACTTGATCGTAATAATAATCATTTGAATTATTCAAGGACTTATAATCGATTAATAATTCAAATGCATATACTCGTGCCATTTATTATTTTTATAATTATATACACATGATATAATTATATTTTGTGAATTTTTTATTTAGACCTTTATAACGGCATACCATCCTGTTCCAAAATATACTTCCATACATGGTAAGTATATTTTGGAGAACTATGATTAGAATCCTGGATTGTAACCATCATCGTCACAACCAGACATCTCGTCCATTTTAATTGCAGTAAGGTTATTACGGATTTCAATATTCGACTTGGAACACACGTCAGTTGGCTCCTCCATCGCACCAAACATTCGCTCAATTTCTTTATTCTTGTCCTTGCGTTGTATCTCAACCGCATCCAATTCCTCCATCTCCTTCATATCCAATACCAATCCAAATGAACCTGTTCCGAAATATCCGTGTTGTCCCATCATAACACTGGCAGACACACCGCGCATATGATCGAATTCTGCATGTCTCGCCGCACTCAACAAGACTTCGGTATGGACCTCAAACGTCGATTTTGATATCGGACCAATGTCATCATTCAAAATGCCGGATCGGAAAATAGATACCATGTTTTTAGTAAGGGTCATTCTATCAGTCAAGAGTGACAGGTGATGATAGTTAATGTAGACGCCGCTAAATTCCATCACTTCCACAAATTCATTGTATAGAATTTGACGCGCTGCCTCAATACCCAAGATATCGAATACTTCTTTAATATCATTGCAATAAGTGCGCGTGTTATCAATGTAGTCGAGAGACAATACTTCCAATAAATTACTACCAGTTGTATCCAAAATCCATACATCCTTTCTTGAAAACTTACCTTCATCTCGAACCACCGCATTCTGCAACTTACGAGGACTCACATTCGTGATTCCCTGCACGCCACGAAGGACAATATTGTTCAGCACAGTATCCTGGAAATTTCGCAACAAGTAAATGTCATCCGATTGATCAAGTGCCTCTGGAACGCCCTTGACCTTCTTTTTATTCATTACGCTGCTGTTCAAACGAATACGGAATACGAGATTTTTATCATTAAAATCTGAGTAGATGCATGAAATATCATTATTGTAACTGTTCTTAATGGCAAAGTGAATATCGTCCATGGTAATATTTTTATCTAGAAGTGTCTCAGGATCCATCTCCATGCGGACAATCCATTTCGACTTTTGGACCGCATTTTGAACCGTCTGTTGATCAGTGACGCCTCCATTGCAATCCTCAAGTATACGCTCAAATTCATAATACTGCTCCATAAGCGTCTTATCTTCTGGGATATAGGTAGACTTATCATTCGGATCAAAACAAATTTGTACCGACTTGATGACATCTATTAGACGCGTATGTTCCAACATATTTGCATATTTGCTTGCGCGATCACGGTCCGCTTCGTCCATCGACTTCAAGTGAATTGTTAGAGAAGGATTCTTTGGATTCTTGGTCAATCTCAAAATCTCTTCAATGCGCGGCACACCGCGAGTTACATTCGACTTGGACGAAATACCTGAGTTATGGAAAGTATTCAAAGTAAGCTGAGTTGTTGGTTCACCAATACTCTGGCCTGCAATGACACCCACCATCTCACCAGGATGGACAATCGATTGTTTGTATTTCAATACAATGGTCTCTAGCAAAAGTGTCAAGCCCTTTGAATGAAATCGCTTGTTTACTAGCAGATCGCGTGGATTCAAATAATAATAATAGAGAGCCTCGAATAGTGCATTGGGTTCGATAAAGCGCATCCGCTTCAATTTATCGAAATAGCTTTCGATTTGTTTAAATGTTTCGAGTGGAGTAATGTCTACGATTGAATTTGAATTCAATCCAAGCTGACCTTGGATATTTGCAATGATGTTTTGGAACGCGACTGGTAGGCGTACCGTGTTTTCATTTTTGTAGTTAAATACTGATTCCACAATGGTTTCGCGATATTGAACCATCTTGTTAATGTAGTCCTTACACTTTGCCTTTGCTTCTAGTTTCTGTTTCTTCACTCTCGTTACAGTGCTCTTAGAATATACATTAATAAGTTCCGCAGTTTGGTCATTGACACCAATAATATCATAGTGCATGTAGATATCTTCCGTCGTCATTCCAACCAAGGGAATTGTCTGATTTTCAATCTTTGTAGATTCGAATCCATCGTCACCGTAGGCGAATTGGACGATTCTACTCTTATTATTTCTAACAGTCATGTCATACTCGACGCGCAAGTCCTCTAGACCCTTAATGAGTCTTCGCTGAATATATCCAGTTTGAGATGTCTTAACAGCTGTATCAATAAGACCAATACGACCACCCATTGCATGGAAGAATAGCTCTGGGGCAGTAAGTCCTGAAATGTACGAATTTTCAATAAACCCACGCGCATTGGGCGAGTCGTCAAACTTGCTAAAATGGGGAAGTGTACGGCTATCAAAACCATAGGGAATTCGCTTACCATCTACGTTCTGTTGTCCGAGACACGAAATCATCTGGGAAATATTTAGAGAAGTGCCCTTGGATCCTGAATCCACAATCATCACAAATCGATTGTTCTTTCCGAGAGATTTTAATCCTGCATTACCAGCCTGTTCCGTTGCCTTATTCAAGACATTGTTGATGCTCTGTTCAAAGTAAGCGAGATTGGTTGCAGCTGTGTTGTTTTCAAATGTGCCCATATGCAAATTGTCAATGAGAGACTGTGCTTCCTGTTTTTGTGCTGTAATAATTTGAATAATCGCATCCTGTGTCTTTTTATTTGCAATTAGATCGCTGATACCGACACTGAATGCGCTTGATTTCATGTATTCCGTGATAACATTTTGCAGATCATCGATGTAGTTAGATGCTGCCATATTTCCAAAATCGTTGTAGACACGGTGAATAATTCCCTTTGTTGTCGATGCCAATACCGACTTTTCAATCTGACCGCGAACATACTTACCATTGCGGATTTCTAGTACATTGTTTGATGTTGCATAATCCTCTGAATCGCCATACAATTTTGTCTTGTATTGCATAGTGAGTGGAGGCGTAATCTGTGACAAAATATCAAAATTGCTAATTTTATCGCCCTTTTCTTGCAATTCTGCAACATTCACTCGCGGAAACATCATGAGTAGGTTCATGGCTTCGCGAGGCGTAAAATGAATATTAGGTCTAGTAAATCGATATGATCCCAAGAGCGAATCTTGGTAAATTCCAATAATAGGTGAGTTTCCGGATGGACTAATCATTTGGTATGGGATTGCAGCCAAATGCCTTAATTCTGTCTCTGCCATTACATTCTGTGGCAAGTGCATGTTCATTTCATCTCCATCGAACGTATGCTGCATATATGCAGTGGAAATTTTTCATTTATGAAAATGCTAAAAATCCATAGAATATATGCAGCAACCCCCAAGGTTTCCCAAGGGGACGGACTGTACCTTAAGCAAACTCCGGATGGCTAATCCTTCATTGTTCACCAACACCTCAGCAGTCTCTGAGAGGGTATCATAGTCTACCATAACGACCTTAGATACTCCACTGCGGATCGCCCATTTCATCCGACCAATTCGGAATCATCAAATCACTTTTTTACCATTGGGTTCGGCCATTAACCGAGTTCCTCCAAAGAGTTTCCTGATTGGAGTGGTAGTGATTGCTTTAGGGGGTTTCCGTCAACAAGGTGTTTCGCAAATAAATCAATAAATTGTTGAGGTAATTCTATATTCTTCTCTCTGTGGTAATCCGATAACTTTTTTATGTGTTGTTCAATCTGTGGCTGAAGTATCTTTGAATTCTTTACAAGATTTTCTCTTGCAGATAAAGGCATAGTATTTCTCCAGTTAAACGCAATCATCTGTTCGTCTACATTCTCCAAATTAAATCTTGATACAGGAATCACGTGGTCAATGTGCCATACAGTTCCATGGTTATCAAGAGTATAATTTGCGTCATATGTTAAAATCCATTGTAGATACTCCGGCGAAGTGCAACCTAAGTATTTCACTGTATGAAATTCCTTATTTCGTTTTAAAGCCATAAAAATACGGCTTCTTATATTTCGCTTAAACTTTTCCAATGGATCTTCGCGTTCGCAGTCTTTGCACTTTAAACGATTATGACGGAAATTATCTGAAGATTTTATTGTAGAACAAACACTGCATTTCTTGTTTCCCTCACCAATCTCTTCTATTTTTTTCTCTTGACGTTCAACTACTTTCTTGTGTTTAAATTCAGACGCTTGTTTAATAAGTTTAATTCTATGCTCTTCGTTAGCATTATACTTATTCTTGCGTTTTTCATTATTACAATCTTTGCATATTGAACGTGCTTGGATAAAACTAGATAGAGGCTTGGATTGGTTGCAAGTATTGCAGCTTTTATTGGGTTCAGCTACGGCAGTAGCACTATCAGGAGTAGTAGTAGCAGCGGTAGCTATTTCCTTATACCTTTCCTTCTTTCTTACATTGCAGCAATCTTTACAAACATTTCTGTTTTTAACGATTCTGTCGAGCGGTTTTGTTTCGCCGCATCTTGAACAACTTTTATGAGTTTCGCTTAAAGTATTAGTATCGGATACCATTTTTCTTTATAGAGAGATATTTCTTTATATTCTTCCTCAAACAATTAATTAAAATATTTACTAGGGAGTTTCACGCTTTTCACGCTCCCTGTTGCGGACCTCGATGGATTGCACAAAAATCGATCCGCGTTGTATGGTTTAGTGTCCCCCACATTCATACGGAATGTGTCACCAACCTTCATAATTTTCACAATATGACACATCATTGACATTCTGTGCAAAGACGGTTGTCTATTAAACAACACCGCGTCTCCGTCCATCATGTGACGATGAACCGTGTCTCCATTTTCAAGTTGTATAGACGAACGGTCAACATATCGCAAGGAAATGTTTTCACCATTCTTACGTTCCAGAATCTTGGCACCTGGATGCACATCTGGGCCATTTTGAATCAATTTGGTGAGGAAATCACGATTTCGATCATTGACTGTCACTGGCTTGGTGATATTCTTGGCAATTTTGAGCGGCACACCCAACTGTCGAATGGACAAATTCGGATCACCTGTAATAACGGAACGCGCGCTAAAATCAACACGCTTACCCATCAGATTGCCGCGAATACGCCCATTCTTGGAATTGAGGCGACCCATAATGCACTGTAGAGGGCGACCAGAGCGCTGTGCAAGAGGCACTGCCCCCTTCACCTTATTATTGACAATCATAGCAATATAGTATTGCAAAACTGTCGTCAAACCTTCAATTACATTCGAAGTTGCATTTGCATTCAACTTATCTGCCAGATCCTTATTTGTTTTAATAATATTGCTGTATATATGAGTCAAATCATCTTCACTGCGCTGCTGAGCATCGTGCTTCACCGATGGGCGAACTGCCGGAGGCGGAACTGGCAAAACTTGACAAACCATCCACTCTGGCCTTGACCACAATGGACTGAATCCCATAAAGGAAGTATCATCATCTGATATTCGCTTGAAAATCTTGAGAATAATTTCAGGCGTCAACTTCATAATAATTTCCTTTTTCTCATTTGCATCTTCCGAGTCCATATTTTTCCAGATCGCCAATAGTGTAGCCAATCCCTCCATCTTTACTTGATCCGGCTGCTTGCAGCCACAACCATCCTCCGTAGAATCACCACAACGCTTGACCTTCGCTGCTAGTCCAGATACATAAGACCACCTATCCTCTGAGCTCATCTTCAATACATGTTGATTTCTATTTTTATTTATTAGTAGTTTACTGCATTTAAAACACACACACCTCGCAATCTTCATTATTTCTTTGATATGCTGTATGAAAAACACAGGTCTTGCCAATTCAATATGCCCAAAATATCCAGGAGTATCGATGTATGTATAACCATCTGTAGGACAAATAATTCCAGGCTCCAATACACCCATTCGCGGATCAAACAACCCTCCGACCACTGGTTTATTATTTATATATGTATCACGTGAGGTAACCTCAACTACCGAATTTTTACGGATTTCATCAGGTGATAATATACTAAATTGTATACCAATAATTTTAGATGGTTCCTTATACTCCGCCAATTTATTTCGCTGATTTGACATTATTCCTATAGTATATATAGTATATTATTCTATATTCTTTCAGATTCAATTTTCTTTATTCGGTTTTGTCCAATAAATCGTCCTTTTTACAAAAAATACTGGAAAAAATTGAAAACTTTTTGTCAAAAGAGTTAGAAGCATAACAACATATTATAACTATTAACAACATGCCGCCATCCAACAAGTTTATCAGCAAGGAATCTTCCAACAAGAAAAAGTCGGATTCTGCATCCCATTCCAAAAAGAAGAAGTTGCGTCGTAATTCGGATCACCCTGATTCGTCGGACGAAGATGACGATATTGTTTTCGACGATGATCGCGATAGCGAAGAAGACGATGAGGAGGAGGATGACGATGAAGATGACTACGAAACTGTATCAGAGTCCAGTGATTCTAGTTATGTTCCACCTAAATCCAAAAAATACAACACTCGACGCAGAAAACATATCGTAGATGATGAAGACGAAGAAGATGAAGATGAAATTGATGAGGAAACAATCGACCAAGCAGAAATATTGAAGTGCATTTCCAAAATATTTCCATCAAAATATATCAATGAAAGAGTTAAACAGATGAAACTGGAAGATGACGATGATGATGCTAGTGAAGATAGTGATGTTCCACGGAAGAAGTCGAGCAAAAAGCATCAAACAAAGAAATCTTCCAGGTCCACCAAATCCAAGAAGGAGAAAAGTTGTCGCAAGCATAGATCGTCACGTAAAGAAGACGATGATGAAGATCGTGATAGCGACGAAGACGACGAAGATGATCGCGATAGCGACGATAGTGACGACGACGAAGACGATGATGACGAAGATTATCATGACGCCGCTAACGACAACAATATGTTTATCTTCACTATCGGTGGCGGCGACGAACGCAATTCTACAGTCGAATACATTGGCGAAGATGATGACAAGGACTGTGACAGTGATGACGAAAAGATGTTCATGAAGGAAAAATATGAATTGGTCGTAGTTCCAACCATTGGTGGTGGCTCTGAGACAGATTCATCTACTAGTAAGGAAAACAAAAAAGAAAAATCTATCAAAAAAACAACAAAAAAGGGGAAAAAGGATGAGAAGAAAGTAGTGGAACTCACTGATGTGGAACAAGAATATTTGGATTTGGTTGAAACGAAGAAGCAGCTCACCCATCAACTCAATGCTAAGCCAAAGAGTAAGGGAAAACGCGCTCTTATGAATGCCATTGAAGAGTGCAATCGTTCGATCAAGAAGCTAGTGAAGAAGGCAAGAATCAAGAACGCAAAGCAGTATCATAAACTTATCAATGATGATCCACAATACACCAATGAGGTCGATTATTTTAAGAAGAAGCTTTCCAACAAGGAGCAACTGAATATTATGAATGATCTCAAGGCCATCAATAGTCACATTACGATGGATAAACCTTATCGAATTGCCCTTCTAGAATCAAACATTCCTACCAAGTTCAAGGCAGCTGCCATGCAAAAGTTGAATGTTCTACGCGGAATGGAGCCTGGTGACAATGAATATTACAAGATTAAAAATTGGGTAGATACATTCATGCGAATCCCTTTTAGTGTTAACAAGAGTCTGAGCGTCAATATTAATGATGGACTTGATAAGTGCCATGAATTTATGGCAAATTCAAAGCGCATCCTAGACGACTGTGTATATGGTCTGAATGATGCTAAGATGCAAATTATGCAAATGGTTGGTCAATGGATTGCAAATCCAGGCGCAATGGGGACGGCCATTGCGATTAAGGGACCCATGGGCACTGGCAAGACGTCTCTCGTTAAGGATGGAATCAGTAAGATTCTAGGACGTGAATTCGCATTTATTGCACTTGGCGGCACTGGCGATGCTAGCTTTCTAGAGGGTCACTCTTATACATATGAGGGCAGCTCTTGGGGTAAAATTGTCCAAATTTTGATTGATAGTAAGTGTATGAATCCTGTCATCTACTTTGATGAGTTGGATAAGGTTAGTGATACACCACGCGGTGAGGAAATTATCGGTATTCTTACCCACTTGACAGATACCACTCAAAATAGTCAATTTCACGACAAGTATTTCTCAGACGTTGATTTCGATTTGAGCAAGTGCCTCTTTATCTTCAGCTACAATGACGAGTCGAAGGTGAACCCAATTTTGAAGGATCGTATGTACAAGATTCAAACAAAGGGATACGAAGCAAAGGAGAAAATCATTATTGCACGTGACTTCTTGTTGCCAAAAATTCGTGAACAAGTCAACTTTAATGAGGGCGATATTATTATCCCAGACGAAACCATTCAATATATTGTTTCAAACGCTGGACTTACAAATGAAGAGTCTGGTGTTCGCAATTTGAAGAGATGTCTAGAAATTATTCATACAAAACTCAATTTGTTCCGTCTTGTCAAGCCTGACGAAAAATTGTTTTCGGATGATATGGAATTGAATGTGACCTTCCCATTTACTGTAACAAAGCGTGAAGTTGATATTTTGATCAAGAGTGAAGATCAAATTAGTAAGAGCATGTTGATGATGTATTGTTAAGGTCTATCCGCAGTTTTGTAGCCAAATGGCTTTTGCAAAGCTTAAAATCGGTGAATAGCCTATATCCTTTCGGTGGATAAATATATTTATCCACCGATAGAGATTAACCAGATTATTATTATTATTATGTATAAAAATATATAGAAAAATACATGGTTTATATATTGAAAAAGTGGCATACAAAAATATGCGCATTTTTTTATTTTTTTCTTTGTTTGTTTCAAACGGCCTTTCGTTTTTACAAAAAACAATGACTATAGGGCCTAACCATAATATAGAACGTAATATTCGTCACTCATACACGGTGCATAAACATCAACCCACAATACATTTCAATGAAAAACAACGACAGTTGCCTTCATTAATTCAATTGATTCGTCCAGTAAATATAGTACCAACATTTATGCTATCTTTTATGGGTGGATGGATTGTACAACCAACCCCCATTCTTTTATTGGAAAAACAATTTTGGGTTTCCGCACTGATTACACAACTCATCATGTCAGGAAGTATGGTGGTGAATGATATTTATGACATTGACGTAGATCGTAAAAATAATCCAAACCGCCCCCTTCCAAGTGGCAAAGTAAAACTGGTGACAGCAACCGTTTTGACCGGAATATTATTTACGTCAGCATTTATCTTGGGAAGTGTCTATTTTCCAAACACGAAATTGTTTTATTCGGTCTTTGCTTCCATCTTAATGTTGATTCTATATACACCATTTTTTAAGCGAATATGCTTTGTGAAAAATCTAATTTGCGGTTTCATTGTTTCTGGGTCAATCGCTTTTTCTGGATTTGCCATGGGTGGTCAAAACAACCTCAAACTGCTATCATCCATTATCCGATTGGTTTGTGCCTCATCAATACACATGGAATTATTGAACGATATTCGCGATTATGATGGAGATAAATTATCAAATATATTTACGGTTCCAGTATTATTTGGTAAACCGGCTGCTGGTATTATGTCTAAAACTATTTTATACATCGGCGTGTTCGATGCTATTATGGTGTCATTAAGTTATCCGTTACTAATAACTTATGGCATTGCCATCGCATGTTCTCCAATGTTGACAAACATTATTGTGTGTGAATTATATGATTTTTCAAAGGAATCGGTTAAAATAGCTGTAAACGGAACCACGGTTTCTCTTTTTCTAAACATGATCATTTTCTGTTATGCTGCAACTCTGAATTTGTAACCACAATTTCTATCGGTATTGTGGTAACAATAGTTATTTTAGATGCATTAATATATATTTTATACATATGACTACTCCAACGATTTCGCAACCCTCCCTTTCAAATTCGGATCAATTGGAGATTACAAACTATATTAATACTTACCGAGCAAAACATAGCGCGCCACCATTAATATATGATTCAATCATTTCTGCCTTTACACAAAGTTGGAGTTTTCATATGGCAAGCAACAATGATTTTTCACATAGCAGTAATAATTTGTATGGTGAGAACATTGCGTATTTACAGGGATACGGAACCGATGCTGTCACATTAATTAAAAAAAGCATTGATTTATGGTACAATGAAGTATCCCTTTATAATTTTAATGCTCCTGGTTATTCTGATGCTACTGGACATTTTACCTGCCTTGTTTGGTTAGCAAGCACTTCATTTGGAATAGGTGTTTCTATAAATATGTCGACAACAGAGGCATACATTTCATTTAATACCTATCCACCTGGCAATGTAATTGGACAATTTCAGAAAAATGTTTTACCGCCGATTGGAACATCTGTTCCAGTTATTACGCCTCCGGTTATTACGCCTCCGGTTATTAAACCTCCTGTTATTACGCCTCCTATCGTTAAGCCACCAGTTATTAAGCCCCCTGATATAACACCTCCTAGCGTTAAGCTACCGCTTGACAAAAATAAGGTTATATCGCAGTTATATGCGATTATTTATATGACTGGCAATTCACCGTCTAGAGCTGCAATTATATCTACAATCAATCAAATTTTATATGAAATAAATCAATCGGCATAATTATTTTATTTTGTCTCTTATCTAAAAAATAAAAGACAAAACTGTCATATCAATCATCCTAATGTCCAATCTGATCAGGGCGTCCACTCGCATTTGCGCCACGAGTCTGCAATAAATTGATTTGTTTCTTGTCTAAACATAAGGGTCCCAAAGAATTATAATATCCATAACCAGCACACGTTAAGTCTCCCTTGGCCTCTGAATACACATCAATGGGTTTCTCACTGCCAAGTGGTGAAGATTGCAAACCCTGAAATCCCTCCACCTTATTTCCTGAGTTGGAAACCTGGGCGGTTGCTACATTAGGTGCCTGGGTTGCATTTGTGGGCGTATCGGTGCTATTGTATTCGCTATACGACATCGTCGTCATTGATTCAAGACCACGCATTGGTTCGTAGACAAAATTTCTTGGAAAAAGATTATCTTTGTAGTATGGACTGACTTCAGCACAAGACATTCCTAAAGATAAAAATATAAATAAAAACAATATTATTGCGATAAATATCATATCATTCGTGATTCTCATTTTATATATAAAGTTACTGGATAAAATAATTTTCATTATTCATAATTTGATACATGGATCCCATTTCCAACCATATTTGATTTCAACCACAAATAATCCGCAGAATCATTATACTGTATTCTTATTTTCTCAATAAAATCTTGTAGATTCGATGGAAATTCAACTAAATAATTCCGTTCTCCACCAACAAATTTGTAAATCAAAAATAGTATAACTACCGCCAATAATATTATTTGTAACATTATTGTATAATCTGAAAAAATACATAGAAATAAAACCGATATTATATTATACAAAAACCCATGCTTACTGAGTCCGAACGTCTTAACCTTAAAAACCTAATTAATGAAAGTGATTGTGAAAACAATACCGACGATATTCGTAAATTAAAACATAGTACAAAAATACGCGATGATATCCGTCGTATCGAAAATCTAAAGATTACTCATGCAGAATTAAAGGCTACCAATTTTCAGGCATTTGATGAGTTGTGTCAGACTGAGAGTGCCTTTTTGTACAATCATTACACTGATATTTTTAATAAGGTTTTGAAAAATGAACTTGATTTGGTAATCATGACGCGCCTTTTAGTGATCTTAAAAATGATTGAAGACAATAAGCTTGACCAACATGAAGCGTCGGTTATGGTTGGTAAAGTATTAAAGGAGCTTTACGTTGATAGTGCATTAAAACGTGCGGATAACCTCGACAAGGAACATGCAGAAGAAGTTACGCCACCAGTTGAGGGTAAACCAATTACTTGGCGACAATATTCTAATTCAATGCGATTGGGAAGATAAAAAATTGAATCTATAAAAGCCACTGTCTGTATTTTATAGTTTTATAGTTTCTACAATGTTGAACAATATTTCGCCCCTTATTTCTAAGAAGATTGCCAATGGTGATATTACCCATTATGCTCTTCTAAATATTGCTATTCCGAATGATAATCACCAATTGACGCTTGAATATATTGATCATATTAGTAAGCATAATACCGAAATGTTGAATAATGCTTTTCCCAATTCTGGGTTTGATCTGATTATGCCGTCCGACGTTGTGTTTAATACGCCTTTTGCTACAACTATGGTGAATCTTCAAGTTAAAGCAGAAATGATTTACTATGACCATTCTAGTAAACAATCCGTTGCCGAATATTCGCCCTATTTGATTCATCCGCGATCGAGCATTTCTAAGACCCCTCTTATGCTAGCAAATCATACAGGAATTATTGATTCTGGATACCGTGGATTGCTAATGGCTGCATTCCGTTGGCTAAAGTATTCCGATGATTCTGAATACACTGTGAATAAATACACACGACTTTTGCAAATCTGTCATCCATCTCTTTGTCGCATTTTTGTAAATATTGTAGAAGAAAGTGACTTGACTAGCAGTGAGCGCGGCGCCGGTGGATTTGGATCTACTGGCAGGTAAACCGCTTGCCGCTTCTAGAATTATTACAAAATAATAAAAATTTGTTTTTTTATTTACTGTTGTATTTTGTTACCATTTTGCAGTTGATTTATTTAGGCATTTTATTACGTAACTATATAGATATTATCAAATATCAAATGATAAAAACCCATGAAAATAAATCGAGTGTGTATCAAAGTCCCATTTGCTTGGAGAAATCTATTGCAATACCATTGCAACAACATATTGAAATCTTTGGTAAAAATGAAAACGCTATATATAATCACGATACCAAGAATTTTGAAGTTCAAGAAAATGTATTCATAACGTTAAATTCAAAGAAATACAAACTTGAAGAATATCACTTTCATATTCCAAGCGAGCATAAAATAAATGGGCAAAAATATGCTGCTGAAATACATTATGTATTTTTTGAATACACAGATAATGATCAATGTTTGAATAATAACCAGCCAAAACATTCTAATAAAGACTGCAGAGATGTTTGTGGTTGTCACACCACCTACAGTGAAAATATAATAGTTATTGGCCGACTCATACAACATGCTGAAATATATAGAAACTTGGTAAATATCCAAGTAAAGGTGCCTCATTATTATTATCAATACGATGGCACGCTAACTACTGGCAATTATTCACCAGTTCGATGGATCATTGGTGAAAATCCTGTTCATTATGATTTTGAACAACTTCTACTTATCGCAAAATCGGTAAGAGAATTACAAAATCTAGATGGGCGAATTATTCTATATTCTGAAAAATAGTGACCGTGTCTTTGTTTTTTTAGGATGAAAAAATAATCAATGATAAATATATCTATGTTCATCAGGGTATAGGTATATGAAGAATGACCAATTTTTAAATGTCTATAAAAATAAATATTTCTACAAATTACATACTAAATCCTTTCCAAAAATCATTATATTTGATTTAGATGAAACGTTGGGTTCCTTTTCATTATTAAATGTTCTTTGGAGAGGATTAAATCAAGTGCGTACAGTCGCACTTACAAATGATAATGAACAACATGAATTTAATACCCTGCTTGATCTATATCCTGAATTTATACGTTACAATATATTGCATATATTGGAGTTTCTTTATGAAAAAAAAAAGGAGGGTCTAGTCGAAAAGATTTATATTTATACCAACAATAATTGCAATCCACCCTGGGTAAGTCTTATTTCAAACTATTTCGACTATAAATTAAAGTCTGAAGGTACGCCCATTTTTGATAAAGCAATTTGTGCATTCAAAGTTAACAATAAGCCACTTGAATTATCTCGTACGACTTATGATAAAACATACACTGATTTTATAAAATGCACAATGCTCCCTAAAAGTACCGAGATATGTTTTATCGACAATACATACCATAAAAATATGATGAGTGAAAAGGTATATTATATACAGCCGCTTGCATATTATCATCATTTACAACCAACGACTGTATTGCAACGATTTTATTTATCAGACAAGGGCAAATCATTTACGCATATATTTGATAAGATTGAGTCATTGTATGAATATTTAAATGATTGGTTTTTATCAAATCGTGTTTCGTTCCAAGCATTCACTGATAGTTCAAATAATGTTACAGACATTTTCGTCTCTCAAAAATTAATGTACCATTTACGCGATTTTATATATAGTAATTTACGTAAAAAGCGGACGCGTAAGAAAATGATTCGATTGGGTAAAATGTCTAGGAAAAAACAGAATATTGTATAACTTTTTTTATACTATACTATAGTATATAGTAAATTATGAAACAATTCAATTTAATCATACTTTTATTTTTAATACTTATACTCTATTTTTCATTTTTACTCTTCTTTTTTGGGAACAATGTATTTCATCAGAAATCCGCCAATTTAGAGAATTTGGAAACATTATATAGTTCAGTAAAGGCTGCATCTGATGCTGAAGCCACATTAATAACTGCAATACAAACTGCTGCCAATAATCCGAATATTCTTGCAGCGATTGCACAATTACCTGATGGTGGGGCTGATATTCGAAATAAAATGAATACTGCTTTAAGCACTATTAATGACGCTTTACTTGGTGCCACATATTATACCGGCGTTGGAAATTAGGATGCCCATATCTTTTACAAAGTAGGGTGGGTATATCGAAAAATATAATTACATAATATTTTTGTCATGTAATTATAACTGTTTTTTTAACAAAAGTTATATATGTTATATGTATTATATTTCTTATTTTTCATTATTTTATTTTCCATTTTAATACGTTTTTTAATTGGACTGCCGAATAATTTAGAAAATTATGAATCAATCTCGAATGGTTTACAAAATGAATATACTACAAAAACAACCTATGAAAAAGAATTGGAAGAAGAAGCGAATTATTTAAATGGTTTACCGGATACCATTTTACCAGGGTTCAATAATCCATATACTATGGATAATATCTTCAATAATGCAAATGCTAGCAATAATGATTTTTTGAATAGTTTACAAAAGACAGCAGAAAGCCACCCAAATATTTATTCTAGCATTTTATTTAATATACCAGATCATGGTGCATCCATTTTAAATGATGTTAATAATGTTTTGTCTGCTTATCAAAATGCGTCTCTTGTTTCAACATCATATGTTGCACCTATTACACCAAAACCAAATATTCCTACAATCAAAACTTCTACTATGCCTAGCTTATTTGATAATGCAAACAATAGTAATAATGCTTTGTTGAATACGTTGCAAGAAACTGTAAATAACTACCCAAATATTTATTCTAGCATTTTATCAAATACCGCCGATAATGGTGACACTCTCGTAAATGACGTGAATAATGTCATTATTGCCTATAAAAATGCCAACCTTATTGCTAGTAATTATTATGCTACTCCCAGTCCCACTCCCACACCTACACCTACCATACAGTACTGCACTCCTACACCTACGGTTACTCCTACTCCTACTCCTACTCCTACAGATACTCCCACTCCTACTCCTACCTATACTCCCACTCCTACCTATACTCCCACTCCTACCTATACTCCCACTCCTACCTATACTCCCACTCCTACGTATACTCCCACTCCTACCTATACTCCCACTCCTACGTATACTCCCACTCCTACGTATACTCCCACTCCTACTCCTACGTATACTCCCACTCCTACCTATACTCCCACTCCTACCTATACTCCCACTCCTACCTATACTCCCACTCCTACCTATACTCCCACTCCTACCTATACTCCCACTCCTACGTATACTCCCACTCCTACGTATACTCCCACTCCTACCTATACTCCTACACTTACGTATACCCCCACTCCTACCTATACTCCAACTCCTACACCTACCATACCCACCCCTACACCTACTAAGACTCCAACTCCCACGCCTACTAAGACTCCAACTCCCACGCCTACTAAGACTCCAACTCCCACGCCTACTATGACTCCAACTCCTACACCTACTATACCTACTCCTACACCTACTATACCTACTCCTACACCTACTATACCTACTCCTACACCTACCATACCCACTCCTACACCTACTATACCTACTCCTACACCTACTATACCTACTCCTACACCTACTATACCTACTATACCTACTACGACTACCACCACTACCACTAAACCTACTACTACAAAGGTACCAACGCCTACTCCCACCATGACTCCAAGTCCAACGCCTACACCTACTATACCTACTCCCACACCCACAATGAGTCCAAGTCCAACGCCTACACCTACTATACCTACTCCCACGCCTACTAAGACTCCAACTCCTACACCTACTATACCTACTCCTACACCTACTATACCTACTCCTACACCTACTATACCTACTCCTACACCTACTATACCTACTCCTACACCTACTATACCTACTCCTACACCTACTATACCTACTCCTACACCTACTAAGACTCCAACTCCTACACCTACTAAGACTCCAACTCCTACACCTACTAAGACTCCAACTCCCACGCCTACTAAGACTCCAACTCCTACACCTACTATACCTACTCCTACACCTACTATACCTACTCCTACACCTACTATACCTACTCCTACACCTACAACCTCCGCTCCAGTTTCTTATGTACAGATACCAAATGTAAGTTATAGTAACCTAATTTCTGGAAATGGTACAAAATCGAATGCATTCGCATTTCAAAAAAATTCTACAGATAATATCAGAAATTGTGATGATTATTGCACTAGAACTGCAAAAAGTAATAGTTGTATTGGTTATACTTATTACTACGACACCGGAAACAAGGAATGGACGTGTCAATACACAAATTATTCACCGTATGCTTATAACATTCCATCGAGTAGTTATGATAGTTCCAAAACTGCACAGAAACAAAGTAAATCTACTGTAGTTTCTGTTATCTTATCTAATAAAGTTGTAAATCCAAGGAATCTACCATAGTTCCTAGTCTATCCATGGTTCTATTATTATATTCCTTACAGTTATATTTTATCATGAATATATAACTGTAATAATTAAGATGTTATATTTATCATTGTTTTTATTATTCATTATTATTTTATTCATTCTATATTATTGTCAAAATAAGAATAATCCTCGTTATTTAGAAAAGTATGCACCTATGACAAGTATCTTTCAAGATGCAACTAATGCACAAACTGATTTGGTAGACACTGTATACAAAACGATAAATACGCATCCGTCGTTATATTCTGCAATAAATGCTATGCCGACTAGTATTATTGACCAATTGAAAACGGAATATTCTAATACCGAAAAAAAGTACACTAATGCATTGACAAATGTAAATAGTTATACTCCACAAACAACTGCAACCCCAAATATTAATAAAGTGGATTCAACTGCGATGAAGGATCTAGTCCAAATTGCTGATAAAAATAATTATGCTTTATTAAATACTGTATACGATACTCTTTTAAATAACCCTAAACTGAATGATAGTATAATATCAAATAGTTACGTTGGTGGAACTAACCTTGCAAATCATGTCGTTAATGCGATTACTGCATACAAAAATGTATCGCTTATGTCTGAAAATTATCCAACTCCTACTCCTACCATATTTCCGACACCTACACCTACGATTCTTTGTTATACTCCCACTTCCAATGCTACGCCTAGTCCGACTCCTACGCCTACACCCACTCCTACGCCTACGCCTACACCCACTGACACACCTACACCCACTGACACACCTACACCCACTCCGTCTGACACACCTACGCCCACTCCGACTGACACACCTACGCCCACTCCGTCTGACACACCTACGCCCACTCCGACTGACACACCTACACCCACTCCGACTGACACGCCTACACCCACTCCGACTGACACGCCTACACCTACACCCACTCCCACTCAGACTGACGCGCCCACCATTCTTAATTCCACAGTCACTATACCCACTCCTACACCTACCATGACTCCAAGTCCAACTCCTACACCCACTATTCCAACTCCTACGCCCACTATTCCAACTCCTACGCCCACTATTCCAACTCCTACACCCACCATTCCAACTCCTACACCCACTATTCCAACTCCTACGCCCACTATTCCAACTCCTACCCCCACCATTCCAACTCCTACGCCCACTAAGTCTCCAAGTCCAACTCCTACGCCCACCATTCCAACTCCTACGCCCACATATTCGCCTGCATTTATAAAATATAAAGATATGACATTAACTACAACTGGTACTACTATTAGTAATATAACCAATGGCATTTATTATGGTGGATATAGTAACGTTGATGCATGTGAATACCAATGTAAAAATACAGGTTCATGCGTTGCGTTTTCGTATGATAAAAAGTCAAAGAATAGTTGTTCATTATACTATACTATAAACTCTACAATTGTTAAATCTGATACTAATTATGACTTGTATATTCTTCCGAATTCTACTATCCCCACACCCACTCCTACTATACCTACTCCCACACCTACATCCACATATCCACCATTAGGATCATACAACGGACCCATTAATAAGGATTATGACTGTAATAATACAATATCCAGTATAAAAAATGTTCTTAGTTATAGCAGTTACGGTAACCTTTCATTCGTGAATCCCTATCCAGATTATTGTAAATATACTTGTACCAACACACCAGGTTGTGTCGGATTTACATATGATTCATCTAGTAATAATGGTACATGTTATCTAAAAAGCACTATGTTATGTGGAAACCTTACTGGAATAAGCGATAGCGGAAATAGTGGTATTGTTGCATACAATAAATCGACATACACTACCTACAACAATAAGGGATATACCGCAAATCCTGTAGGTTTTAGTTTTCCAAGTGATGCAAATATTGCTAATTATAAGGTATCAACTGATGTTAGCTGCAGTTTATTATGCAATCAAAATCCTAGTTGTAATGCTTATGCATATGATTATGATGATAATAATTGTAATTTAAAGAAAAATTTAACGACTTCAAAAAGCACAACAAAAAATTCTCGAGCATTTTATACTAGCAATGTTAGTTGTAAACCACCAGGGGCATATAATGTTACAAGCCAAAAAATGACTTGTTGTGCTGGTGACGCAGGAAGCTGGTATAATAATACTGCTAAGCATTGGCAAAATCTTTGTGGGGACTTGGCCGACTGGTCCACGTCGCCGTTTAAGTTCTAAAACCGAATTTCTTCAATTTTTTTTGTCTCTTCCTCTCCACATCGTCGTGATTACATCTTAGCTAGCCAAAGCAACACATTGCGCCTCCTCCTCACATTGTTTTGAAACCGACTGGTAAACAAATAGTTCTCCAAAAATAATTGTTATATTTTTACAGCTATATTTTATCATTTATATATATCTGTAATAATTAAGATGTTATATTTATCGCTATTTTTATTATTCATTATTGTTTTATTTATTCTATATTTTTATCGTTTTAAGGATAACCCACGGTATTTAGAGAAATACACACCCATGACTAATATTTTTCAAAATGCGAATAACGCACAAACTGATTTGGTTTCTGCTTTAAAAACAACGGTAAATAGTTATCCTTCATTTTCGTCTGCAATAAATAGCATGCCCACTAGTGTTATATCTGACTTACAGAGTGATTTGGCGGCAGTTGAATCTACTTATACAAACGCACTGACCAGTGTTAATAATTATGTTTCACCCACTACGGCAGCACCAAATGTTGCAACTATTGATTCCACTTCTATGCCTTCATTATTTAACACTGCAAACACTAGCAATGCTGATCTTTTAACTGCTTTACAACAAACGGTTGTTCAATATCCAAATATTTATTCATCTGTTGTGTCGAATCTTTCAGATGGTGGTGCGAGCTTGGCTAATGATGTTGGTAATGTAATATCTGCCTATAGCAATGCAAATCTTATTGCCGGAAACTATTACATTACTCCAACACCTACTATGACGCCTACACCTACGCCTACACCTACGCCTACACCCACTATGACACCAACGCCGACACCTACACCCACTAAGACCCCCACTCCTACGCCTACTATGACACCTACTCCCACTATGACTCCCACTATGACTCCCACTATGACCCCTACTATGACTCCCACTATGACACCTACTAAGACCCCCACCCCTACCCCTACTATGACCCCTACTATGACACCTACTATGACCCCTACTATGACACCTACTATGACTCCTACTATGACCCCCACTATGACTCCTACTATGACCCCCACTATGACTCCTACTATGACCCCTACTATGACTCCTACTATGACCCCTACTCCTACACCCACTATGACTCCTACGCCTACTAAGACCCCCACC